CGCCTTGGGCTCCAAAACCTGCATCACCTTGCGCTCCTTGAGCTCCTATGTCGCCTTGAGCTCCTATATCACCCTGAGCGCCTATATCACCTTGAGCTCCGAAACCTGCATCACCCTGAGCACCTTGTGATCCTATGTCACCTTGGGCTCCGAAACCAGCATCGCCCTGTGCTCCTATATCACCTTGTGCTCCGAAACCTGCATCGCCTTGTGCTCCTATATCGCCTTGAGCGCCTATATCGCCTTGAGCTCCGAAACCTGCATCGCCCTGTGCTCCTATATCACCTTGGGCTCCGAAACCTGCATCGCCCTGTGCTCCTATATCACCTTGAGCTCCGAAACCTGCATCACCCTGAGCACCTTGTGATCCGAAACCAGCATCGCCTTGTGCTCCTATATCACCTTGGGCTCCAAAACCTGCATTACCTTGAGCTCCTTGAGCTCCTTGAGCTCCTATATCACCCTGAGCACCTATATCACCTTGGGCTCCAAAACCTGCATCACCTTGCGCTCCTTGAGCTCCTATGTCGCCTTGGGCTCCAAAACCTGCATCACCTTGCGCTCCTTGAGCTCCTATATCACCCTGAGCACCTATATCACCTTGAGCTCCGAAACCTGCATCACCCTGAGCACCTTGTGCTCCTATGTCACCTTGTGATCCGAAACCAGCATCGCCTTGTGCTCCTATATCACCTTGGGCTCCTAAACCTGTATCACCTTGAGCGCCTTGTGCTCCTTGACTACCCTGAAAACCTTGATTACCTTGATTACCTTGATTGCCTTGATTGCCTTGATTGCCTTGATTGCCTTGATTCCCTTGATTGCCTTGATTGCCTTGATTGCCTTGATTGCCTTGATTGCCTTGATTCCCTTGATTGCCTTGATTGCCACCACCTTGAGCGCCATTAAGAATATAATCCTTGAGATCAACTACCGATGTTTGTTGTGTAATTCCCGAATCAACAACTGCCATGATTGTGTCATCATGCATCTCTTGCAGATTTGGAAGTTCACTAATTTTTACAGTCAGTTGTTTAACCATATTGTTATTTTCTCAAGTAGCATCCGCTTTCTGTAACCAAAACTACTTCTTGCAACGAACCACCGAACTCCGTTTTCAGATACTCTAAATTGTCAAGATAAATATTTGGCCTTCTAAATTTGCACATGTAGCAATTAGTGTTTCTTACCGTAAAAGGCACATAACCTTTTTTAATAAAATCCGCACAATTTGAACTTGGAAATTCCATATTCCTCCTAGAGATTAATTCTCAGAATGCTGGGGAGGCATCATGACATTGTCACCTCCTTGCTTTGGCTTTTCTTGGCCGTCTTGCTTTTGTGCATCGGAAGCAGGAGATGGTGTGGGATCATGGGGTTGAATTGGTTTGTCTACTCCCATTTTGACTTTATCCTCATCATCATGCTTTTGCTTTAGGCTGTGCTGAAGCTTGTTGATCAAATGCAACATGTGAGCAACTGTGAAGTCGGCAAAATGTTTGCCCAAGTCGCCATGAGAGTGATCTTCCATACCCGGAACATCGGGTTGCTCTACAGCATCTGTGTCGTTGCCATAAAGATCAGAAGCCTGCTTGTCGTGAATGGAGGGCCAAATTTCAGTATCCCAATCAGACTCAACAGCATGTGCAATTTGTTTCAGAACTTCTTTTTCACCGATGGCTTTTTCAAGTTCATCCTTGCCAAGCAATTTGGCAACCTTGTGCAGATCATCTAATTCTGCGTATGCATGATGAGGGAATTGGTCTTTGCCGTGAGTTTGAATGATTGCTGCGATATATTTCAGCTTGGCAGCGCCAAATTTGTCATGACCAACCCAATCTTGCAAATGATTTTTAATAGTCTCAAGATTCTTTACAGCCTCTTGTTGTTCTGAGCGTTCTTTATGAGTTTTTAAAGTTTGTTGTGCGTATTGCATGGCATCAAAATCATGACGCTTCATGTCCTCGGCAGAAATTTCTTCAACCAAACTATGATCACGACTTTCAAGCCACTTTCCAAATCTTTTCATGGTATCTCCTTCAGACAATTAATTTTATTTAGTGCTGGGTAAATAAAAACCCGGAGGGTTTTATGCCTCCGGTGTGAGGAAAATTTTTTAAGTGAGGTTACACAGCCTCTACTTCTTCAGGAGCTTTCTGAGCACGCTTCACAAGCTCTTGAAAAAACACCTCATAATCTGCACAACTGTTCTGACATTCCTTGCAGAGACCATCCTGAATTTTTTTGGTCGGATTGTAACATCCAGAATTTTTGCAAAGCCCAAATCTCGATTTTACAACAACGATATCTTTTTCAGCACGCTCAGAAACAAATTTTTTGTAATCTGCATCAAAAGCAGGCAAATCGCTGTATAACAGGTTGATTTCGTTAAAAATTATCGTTTCTGGAGCATTGTTTTTCAAAAGCTTGAGCAGTCTGCGAGTTCTTTGCAGAAAAAGTTCACGAATTCCTTGATTAAAGGAATCTCTAGTTGTGGTATATTGGGCGCTCATCGAAATCCTCCATAAAGATTGTTAAATTGCACAAGATTCAACTGTGCAAATCTCTTTACCACGCTTCTAACAAGCCATACACCAGAATTAACTCTAAAGTCATGGAAAAAAGCTTCCGTTGACGCTAATTTTAGGATAGATTCAATCAAGAAATCCAGAGGAGAAACAAATGAGTACCAAAATCACCCTATTCTACGACAACAATTCCCACTTTTACCAAGAATCCTTTGATGAGGAAAATGTCCATGTTGACCTGTCAGAAGGCACTATTAACTGCAAGTTTTCGTTAGATTTAAAAAGAGCTTTGGGCCTGAGCAAGGCTGTAAATTACGCAGAATTCGTGCGCCAAAGCCAAATCACAGACGCACAAATTGCCGAACATGTCACGGCAACTGTTACGGCAAGATTGCAAAAAAACAAAAATGACTTTTTTGCAGCAACCTTTGCCATCCTTGTCTACGGCGACATCGATGACTCAAAAGAGAAACAGATAGAAACTGGTATCAAATACTATAGTGCAATCCGTGACCGTATCAAAAAAATTGTAAACGAGCTTGAATCCAGCCGTCACGGCAGTCCCATGCAATTCGGTCTGGAAGAAATTTGTTAATGATATATTTGCTTCAAACTCAAAGGAAGCTCAAATTTTTGATCTACCTTTTTATGTTTTTTCATAATGTAAAGAATTTTCATCTGCACCCTGACAAGCTGATTATAAACTCCTTGTCGTGAATAATTTGCATTAAATCGGGGATTAGGAAATTTTTGAATAAAATTGTCATACCAACGACCATCCGGTCGATCCTCAAAATGTCCGCCCTGAAAACGGCTCATAAAGCTGCGAATTAAGTAGGTTTCTTTTTCTGTTAATTCGCAAAGCTTCAAAATACTATCAATTTCACAACTTGGATTAAATTCCTCGAGATTTTGCGAATAATCTTTGGAAAAAATATCGAAGCTGAAATTTTCCGACATATCGGATAAGTTGTTCATATGACCCATGCGTTGTCTTTTTTTATAGTCCTTAATTCGTATTCCACGGATGCGAAGCATTATGGAATTGTAGCAAAAGGTTGTGAAACTAGCTTTTGCACCGCTGATGTTGCGAAAATGCCACACAGCATTTCTGATAGCAACAAGTCCCTCTGTAATCAACTCCTCGTACTCGTTTTGTGGAATCCGCAATCTCCTGTAAATTGAAAAAATCATAGCCGTATATTGTTTGACCAAGATTTCTTCAACTTCCATCGCATAGAACATAACCTTGCAGTCTTTTACAAACTGGCAACGGTATCGCACTTCTAATTGATTTTTAAGACCTTCCAAATCATTTCGCATACGGACTGCGAAACGGAGGTAGTATTGCTTCTTTACGCCTAATCGCTGCGCCCATTTCCAACACAAATCATTACAACGCCTGAGTCGTGTAAAATCAACGATTTGATTAATGTCATCAAACTGTTCGGGAATATCATAGTAGTCCATTTTTGTCACCCCATGTGAAAATTATTGAACTCATCTTACCACAAGCCATAAATGATTGCAACAAAAATGTGCAAAAAACTATATAAGTTGAGGTTAAGAAATGCAGAACTTTTACCAATGGATGAAATCCAAAAGCAGAAGGTTTACAGAACAGAATTTTGTAGCTCCAAAAGTGCTTTGGATTACGGGAATGGGCAGCAGGGGACAAGGCCCTCGTGAACTTGCTGCGCAAGGTTATGATGTAAAGCAGATTGGAACAACAACCAACCGTTTTGCAGCATATCTCGGATTTTTGAAACAATTTGAACCAGTAAAGCAATTGTTGGGTGACCGATACAAGGACTTGGGGCCATCACATATGGCTACGAATGTAAAAAAACACGATACGGAAATGAAAGACACGGACTTTGTTCCTGATGTGGTAGTAGGCACAAGTCAAGGCGGCGCTGTAGTCATGCAGGTGGCACATAATTATCCTCACTCCAAGTTCGTGTTGGGAGCTCCTGCTTGGAAAATATTTGGCACAGACCCTTCGGATTTGCCAGAAGACACAATCATTATTCAGGGCGAAAGAGACAATCAAGTCCTGCCCAGATACAGCTACGAGTTGCGAGATAGATACGGCTTTGAACTCAGAACTTACGGAATGGGACACACGATTGACACGAAAATCATCAAAGATGCAATCGATACACAACTTAAGCGTCTTGGAATGCCCATTCCCAAAACAATACCTGCGGTGGCTGCATGAAAAGTTTTAAAGAATTCTTGGCACTTGGCAATTTTGACAGCCTGCATGAACTGTACGATCTCATGCAATCCACAAAGGACATCCACATCGATAGTTGGTCTATGGGCCATATTTATGAATTTGATGTCAAAATGGAAGTGAATGGCGAAATACAAAAAAAACCGTTCACTATGAATGCAATTAAAGCCTCTCCTTTACATCGAGGCCATCGTATAGAAAACGGATTTAAAATTTATTTTTCAGGCGACACAGGAGTCGCACTCAGCGGAATTTCAGGTATGGCAGCTAATTTGGTTTACAAAAATGTTTTGCTTGGAATCAAGAAGATATTTGAAATTCAAGAAAAACAAAACAAACCAATCAACGCCTTATTGTTTTCGGCAGCAGACCCAAAAATGATGCCTGTCTATTACAAGTTTGCACGAAAATTCCTTTTTCCCGATCCACCAGAGGGTTATGGGTTTTTTCTAACAGAACCTAATACATATATCGCAAAAAGATGGATGCGAGAAAATCGTGGCAGCTTTAGTTCCGAAGATTTATACCAAATCATCAAAACAAACCGAGAGGTCCGTCAAGAAACTGAGCGCATCAAAAAAGAAAAAAGGGTAGTATCATGAATTTCAAAGAATTCTTTCAATTCCATGAAGCATTCATTGACTTGATGGACAGGGATATTTCGGGAGTTCGCCTGCGAAAGACAGGCACCGACGATTACGGCTACCGCTTTAATGTTGAAATACAAACACCCAAAGGTCCGGTCAAACAATATTTTGAAGTGGAAATCAACCGTGTTGACAGCGTGGGTCTGTTTGGAGAACAAGTGCGAGTGCCGAATGTTTACAACATTGATTTTACGGGTCCACAACGCTTTAACTTGACTGGCATGGCTGGTGCATCCTCATCCAAAATCTACATCAAGATGCTCGAAGCCCTGCTGAAATTTTCCGAAATGAAAGATCAGGAAGGCCAACATATAAACGGATTTACTTTCTCTCCGAGAGAAGTTGATATGCGAATTCCTTACGAACTGTTTGTGTCCAGATTTTTATTGCCGAAGGGCTACATGCTGGTTTCCACAGGTTCAAGAGGTGATCGTATTTATCTCAGAAAAGCGTGGCTGCAACAAAATAAAAAGCGTTCGCCTCTTGCACCAACAGGAGATTGGCTTGATGCAAACGAAAAGAAACATTTGTCAGATGTTGGAAAACAGTACCAAGACGAACTGCAACAAGCCAAGGATATCAGGACCGATAGAAAAAAAAGAGCAACAGAATTAAAGAAAACCGAAAACACTTTCGGTTACATGAAAGATAATCCCAGCGAATTGGCATTTGTTGCAGAAAGCCAAGGATTTTATTTCATCATCGTTTACAACTTGCGTACAAAATCATTCCGTGTCAATTCTAAATTCCGCAGAGATGAAATCGATTGGGGAAAACCAGTCAAAGAGGATCACATTCTCACCATGCTGCTGCGCATGAATAATCCAAAAACCAGAGAGAGTGCAGCAGCAATGGCTGCTGGAGCTATAAATATCCCCAAAGAAATTTGGAATAAATACGGAGTGGATGTTCCTGACGCATTTTCACTTAGGTATCTGGCTACTAGCCCAGACTCAGACTTAGATTGACAAAGTGCTTGATGTAATCGGAGAATTTATCTAAGTATCCAAGGTTGCGGAGCTCCTTGAAAGCTAAATTCTCCAAGCTAAACTCACCACCACGCTCGATGGCAGCGGAACGCATTTTTCTAAGCTTTTCCTTGAACTCATTCATCTTGTCCACATCTTCGCATTTCTGACCGATAAACATGTCGATGGTGTGTTTCAAGGATGCAATCTTGCGCTTTAAAATCGGATCGGCAAGGTTTACTTTTTCCTTCTCGGGCTTGGTTATCCAACGATCATCTTTCAAACTGTAAACACCTTGATTGCTGGAAGTTTTTTCTGAAATGTCCTGAGCGTAAAGCTCAACTGGTAAACCGTAAATTTTTATATCGTGCGTCAAGGTCCAAAGAAACTTTTTGTCTTTCAAATAATCGTCAAGGATTTCCTTGTCACAATCAGCAATTAATTTCTTGTCAACCAATAGATGCACATCCAAGTCGCTGAACTTGGTGTAATTGTAGTTTGCATTTCCACCGGTCAACAGGATGTCCTTGATTGCCGACTTGGGGATTTTAGCGGTGACACGCCATTGTTCAGCAATCTTCAAAAGATGCTGACGAACCGCATCCTTAATCTGATCTTTCGACCAAATTTTTGAATTCAGTTCGTCATGGTACTTCAGAGTCAACTCGGACTCTATCAAAAATTGCCTAAAGCCTTGCATGAACTTATTTAGTCATAAGATGCAATTTCGTAGTGTTGATAATTTTATTGTCATCAACGATGATTGTTCCAACATCATGCGGGTCTTCTCCCTGCCACTCAACTTTGCCATTGAGATTGTAACCCCAAGGCTCAAAGAAAGTATCAATCAAATATTGCAACCACTCAAGGTATGAATAGAACTTCTCAGCGCCGTTCCATAACAGTCGAGTACCGTCATCAGATGCTACCCACTTGCACCACAAACTAGGCTGTGTCTTAGGTGGACGGTTGTAATCGATGATGCTATCGTCTTCCTCTTGCCCAGCAAAGCCAATTCCACCAACAAAAAAAGCACCTTCGGTGCCTATTGGCAATTCAGCTTGCTCCCGCAAAGGGTCGGCCATCATAGATGCTTTCTTGAAATTCCGAGCCATGCGCCGAGTATCGGCAAACTTCTTGAGATATTCAACATGATGCTCTTTCAGAGGCTTGTCGAAAAAGAAAGCCCCTTCAAATTCAGTCGTATAACCCATAAATCACCTCATGCAATTAGATGTCAACATATGAATATAACATCATTCTGAATTATTGTTGTGAGGTCTATGCAACATTTTTTGGTTGTACCACGCAGAATCCTGCACCACATTAGGGTTGTGGCTAATCCAAGATTTCAAGTGACCAAATATAAAGTGACATGAAAAACACAAAGAAATTAAATTATTTTTATCCAATTCTCTTTCTGGGTTTTCGCTGAAAGGATCAATATGATGGCAATTGATCATTTTTTCAGAGTTGCATGCAGCGCATTTAGGATGCTCTGTCACAAATTCGTTGCGAATTTTTGACCATTTTCCAGACCTAGCTGCGGTGCTACCACGCTCCTCCATCATTTCCAGATAGTGAAGAATAGAACTGGCCAATTCATAAAGCTCTTCACGGCTACTTGCAGTAAAGTTCACGGGACTGCCGTCGAACAACAAAGTAAAAGTGCCGTCTTTTTCATCAAGAGAAAACATGACCTATATAGAGTCATAAGATGACGCTTCCCAATCGTCGTCCAATGATCGAAGCTTGCTTATGTGAAATCCTTGGTTTTTAAGCCTTTGGTGTTCGGACTTATCAGCTTTAAGAACATTTAAAGCCCACACGCAAAAAGCATGATTTTCTTGCTCTTCATCGGAAAATTGCACAGCGATATTTGTACCCAGCTTCTTTCCATCGTCTCCATAAACATGCCAAGCAACTCCGTTTTCTCTGGTGACCATGACACCGAAAGTGTCTTTTTCACCAAAAGAAAACCTTATAAGCTGGGAAAATGACTCCACCTTAATGGACACGCCTTCAAAAACCATTTCCTTACTCTTTTTCATGTAGACACTTTAACCTGTTTTTTTGAATTGTAAAACCATATATTTTTTGGAGAATTACTATGAAGCAGATATCTGAACATCAATTCGAGAACGAAGTCCTCAACTACCAAGGCCAAGTGCTAGTGGATTTTTGGGCCAGTTGGTGTGGACCATGCTTGAAGCTTAAAGCTATTATTGAAGGCATCAACGATAAGAAAATCGTAGGCGTGAATGTTGATGAGAACAGCAATCTTTGCGTTAAATACGGAATAGCAAGCATCCCTGCTCTAGTCTTGTTTGAAAATGGGAGTCCAATCAAAAAACATATTGGGCAGACTGACGAAAATGGTGTTCGCAATCTTTTTGACTAAATCTTCCCTTCCAACATTTTCACCGCTGCTTCCAAACGACCCTCGTTTGGAAGCACATGATATTCTACTCTGCTTATTTTCATATAATTAATCATCTCACGACTGATGTTGTCAGCGTCATCACGAGTATGGAATCTTCCTTCTGTGTGAAAAAGATAATTAGGATTATTCATACAAAAAATATTTATACTTGGGAACTTCTTCTCGAAAGCCATATACATCTGAAAATAACTGTGAAATAAATCCCCGTCTTTTTTGACTCCATAATATGAGTTCAGAAGCACAGGAGAATCAGAGATGACGAAGTCAACTTTATTTCTGGACAGTAAACTGTCTTCTCTGTTTAATTGCGTTCCAAACAAATAAATTTGATCCATACTCTGAATAGGACGATCCAAATAGGCCCATTCCCGTGCCAACTCGTTAACAATCTCGCAATTTCTACCTTGCTTTTTATAATGAACAAATAATTCATGTGTTAAAACTGTTTTCCCTGCGCCGGGAGCACCAAACAAACAAATGCGTCGAATCATAAGATGTCTCCTTCTAGTGGAATTCATTTTAAGGATCATTGTCCTGTACTCCAATGTTTTGACCAATAAGACCAAGACCAAGACATAGGCTCAGACCAAGACCAAGACCAAGACATAGACCAACGCTCAGACCAAGACCAAGACCAACGCTCAGACCAAGACCTAGACATATACCTAGACATGGACCAGCATAGAGATTTTGGATTATTAAATCCAAAACAATTGTTGTTGCTATATGAATTTGTTTTAATGTTCATTGATTATTGCTCCAATTAGTTGAGCTAGACCTAGACATATAATTAGACATAGAATCGTTCTAAAGAATACCTTTACGAATAGCTTTACGAATAGCTTTACGAATAGCTTTACGAATAGCTTTTTTACTTAAAAATCAGAGAAATTTAAGCAAAATGAATAGCAAAATGAATATAAAAAGACATGGCCAAGCATGTATATTTTAAACTATACTATTCGTTTTAAGTATCATTGAACTATAATCCAATGAGTTGAATAATGCCTAAGCGAAGATCAATCAGCACTACATCAGCATACTGCATCACAAATGTCCAGCACCAAAAAACTATCAGGATATTACTTTTAGTAAGCTGTCGCCATCATCTTGACTTCTAAGACCATGACCCAAAATTTCATGACTGCTCGGGTTTTAAAACGGTCATGACGGAATTGATCTTGTCGTCAAAGGACCTTTTTATTCTGTAGACATCGTCATAGTTGGCATGAACCAAATGAGCTATAGCTTCGAGCCATTTGGAGTGTTTTCATTTTAGGCATTTGGAGTAAACCTAATGTTTTGTGCATCAAACACCCCAAGTATATGCTCGGGATCAATTGCAACTTTCACACCGCCAAGTGCTGTTGCCAAATAGGACTTTTCTTCATCATCACGAATCGGTCTCCAAATCGAATCTGGATTCCCTTGTGGAGCAGCAATCAAGACTATGTGTTGTCTGCGTGCGAAAGGCCATTGAAGCAATCCATCAAATGCTTCTCTAGGTTGATGCTCCAAAGGCGCACCAGACTCGAAAACAGTCATAACGAGTCGATGAAATATTTGATTTGGAGCCTGTAAACCGAGCTTGAAAACTCTCTCTACATCATCTTGACTTCTAAGACCATGACCCAAAATTTCATGACTGCTCGGGTCCACAAATGGCTTTAAAACGGCCATGACCGCATTGATATTGTCGTCAGAAGACCTTTTTATTCTGTAGACATCGTCATAGTTGGCATGAGCCAAATGAGCTATAGCTTCGAGCCATTGCTGGAATGTTTTCATTTCTTCTTTTTACTTGGCATAGCGTAATATTGTTCAATAGTAAGAACTCCAGCCAAAACAAGATGATCAAACTTAACATTCACTTTTCCAGCACTTAAATCGTCTACAAATCCTGAAGCCTTGCCGGTTTGAGGCATCACATTTCTTTCTTCTTTAGAGGCAGCTTGGCCAGCTTGGTCTTTCATAGCTTGGGTGTTACCTACGATGTAGTTGCCTGCATCATCGCTGGAATTCATCGGCTGAGAAGTCACGCTTTGTTGAAATACAGGCAAAATACCACCAGCGTCAATTTTTTGTACTGCATAACTCTTGATGGCATTGTCTTCCATAGTCAAAATATTTGTACCCTTGTCTTCTTCGAGAGGCACATCTTTAAGAACTAATGCTATTGCCAAGTGCGTAGCTTTCAAAGTCTCAAGAGCAGTTTTCAAACCAGAAATAACATGGCAATTTGCTTGGCCACCTTTGTTGAAACTGATATACTGTGACCATCTATGGTGCCCATCAATAATATGGTATCTATCTCCAACCTGTGCAACAATTACAGCACCGGAAATTGCTTTGGGGTCACCCGCAAGCAACTTATCAAGATTTCCAAATTTGTTTAAAAGACCATTATCAAGTGATTTCTCAAGAAAAATTTCACTTTGTGTTGGAATTAATTTAGCCACGCTTATAGCTTTGTTTTTCTCAACTCCCAATATGTCTTCGGGACCGCTTGTCTCCAAAGCTTTGACAAAGTCTTCTTTGCCAATATATTGTTTCAACTTTTTAACAAAGTTTCCTAGATTCACAGTTTGACCCATCATCGTTTTAATCTCTTGGATAAAATTATCGACGGCAAACTGTTGTTCCTTTGGATTAGCAGGTAGTGCGCCGGGAGCGGTGGCAGCAGCGCCGGGAGCACCGGCAGCAGGAGCTCCGGGGACGGCAGGAGCTCCGGGGACGGCAGGAGCTCCGGGGACGGCAGGAGCTCCGGGGACGGCAGGAGCTCCGGGGACGGCAGGAGCTCCGGGGGTGGGCACTCCTGTGAATTCTTTAATGTGTTGATAAAACTCAAAAAAACTTTTCATTTATCTTCCTTTTTTGTGATCTAATTGTTCGGAGGTAACGATCCCAGACAGAATCATCATCTGCTCCATAACGCTATATCCAAAGTATTCTGTTGAAGCATTTTGAATAACAGGAGCGCCGGGAGCAGCAGGTGCTGCGCCAAAAGGCTTTGGTACTGCTGGAGCGCCGGGTACTGCTGGAGCGCCGGGTTTTGCTGGAGTACCGGGAGTTGGCAATTCACTTCCGCTCTGATGTTTTTTAACAGCAGCAAGAACGGCCTGACTCAGGGGGGTTATATGATCAACATTTCCCGAACTTAAATCCTTGACTAATTCTGCAATTTTATCTTCAGGAATAACCGGCATATCAATTCTAGCCAACCCTGTAGCGGATGTTGAATTATTTTTGGCTGCTTTTTGGGCATTCCCAACCATGATCTTCATGCCTTCCTGTGGATCGCCATTAGCACCGGGAATTTTAGCCAAACAGTTCGCAACATCTTGCGGAGTAAAAGTAGTTTCATTATTACTAAATCCTTCTTGGAAATACTTCGGTATTAAATCTGCTGCATTATTAAATGCCGTTGCAATACTCTCGCCTTTTGCATTGTTTCCTTTAAGTCCTAGTTTCCCAGCAGTATAAATGTTCAAAATACTAATGAGTTTTTCTAATGGTAAATTTATTTTAGTCGTCACAATCTCCATATTCGGATTGACCATGAGAGCAGCGCCCCATCTATGATGTCCATCCATAATTGCATCATCTTGTGAAACTATAGCTCTCATATTAACAAGGTCCATCGTCCCTTTTAAAAAGGAAAAAGCCATGCCCAATGCTTTTGTAGACACCAACTGACTCTGAGTTGGTTTTAATACACTAGGCGTTCCAGTATTTTTTGCCTCCACAGCTTTAATCACATCATCTGTGGGATTGCCATCAGCTTGACCGCCAGTAGCAGCAGCTTGAGCTAATTCTTTGTTTTTTTCAACTGCACTCAAAGGTATGGGATCATCAATTCCATGAGTTTGACTTTCGTCAATAATTTGTTGGTAAAACTCAAAAAAACTTTTCATAATATCCCCTAGAATATACAATTAATTTATCTAGGGATTTGAAAACAAAAAATTCTGCCTGTAAATATTTTGAGCAGCCCTAGTGGTCTGCGGGAATAACAACAGCATTATTCTCATGCCATATTCACGGCATCATTTTTTTTTGAAGATTGGACGAGTAAAAACCTTGGTGTCAGGATGATGCTGAATTTTAGTTCGTGTGTTGAAATAATATTGGCCATAATAGGTGAATATTTCATCACCCTTCACGATTGGCCTCTGTGCGATTAAATCTGCATAATTTTGAGACCAGTTGAATTTCCAATTGGCGTTGGGTTTGTCTTGATGGTTGTAAATCATCCCGTAGCCCAGCACCATACACATGGTCACGCCGTTCTGCTCATACTCTGCCAGTTGTTCGCTACAGAGGTAAAGGTATTCAAAAAGCTTGGAATCCTTGTGGTACTTGGAGCGAAATTCCAAGGCAACCATAGGGCACCGTTCGACTAACTCACCAGCTTCAATGTCGGCTGTTGCAAAAACTCCCGAGCCGTGAACAGCAGATTTTCGCACCACTATTTTAGTGGGCTGAGGAAAATCTAAATTTTCCATATGATATCGCTCCAAAAAATTATGATTCAGGATCGATGCACTTCATAGCTTCATCTATAAGCTTAATAGCCTTGTTAATTTGGGAAATGTACGCCACTAGAACAAGCGGTTTTAGCACTCGATTCGAGATAGAATTTAATCTGTCCTAAACAGTCATAAGGAGTGCATTCCTCACACAGTTTCCACAGGATTGCATCCCAATTAGACAACAATTGCCTATGATTAATGCCTTTCACAAAAGATTTCTCCTTGATCTAAGTCCTTTTGGATCAATGACTTGCTTCTAAAAAAAGAACTTTTTAAAAAAAATCCTGAATGTTTTTGTATTTATCACACGAAACTTCCTGTATGTCTTGTCTGGCTTTCGTTTTTTTTGCCTATCATAGGGCTTAACCGCAGGAGCAAAAACCATGCATCAGCACAATCTGTCCCATGAGCACAGAGAGATCTGCGTTAGCATTATCAAAACCACTAACACCCTGCTGACGAAATGGGAATCTCATTTTCCGAAATTGAAATTTCGCCAGTTTCGGCAGAGCGCATTCCATAACCCAGAAGAACTCGCCAAAATTCTCCCAAACCCATTGCAAGATGAGTTCAGAAAAGACTGTAACACGATTCGTAAGGTTTTGGAAGTTCAGGCCGATCTTGATGGTCGAAATGTAGAACAGACCATCATGGAGGGCTACACCCAAATGGCATACTTTTTCGCCAACAAGTATGCGAAAAGGAATGCACACCGTGGCCTAGCGGTCGAGGATTACAGTCAAGAGGCTCTCTTTCAGATCGTTGAGGCAATCTATCGCTGGAAACATGACGGTGCTGCCAATTTGACCACCTACCTGTTTCACAGTATTTTCAATCGGTTGAATCGTGTGACCAACGAACAAGGCTCCTTGCTGTCTCATCACACGAACGAAAGCATTCGATTGGTAAGCATTTACCGAAAAGCTCTTGCTAAACTCGGTGCTGACAAACCATTTGAGGAAATTGTCAAACACCTCAAGCTCACCAAAAAGCAGATTAAAAATCTGAGTGCTTCTTTAGTGCAGGTCACCACCGAAACCAGCCATTCGCCAGAGTCAGAGGCAAGCTGGATCGAAAATGCTCCCGCAACCACAGTTCGGAGCGTTGTGGGCGATCCCAGCGAATTGGCTGCAAGTAACGAGTTCCTGTCCAAGACATTTAAAGCTGCCAATCTGTCGCAAATGGAGCTTGATCTAATCATTACCAGCATGGACCCCTATCACGGGTTCCAAAAAGATGTTGGTGACAAGTACCATACGGCTGATGGTAGACCATTTAGTCGTATGCGGGTGTCTCAAATTCATCGCACAGCCAGAGAAAAAGTCCAAAGGGCGATTGAAAGGCTGCGTGAAAAAGAGTAACCTACTCCGCTCCAACCGCACCTATCGATGCGGTTGGAGCTTTCGGAGACGCATTGGAGGCGATCATGATAAGATTTGGACTATGTTGTACTTTTGCTGAAGAACCCATCAAGTTTGTAACAACGACTGTCACGCATATATTGAAACTGGAACGGTCAACAGCAATTCAAAAGTTATCGAATCTCTGCCAAACCAACGCAAATTCGCTTATGCAAGCCCTGCAATACTGCAAGGCCAAGGGCATAGGTTGCTTCCGTATCAACAGTCATATACTACCGATATACACGCACGACAAGGCAGGATATAAAATTGAGCAACTACCCGAACACGAGAAAATAATTTCCGACTTCAAAGCGTGTGGGCGATATGCAGCAGAAAATAATATTCGTACCTGTTTTCACCCTGACCAGTTTGTGGTGTTAAACAGTAAGAATCCTGAAACAGTTCGCAAATCAATTGCAGAACTTGAGTACCAAGGGATGGTTGCCGAATGGGTCAACGCTGATGTCATCAACATTCATGGGGGCGGTGCCTTTGGCAACAAAAAGCAAGCTCTGATTGATTTTGCAGCGAATTTTTACCGTCTGAGTCCCAAGGTGCGTAGCCTTTTGACCGTGGAAAATGATGACACTACTTACACTCCGCATGACCTGTTTGAACTGTGCGAAACCGTGGGCGTTCCATTGGTCTACGACGCACACCATCACCGCTGCAACAGCGACAGCTACACAATCGCTGAGGCAACAGATTTGGCTTGCGAAACTTGGGACGGAAGAGAACCGCTTTTCCATCTTTCCAGTCCAAAAAATGGTTGGGGTGGTGAAAATGAAAATCAACACCATGACTATATTTCCCAGAGTGATTTCCCCGAGTGCTGGAAAGGTCGCAAACTCACGGTAGAATTAGAGGCAAAAGCCAAAGAACTTGCAGTTTGCCGTCTACTCACGGAATATGCCCAGTAGGAGTGCTATTGCGAATTTAAGCTAAGCACGATATATTATCCTTAGTAGTGCCAGATTGGCGCTTATTTTATTTGGAGAGTTTCTAAGATGAAGAATTTTATCGCTGCTATCGCTTTTGTTTTCGCTGCCACCACCGTGTTTGCAGGAGAAGGCCCCGCTAAGGCCCAAGCTCCCGCAACCGTTGCGAAGGCTGCTGCCAAAGGCGAGTGTAGCAACTGTAACGCCTCAACTGTCTATCAACCCCTCACTCGCCGTGAGAAGGTTCGCCTGAACCTTGTCAAGCCCGTCGAGGTCAAGGCTGTTGAAGTCAAGAAGGTCGAGCCCGTCAAGACAGCAGCCCCATGTGACTGCTGTAACGGCTCCTGTAATGCTGTTGCTGGCAAGACTGGCCTTTTGGGCCGTCTTCGACGCTAATTTAAGAAAAAATTAGCTAAACCATGAGACGACAAGGACTTAGGTTCTTGTCGTCTTTTCTTATATCAAAATAAATTTTTCAAAAATTCAAAAAATTTTGAATTTAATTGTATTTAAGAAACAAAACTTCCTGTAGGACTATAGACAACAGTCACTTTCAACACAAGCGGAGCGACTACAATGGCTCATTTCTTCAAGAACAAGTTCAATGTGCGCTGCAACTCCTGCAAGGCGCAGGTTTTGATGGGTGCGGGTTTCACCCAGCGCACCGAAGAAGAGACGACTGGAAAAGCCAAGTACACAAACTTTTGCACCAATTGCGTGCCAGCACGCAAGGGTGTGGACATCCAACAGAAGAGCGTGCATCGTGTTCTCACGAGCGACCTCAAGGTCATCACGGGTTACGAGCCCGAAAATCTCGATCTGCTTCGTTCCCTTCCCGGCGCACGATGGGACAAGGCCAACAAGTGGTGGACTGTCAGCGCCGATGTGTCTGACCGCCCCCGAATCCTCGAGGTTGCCGACCGTATCGGCCTCGAGGTTGCTCCCAGCCTGCGCATCGTGCAAGTCAACGCACAGGCGCAGAAAGCTGCTGATCTTGGCCTGTACCCCTACCAAGTCGAGGGAGTGAGCTTCTTGTCTAGCAAGAAGCGTGCTCTGCTGGGCGACGAGATGGGCCTTGGCAAAACTGTTCAGTCCCTCATGGGCATTGAGCAGGGAGGCAAGGGCATGGTCATATGCCGTGCAGGACTCAAGTACAATTGGGTTGACGAGGTTCGCAAATGGCGACCCGATCTGGCCCCGACCGTGCTGAACGGTCGTGAGTCGTTCCGCTGGCCCAAGCAGGGCGAGATTGTCATCATTAACAATGACATTCTTCCTGAAGAGTTCATTACACCTGCGAAGGTAAAAGGTCAACCAGTTGATCGATACTTCGCAACCCTCAACGCTTTTCGCCAAGCTTTGAGGGACAAATACCCGCAAGCCTCACAGGTCAACCTGATCGTGGACGAGGCTCACGACTACAAAAACAAAAAGGCTGCACGCACCCGCAAGACAAAAGAAATTGGTAACCTTGTTGCCAAGGTCACCGCTCTTACTGGTAGCCCGCTGACCAACCACCCTGAAGATTTGTGGGGTGTGCTGGACACCGTGGGTGTGGCTAAGGAAGTGTTTCGGTCTTTCGAGAACTTCCAAGGGTTGTTCAACGCCCACCATAACGGCTACGCCTTCGAGTACGGCAAGCCTCAGCCCATCGTGCCTGAGTTGCTGCGCCGTGTGATGCTGCGCCGTCTGCGTGCCGATGTTCTGCCTGAACTGCCCACCAAGACATACACCAATGTCATGGTGGACCCCTCCCAAAAGCTTGTTAAAAAGCTTGACGAGGCGTGGTCTGGGTATGACAACGAGCTCGAGGACTCGCTGCCTCCGTTCACGCAGTTCGCTGCCTTGCGTGCGGAACTGGCCCAGTCTCGTGTTCCTGCCATGCTCGAATATGTGCAGGACTGCGAGGAGCAAGAATGCCCGCTGATCGTGTTCAGCGCACACCTCGCCCCGATGAATGCTTTACTGGCTCGTCCCGGCTGGGCACTCATCACGGGCGACACCTCTCCTGAACGCCGACAGGAGATCGTGCGTGCGTTCCAAGCGGGTCAATTCAAGGGCATTGGCATCACCATCCGTGCAGGCGGTGTGGGATTGACTCTCACGCACGCTGCCAAGGCCCTGTTTGTCGATCTCGACTGGACCCCCGCTGCCAACTGGCAGGCCGAGGATCGCATCTGCCGTTTGGGACAGACTGCGAACAAGGTGGAGATCGTCCGCATGGTCAGCAACCACCCGCTGGACATCCACATCCAGAAGCTGCTGGTAGACAAGATCGATACGATCCAACGATCTATCGATAACAGCATTAAAGGTCAGCGCCTCACGGCTACTCCCGTGGGCGCTTCCCAGCCCGAGGTTGAGAGCGAGGAGGAATTCCAAGCTCGTCTGCAACGGGCGGTGGAGGAGCAGGGCAAGTTGGAAGCTGCCAAGCTCAAGGCCAAGGCCAAGAGCAAGGTAGAAGGCATCCATGAACGGGAAGTCACCCGTGCCAAGAAGGGAGTGCGCCTTGAGCTCACGCCTGATCGTTCCGCTGAGGTCCGTGCTGCGTTCGGCTATATGCTGGGCGTTTGCGATGGTGCCAACCAGCGTGACGGTCACGGGTTCAACAAGCCTGATGCTGCTGTTGCCCATTGGTTGCTTAACGCTGGCCTTGAAACGGCCCAAGAGCTTGAGGCTGGGTTCCTGATCTTGTCTCGCTACCGCCGTCAGTTGTCCGAGCAGTTCCCCCTGCTTTTCGGCAACAGTAACAAAGTTGCCTAGTGCAACCTGTTTCTCCAACCCCCCAAGGCAAAAAACTTGGGGGGTTTTTTTATTAGAAAGACTTTATTTTCACCGCTTTTGGAGGTAAGGTAGACCCATGAGCCACAACAACAATATTGCCGACACGATGATGTCGATTTTCGCCAAGAACACATGCCTCAGAAGTGGTTCGGATCAATTGAAGGGGCAGATTTTTTCCATTGAAGATTTATTGAACAAACACGAGGAAATGAGATCGGCACTTGACGAATACATCAAATATTCTAGCTCAGTTGTTAGTAGAAAAATCACCCCAGAGGAAATGCGCACGCTAGTAATCAATGATTTCGACGCTCTCACGAGTAAGTGGCCCAGCTATTGGGTAGCGCAATTTCAGAACGGTCGAACCCTTACAACTGATGATTTTGTAGATGGAGCAACACCAGAAGAAAAATTGGTTAATCTGAGCGATTTGTTTAAAATCTCACCAGAAATTATGACGATCACATGCGCCAAAAATTTAAGGCCTTACCCTGACTGGACCAAAAATTTCACTCTTGAGACAATCGCATTTTGCTCTCTCGACTCCTTGGAAAAAGTGTACAATCTTTTTCGCAAGGAGCATGAAGTGACCGACATGGCGGTTCCCGTCATGTACGCTGTACCAACGCCAGAACAAAGCTGGCGTAAATTTTGTCTGTCCGAGGTAGTCTAATGCAGAATGACGCTCCAAAATGGCTTCAGAGGGTGCTCGATATTTGCTGGGAAAACTGGCAATATCGAGCACCCTCTGCTCGTTTTGCGGTCAAAATTGACCGTAATCCGAAGCTTAAGGTTTGGGAAATTTGGGCTGCGCCATGCGTGCAGGAGCTTTATGGAGGAGCAAAGGACGGCGAGAAATTCTGGCCACCTTTTATTTTTGATGTATCATCTTTTACGGCTCATGATGACATTACTATTACTAACATGGCCGTAGGTTCAACTTGTACCACGGACGACAATTTTGCCAGACCGCAGTTGATGCTGAGGGGCAAATTGCAGCACGGCAAGAGAAGCTACAATTTTTTCCTCCGGGTTTTGCTAGAACCCGACAAGAATATTGAACCGATGGAAATAATCGACACCATTAAACAGGAAGTCAGGTTCCCTCGCCATGAACAATGATAAAAACGATTTTGATAAAATCGGGGTCAATACCCTTTTGTGTTCACTCAAAAATGGCAGATGGGTCTTTGAGCACAAAGGAAGGCTTTTTGACTTCGCACCGGCAGAGTTTACAGACTACTGTCTAAGCCCTCTGATTATCGGCATCGACAGACTGATTGTTTCAGGATGCAAAGCCCTGAAAATTCCAGACATTGAAAATAAGGGTTTTATTGCACTATTTTCAGAGAATTATTTCCCTAACGCCGATGTCCTGCTGAAATACCAAGAAACCAAATTCGATGGTTGGGTCTACTCTATCGAGGAATTGAACTTCAAGAGTGTTATGCCGGGACAATGCGCTTGGATTTGCCCATATATGACCATGTACTACAACAAGCCACCGGAAAATATTTACCTTAAAGCGGAGCCTAGCACCGATGGAAATTGAATTTTCCGCAAAAGGGCTTGGGCAATGTATTTTCTGCTTAAAAATCAGCAGAGAATGCCAGTCGTTCAGACTGGTAGAAAACGAAGGTCTGCCACCTTTCTATCGCACTCTGTATACATACAAGTGTGCTGTTTGTCCATTATGCAGGAATCGAGGCTTGGACCACATCAAGCATGAGATCGTTAAATGCATGGACGAATACATGGGAGGAAAACTATGAATTGTTTCGTCCATGTGGGATATGACCCTGTCCCCAAGGGAGCCACAAGCCCAGAAATTGCCATTTGTATGGCAGAGAATTATCTGAAGGGAGATGATGAAGAGGATGATCCTTCGTGTTGGAAAATTAAATGGCGACGAGATGAGCTTTATCCAGACAACTTTAAAGACTACGACATAAACGCACTCAAACTGGAACTCACCAAGAGCGGATGCGTAGTCCTTCAATTGATACAAGACCAGCCCGATGACATGCAAATCATGGGAGAAACTGCAAGTATCTTCACCGAAGAAGTAGAAAGGCAAAACGATCAAGAAGCTGAAGAAGCTCTTGAAATTGATATTCATGGCGAGGAAAAAACCGCAATAAAGCGCAAATTTCCAACCAAAAAAAAGTGATTTCAACCTTGCAAATTATTTAATATTTTGGCAGACTCTGAAAAGCTTGTTTTCCCGCCTCAAATTGGAGTCTGTCGATGAGCGACTTTTTCAACAAAAATAGCACCGCCTTTGCGGTCTTGACCTCTGTTGCTGCTGCCATGTCGGTTGGCTACAACATTGTCCAACAAAATCAAATCAACAGATTGAGCATGATCAAAGATATCACCAAGGAAAAAGAAAGTCTGTTGAATGATGGTTTTAACGAAATCGTCCTCAGCAGAATGAGCGAACTGCGTGAGCAAAACATAGAAAATGCCCGCAACCAAGGAAGGGTGGAAGGAATGGTTTCAGTAGCAACCAATCTTGCCCCTGATCAAAATATCGCCTCTGCATTCGGTCATGAATGGTATTACAAAGGTCTCTCGCAGGCTGAATTCATGGAAGAAAACGCCTATGTGAAAGGCTATCACCAAGCAGCAGAAGACTTGAACTGCCCTCCTGAAATTCGTGAAAAATCGATTGAATTAGCAGAAAAAAAGTTTGCAAAAATGCGTGAAGAAGCCCGTGGAATAGACGCAGAAGCACGCAAGGAAATCCAAGAGTCCAAGCAAAAAGCACAGGATGAAAAGAAAAAAACGCAGAATGATACTACTAAGAAAGAATCACAGCCCAAAAAATAGGAGTAAACCTGTGTCCACCGTTATCATTACGCTTACCGATGTCGAAGACGGCGTAACAGTCAAGCTCGATTCCGATGTCGCCGTAGATTGGGAAAATCTGGCATTAGAAGCAACCGATGCCCACCGCATGGCAGTCAGTATGCTTCGACTATACGAACACGCCCATGACGCTGCCGAAAAAATGGAAGGAGATGCTAGTTGCGGAGAAACCCAAACTTGTACCAGACATGAGCACACTCATGCAAATGAGTGTTGCAAGAACCATTAAAAATACAGCGGGAAGGACCATATGATCCTTCCCGCTTTTTTTGTTTTTCGTGTTTTAACCACAAGTGAAACCTTATTTATCCAACATAATAATGATTACAAATTTTTTACCCCCTGAAGAACGCAAAAATATCATCAAACTTCAAATACCAAAACCCTTGCCTTATTTTGAACCGACGATGATTTTTTGTTTTTGTCTTTGTCTTTGCTCCTTTATAGCCGTACTCCGTGAAAGCGAATATATCGCTTCTTTGGTACTTGGATTGTTACTAGCTGCAAACATTTTAATGCAAGCTGCCCGAATTCATTTGTCAAGAAGACTCCGTAATCATTACAACAACATCAAATTGGTTCATCGCATTTTTGAAACTCCCGTCATGACCACAACTGGAAACACAGTTGAATTCACATTCATCTCGCCTTCAGAGACAATAATGAAGCAGATTGAAGAAACACACAAATTGTTACTGAAGGAGCTTGACTAAATATGTGCAAGGAGACACATGAGAAAATTATTCGGCATTGCAACAGCCCTGCTTGTGTTCGTTGCGGGCTGTGGCCAGCAAAATCAAAAACCGCTCGACGCAGAACTGCTGCTTACGCTGCATAACCAACAACGATCAGAGAACGAACTTAAGCCATTGGTTATGGATTCTTATTTGGCAGATTACGCTCAAAAACATGCACAATGGATGTCCAGCCGTAGCTGGATGAAACATAGCAACATCGACAATTTAGTAGGCAAGTACAGAATTACCGGTGAAAATATTGCATGGAACCAAAAAGACGAAGCTGTAGTGACAGATACTTGGATGCACTCAAAACCTCATAGGCACAATATTCTCAATAAAAACTTCACCAAAGTCGGATTTGGCATGGCGAGAAATTCAAAAGGTCAACCCTATTGGTGTACAAATTTTGGCGATTAAATCAACTTTGGAATTAGAGCAACTTGTCCGTCTACGCTTGTCCATACTATATCATACTGATTTATTTTAAGGATTTTTTTGATAACTTTGGTTTTAGAAGCTTTGCTTAGAAGTTTGATCAATTTTTTATGTTTTTGTTCACCTTCTGGGGTGAATGCAAATATTGCGGATTTTCCATGCAGAAAGCTTGGAGGTTGTTGCATCCCTAACATTTCTTCTTCCACAGATTCATATTGCGAGTCAGATAATTTGCTATAGTCGAGAGCGGCATTGTTAAGTATGCCCATTCCATTTAAGTGTACATAACGAGTTACATTTTGTTGAGATTCAATGTATTGAATAAATGTATTCATATTTTTATTTATAACATTTTTTAAAAAATAAATCAATAAATAAGTTATGGAAATTAATTTCAAAGAGTGGTTTTTTTTAGAAGATAATAAAATTATTGAATTTATAGACCCTAATAAATCAGATATAAACAATATTGAATTAAAAAGCAATGGTTATGGATATGAATCTTCTTGGGAACATAAAAATCAAGAATATTATGTCTATTTTGATAGAATTCATGTTTTTGAAATGCCAGCGAATTCTTTGGGTTCGCCAAAAAACATCGAAGCAAATGGCTATATTGTTGATTTTGTAGGTCCGAGAGGATTTCAGCCTACCGACTCATCAGGAGAAGATAGTCTTGTCATCTACAAGCAAATGATATTGATTATAAGAAAATTATTAGAGATGCAAAGTGTTGACTTTTTAAGATTTGCAGGAATGACCGATAAAATGGATAGGATTTATGACAAATTTGTAAAATCATTCGCTAGCAATAAATTTACTTGGTATAATAATAAAATTTTATTGAATAATTCATTTCTTGATCGCATTCTATTGCTATATCCAAAAAATTCAAAAAATATTATGGATAAATTATCAGATACAAAAAAATCCAGAGAAGAAAGGTTGTCTTCTATAAAAAAACAAGAAGATGATAAGAGAATATTGAAGCGTAAGAATATGATTAAGAATCCATCAACTCCATTAACTCCATTAAATCCATCAACTCCATCAACTCCATCAACTCCATCAACTATAGTTGATGTTCCATCAGTTTTCACAAATAAAAAATTACCATCATTTAGACGGCTGATACATAGATAATTTATGCATATTAATTTTAAAGATTGGCTATTTGCAGAAGAAAGTCCTTTGTTGGCTCCTAATCAGGCTGACATGATAAATCTTGGAAAAAAAAGAGATTCCCATTTGAGTGGATTTTGTTCACACAATCCTCAAATCAATACTTTTGCCAAAGAGAATTCGACTCATATGTTTATAGTTTTTGCTTTTGTTCTTTACACAATTCAAAAAGAATGGCAAATAGTTCACCACACATTTGCAGATTTCATTAAATGGGTATTTGAAGAGGCAGTTCCTACAGGAGATTGGAATTACGCTAATACATCTTTTAATCAATATGCAAATCTTTTAGGAGCTAGCCGCAAAAAGTCGCCGAGTCGAGCAGTTTATCTTGAACAACTTTGGGGAAAAAGAAATACTACTTATGCAAATATTATGAGCATGATGAAGGATTCATCACATACAAGCCTAAGTGATTCATCTGATTATAGAATATTTAAATATATTATAGAAAACATCAATGGTTTGGGAATTATAAAATCAGCTTTTGCTTGTCAGTTGATAATTGGAAAATTTGGTTGTTTGGATTCAGTCAATGTTAGAGCTTATTCTGGTATGATTCAAAACGACATACGAGAAAAGGGCAGAAAATCTGGATTTTCAATGAATAAAGATAATGTAATCAATGTAAAGACAAGCGATGTTGGACTTTCTGGTTATGTTAATTTTCTAAATGCTTTAGAGGAACTGTATCAGGATAATGTGTCAAAAATTTTATGGGACGATTGGTGCCAGATTGTTAGTCAAAAAATTGTGAAAGCCGGAAAAGGGAAGATCACATTAAATGTAAATAATCAAATATTCAATATAAATCCTTATGCCCCTAAAAGAAACTTAGCAGATTTGCTAGACAGAGAGAAGAATTTTTTAGGTTCTGTTGATCCTGAAGTGACTGGCTCTGGAGTTAGTCTTGGCCACTTGTCGGCAATTAAGAATGCTGGAATCTTTAGAACTGATAGAATAAAACAAATGGAGCATATTGTTGAATTCATCGACCTTAATAAAGCAGATATAAGCAACATTGAAATCAATAGAACTGGTCATGGATATTATCATAGCTGGCATTACAACAACGAAGAATATAATGTTTTTTTCAATAAAATTGAAAATTTTCAATTGCCAACCACTAGTAAGAAAAATGCATGGTTTTTTAGTGGTGCCACAAAAGATTTGCCGATAACGATCAAAGCAAACGGTTATGGTGTTGATTTCATAGGTCCTAATGGTTTTAATGCTACTGAATTAGAAGACGGCAATAGTATTGCCATCTACACAAAATTGATGTTAGTTATAAGAAAATTATTAGAGACAAAAAACATTGACTATTTGCAATTTTCAGGAACAACTGGTAAAATGGATAGGATTTATGATAAATTAATTAAAACATTTGCCAACAACATATTCACTTGGTATGACCATAAAATTTTATTGAACAATTCATTTCTTGATCGTATTTTATTGCTACATCCTGAAAAAGAAAAAGATATTATTCAAAAATTATCAGACACTCAAAAAAACAGAAAAGAAAGGATGTTGTCTATAAAGAAGCAAGAAGACGATACAAGAAAATGGAGAAGAAATTATCTATATGGTGCTACAACAAGTAAATAAAAGAATATGTAAGGTTACTTTCGCCTTTTAAGACTTGCTGCTAATCAATAACTCACCCACAGCCTCGAGCTTGCCAACCAGTTCTTGGAACTTAGTCTGGTCAAACTGCTCTATTTTATTCATATGCGAGTGTAGCTCGCTGCAAAGCTTTACATATTCTTTTTTATAAGAATCAAAATCAAACTTTCCCTGTGCTGCCTTTTTGTAATAAGGGAGTTTGACCTTAAAGTGATTGTAAGTCAGGAGTGCTGAACCACCCTTGTCTTTGGCGGTGTCTGCAATCTTTTCCGCACCATCATGTCGTTTTTGGGCAAATGTCTCCATTTCCTGTCCTGTGGATTCATTCAGAAGACCTGCAAGTTTCAATAAATAACTCATAATTCACTTATGCTCCAATATTGAATATGTATTCATGCAATGAGAATAAAACCAGCAGCAATTGAAACAAACGCTTAAAAAGAATTTTCATTAGTATCCTGTTTATTGTTGTGAATTTCGTCCAGCTTGTCTATTCTGTGTCCAAATGCCTTAAAAGAAAAATAAATTGGAATTAATCCAAATAATCTCATAAAACTAATAGGCAAAAACAACCAATAAAATCCAGCAAACATTGCAACGGTGGCAAGAAAACTAACAATTAGCTGTGGAACAAATCTGATAAGAGCAGCAATATATGCAATTGGTCCAGAAAATAAAACCGTTAAAAAAATGATACCCGCCAACAACGCTAAACTTGCCATAATTTCCTGTTGCCTTAAATGAGAGAAAAGGTTATTGTACTGTATAAACATTTCTGAAAGGATTTCACCATGAACCTTGAAGGCAAGACGATTAAAAATGTTAGAAAAATTCCAACTATCGAAACCGCCTTACAGAAAAATAAAGATGTTGAAGAATTCATCATGGAATTTACGGATGGAAGTGTTTTCTCCATCAGCGTGGCTGAGTTGCCTGTGAACCATAATCCAGATACCGACCACCTAAAAATTAAGGTCAAAGAAGGCAAGCCAAAAGAGCCAGAACCAGAAATTTTTATTTCTGCTTTTACAACCAAAAAAAAGCGTAGTATATTGGGTTGGAGATTTTCCAAATCCTAACCCCACGGTGTTTATGTTTCGCTATCTTGTTGTTATAGGTGTTGTATTTACATGTTTGAAACATAAGGCAGAAGCAGGTTGAGCTAAACCCGCTGCTGCCCCCCTTGGTCAAGGAGGTGCTGGTAGCACATCGGACTCTAAATTGGTCCCAGACGAGGAAAAAACCTTTACTCGGCTTGAGATGGCGGTGATTGCAAATCGTTGCATGGCGATGGCAAAAAGCCTCGCAAATCAAAACAACGATGAGCTAGTGGAACTGAGTGTCAAAAGCACCGATTACAACCACAGAGTCGCAGCAGCATGGTATTTTGGCATCAAGAAAGATCCTACAGACTGCCTTATTAGATTGCTAGAGGACAGGCATCCTCTCGTGAGTTTAGCTGCCCATGAGTCCTGCGTGATCATCGCCAAAACTCAGAACAAAGAATTAGTTGATTTTGGACCTTTCGGAAAAGAATCAGACAAAAAAGCATCCGCAGAACTGTGGAGTGCTTATTTTGAGAAAAAGGAAAAGTTGCTGGGCAAAGCCAAAAAGCCAGCAGAAATTCTAGGCCTCGATAAGGAAGCAAAAAAATGAGTTTGCGTGAGATAATTGCCGAGTCAAATCCAGATGCTCTTTTTGCCGATGGATTTGACGAGGCGATTATCGGAATTGCGAGGAGATGCGGGGAGCCATGCGTTGTTTCTTACAGCGTTCAAAAATGCATAGAAATTCTTAGCAAAGATATGTCAACTGAAGATGCTATTGAATACTTTGAATTCAATGTTCTTGGCGCATGGCTTGGTGAGAATACACCAGTATTCGTTGATGATATTGATGATATTCTTGAATAACCTACTTCATTCTTTTTCTTAAAAGTCGCACATTCATGCGACTGATTTTTTTCATTTCAGGCAATTGAAAAGTTCTAAACCAAGAAAAACACATCAAAATACACAAAATCACAATTATTATGACCATAAGCCTCCTTACTCATCGGACATATTATTTATTATTTGCCGATTGACAAATTAATTTTTTTTGATTATTTTTGGTTAAATTTTCAAGGAAACAAGAACAATGCGAGATTCAATCATAAATCTATATCCGGGTTTCCTCACCAAAGGATCAAAAGGCAGAATCCATTGGCATTCGAGAATGCCAAGTTTTGATCAAAATAAAAATGACTGGCCTAAAGACGAAGCTGTTGATGTGACCGCCTGCGTTTTCGATCCTTGGCCTTATACAGCAGGCGGACAAGAATGCATTTTGGAAGTTTCTAAGTTCTAACGACCTTCAATTTCTCTTGTCGCATAGGTTGTATACCAAGTAGAAAGAATATTGTAGAGTTCGTGCGTGGTGCAGTCAGGCAGCTTTGGATAACGCTGCGTTTTGAACTCCATGTACTTTTTCATGTAGGTCCGACAAGCTGCCAACTCTAACAAAAATTCCTCCAATGGCCAGAACCACATAACTTTGCAGTCAATATTAGCTGCCAGTTTGTCTAAATCCAATAGAATTAAATTGATATCTTCCTTGCTGTAGTGATCTGGCAACAAAGTGTCGCACGACATTTTGACTTCATTTGCGTTAGCCTGAATAATGTTTAATTTAGAAAAATCTGGATTGTATTTTCTGTGCAACTCAATGACTGATGCATTCTTCTCAATCACGGTAATTTTTGTTACTTTGGGATTTCTTAGCAACCAACCTTCCCGAACTCCCAATCCTAGTCCTGTACAAACGCAATGCCCCTGAGCCCAATAATAATGTGAGTAAAGCTCAAGAGCCTCTTCTTCGGTATCGAAGCTATAGGTCATCCACAGACTTTCCTGTGTGCTAATTATGTATTTGTTGCCAAATCTCTGCAAAATCATGTTATCAATTGCAATATTGTCCTGTGGAATTCTCATCAACCAGTAAGGAGGGACAAAATTATTGACAAGCAACATGGGGTGCATAAATAAATCCCAAAAAATGCATCAAGGATGCTAAATATTTTAAGTAAAAACAGGAGCACGAACAAGATGAAATTTCAAGAATGGCTGCTGTTGCGTGAAGTAAAGGATGCCTGCTACCACAAGGTCAAGAGAAGGTATCGGGTTTTTCCTAGCGCATATGCTTGCGTGCCGGTCGAAACTTCTAAAGCTTTAACCAGAGATGGATGGAAATTTCATCATCAACTTAAAGTTGGAGACGAAATTTTGACATACAGCATGGAAAGCGATCAATTGGAATTTCAAGAAATTCAAAATTTGCATTTCTATGAAAATGCCGATACATATGTTATAAAAAATGGAAACACAGGATGGAAATTTGAATGTACTCCAAATCACAAATGGGTTGTCAAATACCCTGCCTGCAATGGCAATAGAGGTAGAAAAAAATACAACGACATAATTAACAATATGAGATTAGCCACGACTGAAGAACTTTTAAATCAAAGTGGCAGTAATAGAAAGTTGGTAATAAGTTCAAAGTATTATGATGGACAACCGATTGAACTAGAAAAAATTTACAAATATCAAACCAATTGGATTGAATATCTTTTGGCCTGTACTCCCGAACAAAGGCAAAGCTGGCTGTACAGCGCAATAATTTATGATGGTAATCAGAGAAAAACACAAAGACTTGTCAAACAAACAAATGAAAAAAATCATGAATATATGTTTGATACTCCACTAGAAAAACAGTCGTTTGGATTTAAACAAAAAGACACAAATCACAGAGACGCTTTTCTTTTAAGTGCTTTTTTGAATAAAGGATTGGTGACTTTCAATAAACGCAAAAACCACAATATTTATAATTGTAATTATGTCGCCTATAACGGAACTAAAAGCTGGGAAGGCTTCAGACTTACTGAAAAAAGGCAAGCAGATGTTTGGTGTCCGCAAACAAGTAATGGCACTTGGGTCATGATGCAAGAGACTGACGGGCGAGGAACAATATCAATTACCGGCAATTCAGGAGCACTAGTCAAATGCCGTAAAGTAGGAGCAGCCAATTGGGGAAATTCCACAGACGAATCGCATATGCAAGAAAGCATTTTTAAAGCCGAAAAAGAGCAAGGCTTACACGGATGGTTTAGCAGAAATAAGGGAAAGGGTTGGATTGATTGCAGGGCAAGCAAAAAGGGCAAGCTAGTGCCTTGTGGAAGGCAAAAGACGGGTAAAGGTGCAGATCGCAAATATCCAGCTTGCCGACCAACCCTGTCAGCTTGCAATAAAGTCGGAGTTAGAAGAAAAAAAACCAGTAAACCAATTAGTTGGAGAAAAGACTGATGCATTACAAAAGCGATATGGACGAAGGAGTTGTTGGAGATTATTTTTTTGGAAGAGGTCGTTGGGCTGATCCCAAAATAGTAAAACAAGAAAAAATGATTGATGATGCCAACCAAGTTGAAAGACTAGAAATTTTCAATCCAGACAAGATGCCTGAACAAGCATATGATCTTTGGGTTAGAATGATGAAAGCAGGTGGTGGATTCAAAAAATTCTCCAAACCCGGTGAGTCTCCCAAGATTGCATTCAGTCGTTTTTTGGCCAAAAAGCGTGATGAATACACCAAGAAAAGAAAAATGTTTACAGACAAGTACGGTAGAGATTATCGCACTTTAGACCAAGATGCTTCAAGAAATTCGTATGAGCCAGTTTGGCGAGACCCCCATAAAATTTGAATCAAAGGTGCGACATGAAAAAGAAAAGCATGGCTATGATGTTCGCTATCGTGCTCCTCGGAGTGACACAAGCTGTTGCTTTTCACAAAAAAAACCATGTTCGCACAATGACAGAACCAAAATGTGTCAGCAAGTCTCCAAAAGTTTTTAAAACATATGATGAAGTCGTAGAGCAACTGAATATCTGGCACCAACAACTGCCAGAGACAACAGAGATTGGAGCCTACGGCAAAACATCTTTGGGAACTCTTTGCAACTATTTGCGTGTTGGCAAAGTCGGCAAGCCTAAAGTGCTTATTCAAGCTGGATTGGAGGGCGATGAGGAATTCGCCATTTTAGCCAATATGAAATTCATGGAAAAATTTCTTTGTCGGATCGACACAGATGATGATGTTAACTGGCTAGTGAAAAACAGGGACATTTATTTCATACCTGTATTAAGTCCCGATACATTTCTCAAGTCACACGATATTGAGGGGTTTGAAACAATAAAAAGTTTCCCACACCCAGCTAAACCAAACAATCAATCGCCATCTCCCGTGAAACTGATTATGGATTTAACCAACGAACTCAAATTTAAAGCAGTTCTAAGCAGCCACACTTATGGGGAAAAATTTGTCCAACCCCAAATCTGCAATGGACAAGATGGCGACAAAATCGAACATCTGCTTCTAAAATTGTCAGGCATGAACGGATTCAAAACAGAAAGAACAGACAACCTCCAAGGAACGGGAAGTGATGTCGATTGGTTTTATAGCGTAGGAGCTTGCAGCGTGAATATGCTATGGAGCAAAAACTCCAAAAAATTTGTGTCTTTTTCTGATCTTGAGCCAAGCGTAGATGAAAACTTTGCAGCCGTCTGTGCATTTATGAAAGAAGCAGTTGAGATTGAAATGAATCCGAAACCGCTTCGACCGATGCTTTATCAAGCAGAATAATTATTTTAAATATTTCAACTTGTAAACTGTGTGATAGGTCAATGCCGTGATCTCATCCAGAATATTGTGCAGATGAGTATCTTTCTCATCAAAAAAAGAGTGAGCCTCAGTCAACATTTTTGCCAAATTTTCCAGATAAGAAATTGGATTCTCACCCTTATTCAGACCTCCACTTGTAGGCGAAAAAGACGATTTGCCATATTGTCCTGCGTGTGTCTCGTAAAAAGTGTCGGCCAAGTCAACAACACCCTCATAAAACTTACCCAAAGCCTTATGTTGGGCAAAAGACTCTGTTTGTAGGTGAACATAATGAGCAAAGTCTCTTGCCTCAAAAAGCTTTGCAAATAGAGTTGAAGCTCCACCTTGAGGCTTGGAATTAATTTTAGTTTGCTTGCCATCTACTTTAGGAGATTTAGCCTCATTTTGTGCTGGCTTGCCCTTTTTAAATTCATTTAAACTGATCATTATGTTGCTCCTTGTCTATTGATATTTAGACCGTATTCTTGAAAAATTTTGAGTATATTGCTTAGTGAACCTATGCTGTGCTAATTACATCCAAGGAGAGCAGGTATACTGAAATATTTCAAATCCCTCTCTCGCCATTTTTCTACTGCGCATATACTATTTTGTAGACATGTGGCTAATATTTTTGGTCTTGATAGGCACGATTCATTGTATTTGTTGCTATTTAACATTTAACGAAAAGTTCTATGATCGTTGGTGGTTTATTCCGATTGGTCTCCTGATCGGATTGCTTAGCAATGGCTTATGGTTTTTAGCTGCGAAAACTATTGGCAACAGGTCTCAGTTGTATGTTTTTTCAATGTTTTGGGACTGTTTGATGATTGGAATTTATTTTCTTTTTCCTGTTTTTTTCTTTGGAATCAAGTTAGACAAGATAAGAATTTTTGGATTGTCGTTGATAGTGCTTGGAACGATAATCATCAAATCAAAATCATGAACTATCGTCGTCAATTTGTTTAAGCAATCTTTGATTTCTTTTTTGTTTTTGATGATGATATCTTATGACCTGTGGACTGATTCAGTTTGCAACGAACTGCCAGCAAAGCTTGGAGAAATACGAAAATTTCTTCTGGTTTTTTTTCACGCAAATCTATCACGCATTTCTTGTCTGTCATTAAATCCTTAAAGATTGAGTCCAAAAAATTATTTAGCATTTAACCATATAATTTATTAAGGAGAAAATAATGGGCAAGCTTAATAAGATAGTTTCTTTTGACTTTGACGATACTCTGTATATGAGAAATGGTGAAGTTAACCAAAAAATGGTAGATCTAGTTAGAGACTATGACCATAAAGGGTATAGATGCTATATAGTTACAGCAAGAAATAAAAACCACGAAAACATCAAATGGATCAAAGAAAATCAGCCCGACAGGATGAGAATAAAAGAATTCATTAAACTTGAAAATCTACCGATAAAACAAACCCATTTTTGCAATCACGCACCCAAAGGTCCAATTCTCAAAAGAATTGGAGTCTATAAACACTATGATGATGAAGTGGAACAGATCAATGCCGCTCTTGAGCATGGCATCGAAGCCGTGCTTGTGGAGACTAATTGAAATCCTCCCCCCGACTAAAGTCAGGGGGGTTTTCTTGGCTCAAGGATCATAAGGCATGGAAAGAGTAAGTGTCATTTCCGGCAAAGCTCCAGTCATTTTGGTGGCACCACACGGCTATGATCCTGACGATCAGAACACAGGTCTTATTGCGGAAAAAATCGCTGAACAAATCAAAGGATACGCTGTTATCAACCGTGGGTGGGAGCGATCAGAAACTGTTGATTATCTGAAAGACAAAGCAGATTGTAACAATGTTTATCATTGCCAAGAAGATGTTGTTCGAGAAGAATTTTTAGAACCCATCATCAGATTCAAAAACAGAATACTTCAGTACAAGGAATGTGTGTACATTTTTTACATCCACGGAATGTCAAACAAACATAGGCAAATTGCCAAAGACCCCGATTTGGACTTGGTTTTAGGATACGGTTCTGGAAGCCCCAACAGCTACACCTGTGAGGGCTGGCAGAAGAATTTCCTTTTAAATTCATTGAATAAATCTGGAATTGTTTCATACGAGGGAAAAAAAGGCGGTCCCATGAGTGGCTGGTCCCGCAACAACATGAATCAATATTTCAGAAAATGGGAACTGGATTCTGATGTTTACTCGATGCAATTAGAAATCATTTATGATCTGAGGAACGAAAAAGACTTGGCACTTTTGACAGCGGACTATCTTGCTGCTTCAATCAAAGACCTAAGTTATGCAGTAGCCTATAACGGCCCGACAAACTTCAAGACATATTAGCTTTTATTCACATACTTACGAAGATATTCCCTGTCATCATCACTTAGATCGATGTATTTTGGCATCTTATTCAGGGTCCAATCTCTGTTGAAGAAGACCATGTCTTCGTAATTTGCACTCTGCCGAATTATGTTGAAGTTTTCATTTAAAAGCAAACCTATCAGCACAACCTTGTTTCCAACTAAATTGAGCTTACCCATGACTGCATCGTATTGAGATTTATTCTCATTTTTCAGTTTATAAAGTTCTGTACGCAACTTCGCAACCTCAGCATCTTCAAACTCCAACTTAGGTTGCTCGACAGCCTTGTTTTCCTTTAGATTTTGCTCTTGGGGAACAGTATGAAACCGACTGGCTACCCAAGACTTCATCTTGCCTCCAGTTTTGCCATCATAAATATACAAAGAGGACAAAGCCAAAACCGTAAAAAGAATCAAAAAAGCCCAAGTTCCGGGTCCCTTACTTTCCTCAACAACAGGATTTGGTTCGGAAACAACCTCTGGCTCAGAAACAACTGACTCAACAGGAACTGGTTTAATTTTTGGCACTTCAGGCACAAAATTAGAGCCTAATTGATTTTGCAGTTCAATTTCCCAAGGTTCGAGTTTCATGTCACTCCTTTTACAGCTACAAAATTATATATTAATTGACGAGATTTTTATGAATTTTGGCAATCTTATGTTCAGTCAATTTGCAGTACAAATATTCATTAACTTCGAGTACGGACTCCAGCCATGAATCTTTCTGAACCGTCATGGCCTTTTTCAGGCCGTGTGCTTCGGTTGCTGGAAAACCAACCAATTGCAAATTTTCTTCATAAATTACAAGATTTTGTAATACTTTAACACAATATTTATTAGGCTTTACAGCTTTGACAGCTTCATGTGGCCACGGGTCTTCCAGCTTCATCCTCTCTTCCTCGACCAGCATGTGTAATTTCTTTTTTGTTAGGACCTTTCGTTTTTCTTCAATTAAATCCCTCAGCTTTTTGACATTTTCAATACTTAGGTTGCTGTGCGCTTTGATGCTGTTGCAGATAACACACATAGTTTGATAATTTTCCAGAACATCTTCACCACCAAAAGCCTTTGCTTTAATGTGGTCTTTGGTAAACAGAATTAATTTGCCATTTTCCTCGCCATACAAATTGAAGTGCGGTGTTTTGTCTGATGGGTGACACTCAAGGTGCATTCTGGTGCCCTGTAGCCCACAGGCTACACATTTACTGTTAGCTTTGAAAACATGATACCTGTCCACATTCATTTTTACTTGATATGATTCCCCGTCAAAGACATATTCTTTTTTGCTGCTTTGTTCCGTAATAAAAGGAAAGACCTCCTCCAAGAATGCCTCGCCTAATTTGATTCTCTCAACCTTACTTCTCAATTTGTCCAGATTGATAACGAATCGAACATCCTCCATACCATCTTTAGCTGGTATTTCATCGAGGTGTTTTCTGGCAAACTTAATCGCTTGTTCTTGAGGTAGCTCTGATTCAAAATCCCAAATAATGGTGCAAGTTGCCCGATATTTCATCGTAATTTCGCCTCAATTTTTTCTATTTTTTCCTTGATAATTTCAAATTCTTGCTCGAGTTTTTTATTGGATTCCAAAACCTCATGCTCAAGGCTAAGGCTGACTTCAACCAACTCCTTGATTTCTCTAAATAGAGTGCGGTAAATCGCATCTTGCTTGCGCTCGACACGACGCTGAGACATAAGAATAAAAGGTGCTTGAAAAGCAGCAATCAATGAGAGAACGAGATTGAGCAAAACAAAAGGATAGTCGTCCCAAGTCAGACACCAAGGAATTAAATTGACAAACACCCAAACAATAACAACAAAAAAACCCAATATGATGAAATACCAAGAACCGCCGAATTTTGCGACTGAGTCACTTGCTTTTTCGCCCAAGGTACGATCATCAACGGGTTCCATCGAACTCCTTGGTCAGAGACAATAAAATATGTACGAGATACATATTAAATTGTCTCGAAAACTAGCTAAAAATTGTCATTCATGAAATCTGCCTCTCCCTGACTTTCAAGCAACTTGTACAAAACCAGCGCACAGATCATGGTGCTTTTGGGGTCTTTGGTGCCCTTTGCATATTGTTTGATCCACATTCCTAGGATTGGATTATTGTTCATCAAATGATGCAAAGAACGACGAATAAAAGCCTTTTCATTATCCTCAATTTCATGTTCGACCGAGAAACAAGTTTCGGGTTTTACAACAGGCAAAATAAAAGTATGTAACATGCTGAACTCCTGAAGGTATTACTTGTGTATACCCCACGAAAATGCAAAAAGTAACAAAATTTTCCTCATAAAATCTTCGCAATTGTTTCATCATAAGCACACATGATATTTTTTTAAAAAACTGTAATTATTAGTGAACTAAAGGAGAATTTATATGAACGCAAAAAGAAAAGCTTTTACGCTTATTGAACTATTGGTCGTAATTGCAATTATCGCCGTATTGGTAGGTTTACTGGTCCCAGCCGTGCAGAAGGTACGGGAGGCTGCAAACAGAATGAGTTGCAGTAACAACATGAAGCAAATCGGGTTGGCTCTTCATAATTATCAAAGCACTATGGGCTACTTGCCAACAAGCGGTGAAGGTCTTTCTGCCAATTTGTCTACCACTTTTGATGTAAATTCAACCTACACACACATTCTTCCATATGTCGAACAGGACAACGCTGCCAAGCTATTCGATACCACAATTCCTTATGATCATCCAACAAATGTTGCAAATGGAGCAGGGCAACAAGTTATCAAATCCTTCCTCTGTCCATCTTTTGGTTCAAAGAATGATCCCCAAAACTATGGACAAGTTGATTACATGCCAGTTGCATATGTTGACATCGACCCAAACACAAGTTGCCGTTGTACAATCAGCAATACATGCAACCTATACAAAACTCCGGGTCTTCTCACTCTTCACTACGAAGTTATTGGCGCTGGAACAGCCAGTCCTCCTACAATCACAAACATCAGCACCAATGGGATGAATGTAATTCGCAGAGGCGGCAGAAGCATTGCTGCTGTAATGGACGGCACAAGCAACACAATTGCAATTATTGAAGATGCTGGCAAATCACACGAGAGCATCAGTCCTTACATGAAATCCAACTACAAAGCTTACGGCGGTTCCTCCGTAGCCTCCCCAAGTGGCATGAGAAACAACTATCGTTGGGCAGAACCAGATGTTGGCAATGGTGTTTCTGGCCCCCACCAAGCAACCGACAGCAAAGTCGCTAAAATCAACAACAATGCATCTCCAATAGGTGGCCCTACTACTTGCCCTTGGAGTCTCAACAACTGCGGTCCCAATGACGAACCTTTCTCCTATCATTCAAGTGGTGTCAACGCAGTCTTTGGCGATGGGCATGTGCAGTTTGTTAATGATAAAATTACCACATTAATCTTGAGATCAATCTGCACTCCCGAAGGTGGCGAGATTGTATCTCTGGATTAATTTAGCGAAGGTTTGATGCGAGAAAAAAAGTTTGGCTCGATTTTTCTATAAGATCGAGCCAAACTTTCGCATTTTATATGGTCAAAAAAATAATCAGAGTTGTAGTCAACCACGGCCCAGAAGCCAGCTTGAACCTCAGTTTCCAACTGCCCCGGAACCCAACAAGTTTCTCCTGTGAAAAACTTGTATTTATTTTCTAAAAGTCTATCGTTTTCGACAATGTGCGCAAAGGTATATGGAGTGCCAAAGAAAACTCCATCAACCACTTCATATTTTTTCTTGGATTTTTCAGGCTGGCCAAAAATAGTTTCTTGGAGAGCATCATTTAAGGTCGGCTCCTGAGATGGCTTCAAGACACAAGCAGAATCACCATAACCGTGCAGGAAATAGACCCCTTTAGTTTTTCTTGGGCCAGCAAGATGAAGCTGTAAATCTTTGAAAACACCATCCATGTACATTTGTTTGAATTTATCATATTGGCCTTCAGGCGCATCAACCACATCTTTTAAATAAATTGAATTTAATTTGCCGATACTAGGACCGTTCAACATAATGCCGACCGCACCCTTACTGTTGTGACTTAGCACATAAATTAAAGAATAGGGATTTTTTAAAAGAAACTCATCGCAAAACTGTGAGCCTTGGACTGCCTTGCTCACCAAAATTTTATTCGTGTACATCAATTCACCTTCGGGTCTGGATTTTCAGGCAATTTTCCTGCAATTTTCGCAGTTAATTTCATGAACACATCATAAAAAACTGCTGGACCTATACAATTTTCACTCTCTGTGAAAGCCATAGATCTATCTCGGTGATAAGCAATCCATACAAGGTTAGGAATGCTTGGATCAAACAATTTATAAAGTTCTGAGGGTACTTCCCGACAAACTGCTATCCAACCGTTGCCAAGATATTGAGTAGCATTTGGATGAAGATTTCGACCCATAAATACCCAAGTGGGACTGCCAATCTTCCAACCCTCATGCATAATTCTGACAGGCCCAGAGGGGCGATTTACGAATTGTAGAACTTCTTTGCCATCTTGCTGTTCATGGCTTTTGATAACCTCAACAAGCTGGGGCAATTCATTTTTTTGAATGGTATTATTTAGGTATTTTTCAACTAAATGATAGGACGGGTGAGTCCAAGATGGCTCCAAATTCATCACAAGTTTACGAGTACAATAAAATTCCCAAATAATTTCAGCTTTTTCTCTGGGATTTTTTGTTTTTTTGACTTTATCGAGCATGAATTAATTGAGTGAGAAAACGAAAAAAGGGGACCGGATTTCTCCGGTCCCCTTCGAGTCCATCCTCACACGATTAATATTAACCTTGAAACAGTTCAGATGCAGCAGCAATTTTACGCTGCGTCTGCTCTACCACGCTGTCGGCAGGAGCGAACTTCAGGTGGGAAGGGTAAGCTGAGGGCTTAACCACCTTCAGGACCGCCTTCAGTTGATCAACGCTACGGCAGTAGCCCTTGACCCTGTCGTAGAACCCCGCCTTTATGGCGACTTTATTGCTGCGGTCCACCACAACAGCCTTTTCGGCAGGGGTCAGGGGCTTGACGGGCGAAGTCCCGTCCCATGCCACCAACGCAGCCAATTTCATGCCAGCGGACTGCTCCACATCGCTGGCAGGAATGAACTCACGGCTCTCCCCGTAGGTGCCGTTTAAGAGCTCGGAAAGAGGCCGAAAACCCACGATTGGCGAGAAGTCAAGTTCGTTCTCGACCAAATTGCGTGCATCGTCAGGATGCAGGCCCAAGCCCTCGAAAACACCAACAGCGGAATCTACTTCCTCGCCCTGCTGGCACTCAGGCAGTTGAACGCTGAATCGATCCTGCAAGATGTACAGGAAGCTGTGATCAGCAGAACCATCTGCCTTGACCAGCGTGACGCTGGGGTTACTCGGCTTACTGCCGTTTTCCCAAAGTCTCTCGACCAGCACGCCTGTTGCGTATTCGCATAGCTCGTCCTTGGTTGATTCCAAACGAGCCTTGGATACATCAGAAACGATCTTTGCTCCCGCCCAGCGGGCAGCAACGGCTTGAAAATCGGTAGTCACAGGAAGCTGCCACTTTTGGGCGGTCTTTGCAGCAGGCTTTGCAGAGCCTGCAAGTGCCCCCAATTGTGCCAAAACATCCTTAGCTGACTTAGGAGCAGCAGTTTTCTTAGTAGCCATAGGGTCAAGAACCTCAAACAGACGGGCACAGCTATCAGATAAAAACTGCTCAACCCACTCCATTGTGGAGGCAGTCTAATAGTGTAACGCCGTCACCTTCTCTGTAACCCGATTTTGTCGGGTTGTAAAGTCATACAGGAAGTTTTGTTGCCGAAATACAATTAACTGAAAAATCTTTCTGGATACATTTCTGTGTATTTTTCCATAAGTTTTTTCTTGTAAAGACTTTCTGGATTTTTTCCTTGATAAATCTGCATCAATTCTGAAAAACAATTTGTTGTTTTAGCCATCTCCACAAAAGATTTTCGATGCTCTTTTTGATTTGACTTGATATCATAAACTATTTTAGAATTAATTTCTTGATATACAGACTCCATTTGCAAATTTAATTGCAATATATCTTTTTGTACTTCATCATGAATAGACTGTAAGCGAATTTTGTAGGATTCAACCGAAATGGCAATAAGATCGTCCATCAAACCATCTAAAGCGACTTCATAAACCTTGTATGTGGGACGCATGAGAGCATCAACAGCACGATGTCTCTCCAAATACCAAGGTGTTTTAGCTTTCAGCATGTCGCCATTTTCAAAATGACAAACATATCCTTCAAATTCAGAATGATGCAAATTCTGCAATATTTCAGCAAATTTAAAACGATATTCAAGAGCACGATCAGAATACTTATTTTCAAAAAAATACTTTCCAGTCTCCCTGCTGCGAGACATTAAGAACACCAGTCTGCATTGGTCATACCTGACAACTATCTGATTACGAGGCGAGACCCATTCAAAAATAGGCGTGAAACCGCAATCAATCGTTTCAAGGATGTTGCGCTCCAACTCTGGACTACTAAGAACAAAAGCCAAAGCACCCTGAGCTTGTGTAGAATGAGGAGAGCGACGGGTAGAAGCTTGTAAAGCGCCATCTGTCAACCTGTAAAAATGAACCATACTTCCATCTAGTTTTTCATAGATGGTGGCATCTTTTCCTTTATATAAATTGAAATCAGTTTCTGAATTCTGATTGATATTGAAAAATTTATGAAAAGGCAAACTTAGCATTTTGCCAGTTTCACGGCAAAATGTTACGCCACGAAAATTGCGACGAATCCAACCTGTTTTTGATGCATCTCCCGCTACAAAAGTGTCACTAAGAATTACGATGTAGTCAAAGCAAACAGTCTTATCTGTAAGTTTGATTGCAAACTCAGAACGACCTTCAACTGCATGATAGGCATCTTCCAGCGTGAACATAGTGTTTTCTCCTACCAGAAAATACTATAACACTTTTAGAAAACACTTTCATCTGGTTTTTCGTTATCATAGTCCAAATTCATTACTGCGACCCTGCTGCGAATCCATTCCAATCCTTTTTCTTTTAACTGGCGCACTCTTTCCTTGGTCACACCGATTTCTTCGCTTATTTTTTCAAGAGTTTTCTTTTCTCTGCCATTTACCCCGAAATAATTTTCAAGAACATAAGCCTGCCTGATGCGATCCGTGCCAATATTTTCTTTTACAAGTAAACCAATTAATTTGAAAATCAAAGTCTGACGGCTTTGTTGATCACGCTCATCTACCAAGCCACTAGTCTTTTCGTCTTCCATGTCTGGAATTGAATCGTTGAAAAATGACAACCTTTCGTTGTGTGCGAACTTCATCTTTGCATCACGGAAAAAATTTTTCTTCACTACCCAAGTAGCGTAAGTTGAAAACTTATGTCCCAATGTCCAGTTAAAATAATCAACAGCCTTTAGAACATCGTAATACGCATCGCTTAATATGGTGTCATGCTGATTTTGCTCATTCTGCAAAATATGGCGGTGTTTCATCACTTGGGTGGCAAGTCTGAAATTACTTTCAGCCAAGAGGTTTCTAATTTCCTTGTATTTTGCAACAAAATTTTCGGCATTCTCTAATTTTATTGTATTTGGATTCTGCGAATTTATAGTGCTTAAAACAAGCTTGGCTTTATATTTATAAAAATTCATCTTGCGAAAGAGATGCTGCTCTTGTTGGCTATTCAAAAGAGGCGATTCATAACAAGGAAGCATTTCTGGATTTATTTTGCCACTTTTTGCTTTCTGTATCTTCTGAGTAGCTTTCTGAAATTCCTCAAAGTCGGGCATTTCGGCAGTTATAGCCTTCCTTTGCTTCACATCATCAAAAATCTCGTGACAAAAGGATTTCAAGTTGCTAGAAACGAGTTTTTCATACCGATCAAAATTAGAAAGCATAAACAATACTCCCTGTGGATAGGGAAAGTATATGCCATATATTTTTTCATGGTAAGTAATATTTTAAACTTTTATTCCACGGAGGATATGTTGTGCAACATACATGCCTGCCGATGAAGCTCTTGAACTTTACTTCCCGTGTCGTAGTATGCATCACTATTGATAAACAAAGAAAAAACAGCAAGAGGGTTTTTCCTATCTTTTTCCATCAATCGCATGGTTGTGTTAATAAATTCCACCCTGCGACCCTTTGCTTGATGTAGTTCTGCCAATCTCGCCAAATGTTCATTTCTTGCCGGACAAAATGCTTCTGCTTGATGAAGCGATCTTAGCTCTGCTTCTTCGTCATTCAATCTTGAATATGCCTCAGCCTTAAAAATGCAAGCCATGTATCCAGATTCATCGATAAACTTGGGCTTTTGCGTTGTACTGTAGTCGTGCATTAAATCCATCCAGCGATCAAAATAAAAAAGACAGCGTCTGGCGCACTCTTGCACATGGCTGAAACCAAAAGGAAAATAAGAGCCGGGAGCGCAAAATGAATCCCTGTAGCTTTTAGCTGTGTAATAGAGATGATAAAAATCAGTCAACATAGAATTTTCAGCCAACAAATCTTTTTCAATTTCCAAAGCATCTTGGAAAAACTTTGTACTGTTTTGCCAAGTTTTGCCATCGCCAACGACGATATGCCTGAATTTAGAATCTAAATCACATCTTTGGAATCCTTCCCCGATATTATCTTGGTCAAGATAAATGATTTCATGACGCTTGTCGTGCTTGAACTTCCAAGGCAATTTGGCGTTCCACAGCCAACACCTTCTGTACGAACACAAGCTTTGATAGGCCATAATGTTATAGCTTTGAACAGATGTTTGATTAATTGGCGACCAATCAAAGTCCGGCTCTACTTCAATCTTCTCGTCAGCGTCAATCCGTAAAATCCAATCACAACCATGATTGTGTTTTAAACAAGTTTGCAGAGCATGGTCCCGGTTGTAGCCGGGAAATTGCCAAGGAATTGAGTAGAGACAGCCGGGAATGTTTTTTTCTTCAAAAAAACTGGCGATCAATTCTTTGGTGTTGTCTTTACTACCGTTGTCTTGAATTACCCAGTAGTCGATGTATCGATAGCATGACTCCAACATGCGTAAAATCACATGAGACTCATTTGCTACCATCGTGTTTAAGCAGATTTTAACCTGTTTGTTCATCGTCATCATCCTCTTTGAATAAAACAGGTAATTCTGGAATTTCCATGCCTTTATTTTGCATTTCACGCCGTACTAGATTTAGACCAAGATGCATCATGGTCAATGAATTAAACAGAGACATTCCATTTAACTCAATTTTGAAACCCTGTTCTTGTGGCGTGTCTATAGGCTTTATCAATACATATATGTTTTTCGGTCTACTACGAAATTCTTTCAGCAATTGATCAGTTGTTGCATATTGCAAATCTTCAAGAACTCCTTGTATTTTTAACCTTTCGTTTTCCACAGCGTAACTGCGAACAACAAAAAAGGCAAACAACAAAAAGCTTGCGACAAGAACAATTACAACAAGTGCTACATCTGCGTAAGACATTTTATTTTGACCAGAAAGAACCGCAATTCGCTGCACCTTTTACGCTACGCTTAAAAAAATACGCTTCCGCTTTTTTTGCTTCAACCATATTCCAACATTCTTGTGTCAAAGGCAGACGAAAAAAATTAATTTCCTGAAGATTAAGGGTTTGCCTAAAAAACAATCCATCACCAACGCCTTCAATATCATCAAGCAAAACAAGGCAATTTTCATCGACCTCATACAATTCGCCATAGATATGCGAATTGGCTTTTACATCAGATGACTGAGCCAAATTGGAATCGACAAGTGCTGGAAATCCACCATAGGCATAGATTCCATACTCAGGAGTGGTTTTGCAAACACCTAAGTATCTTTGATCACGAAGAAACTGCGATCTTTGAAAGCATTGCTTCAAGGTGCCGTAAACACAGAGCAAGATGTTCATTTGTTTGATTTACCTTCAAATGCCATGAGGATCAAACAAATTATAAACATTACAGTCATAAAAAACACAAAAGACCCTATTTCATAAAAAAAATTACTCATATTTTTTAATTTCTAGAGAAACGGAATTTGCAAAAGCCATAAAGAAATTCAGAATCAAATCGTCACAAGGCATATTTGAATCCAGATATTGCTTCTGATACAAATAACTTTGACAACCCAAAAAACCATTCCAAAAATTATAGCTTCCTAATATATATCGAGTTGATAACATGCTTCCATGAACTTTTTGGATTTGTTCCTCAAGCGAACTAATCATGGCAGCACGATCATGCAAGTTTATTACGGGACTTGTAATTGCATATGCTGTATATTCGCTTAATTGACAACAAGCATCAAACTTTGGCTCGAGATCATGCCTAGGCAGCAAATTATTTTCAGTCCATAAGCAAAAAGAATCACGATCCAATGCCTGAAGAAGTGTGTAAAATAAATCGCATTTAAAATTATATTTGCGAACGATGGGCAAATGGGTGAAATTCAATTCTCCAATTTTTGCCACGGCTTGTTCTGGAAGGTCTATACCAACCACAAAACCAGTCATAGAATTTGAACGGGCTGCACGCAACCAATTCAATCCATATTTGTTCCAATCCTTTTCATCGAAGCAAGTTGCTGCCGAATAATTCATAATCTTGAATACCGCCCTCTGCTAAAGAAAATTGTTTTAAGGATCATTGTTCTATACTCCAATGAAAAGACAAAGGCGTAGACCAAGACCAAGAGTCACAATTTTGCCAAGACAAAGACCAAGACTCAGACCAAAACATAGACCAAAAAAAAGAGCGACATGCTAATTTTGAATTAACAAATCCAAAACAATGGTTATCACTATGTGAATTTGTTTTAAGGATCATATATTGTTGCTCCAATTTTTTGACCAATAAGACCAAGACACAGACCAAGATTTAACCAAAAAATTAGAAAAATAGCAAGACCAAGACCTAGACCAAGGCCAAGGCCAAAACATAGACCAAGACATAGACCAAGACCAAGACATAGACCAGCACTTTGATTTTGGAAGAGAACGCCCCGCCATGAACATCACCAATCAATCTAAGATGTGGCTTCATTAAACAGCCCCAGAATAAATGAGTGTGTTTTTTTCAAAAGTCGCAGAAGCACCAGCTACAACTTCTTTGGTTATTGTTGTCGATTTTCCTTCATTATCCACTAATTGAAACATTACATCAAGCATAAAATCTTCCAACACAGATCTGAGTCCACGAGCACCTGTCCCCTTGTCCAAAGCTTTTTTAGCAATTGCCTTCAGGGCATCTTCGGTGAAATTCAAATCCACACCTTCACTATAACAAAGTTTTTTGTATTGCTTGGTTATGGCATTTTTTGGCTTAGTCAGAATTTGCATTAGAGCTTCTTCATCTAAGCCTCTCAGAGGAGTGACCACAGGCAACCGACCTATGAACTCAGGGATCATTCCGAATTCAACCAAATCGGCTTCAGAAACACTTCCCAACAACCAATCAGTTTCTTCATTTGGCTGCGAATTAAATCCCATCATCGATTTGCCCAATCGACGCTTGATGATGTCCTCCAAACCATTAAAAGCTCCCCCGCATATAAACAAAATATTGCGGGTATCGACTGGGATGTACTTTTGCTCAGGATGCTTACGGCCACCCTGCGGAGGAACATTGCAAATTGTACCCTCAAACATTTTCAACAACGATTGTTGGACACCCTCACCACTTACATCCCTTGTGATGGAAACATTCCCGCCACTACGAGCAAGTTTGTCTACCTCGTCAAGAAAAATAATGCCATGCTGTGCCAACTCTATGTCGCCATCGGCAGCACGGATCAATTTCAGAACTAAATTCTCAACATCCTCACCAACATAACCACTTTCTGTGAGCGTGGTTGCATCACCCACAGCAAACGGCACATTCATAATTTTAGCCAAAGTGCTGGCCAAAAGCGTCTTGCCTGAACCCGTGGGGCCAACAAGCAAAATATTAGACTTCTCTAAATTGACATCTTTATATGGATTGTTCTTTTCAAATTGGGTAGTGAAATCCAAAAGTCTTTTATAATGGTTGATTACAGCAACCGCTAAGGCACGCTTGGCTCTGTCCTGTCCTATAATATGTTGATCTAAGTGTTCCACTATCTGTTTGGCTGAATTCAGATGTAATTGAGGCACGGGACACTCGCTTTTTTGAGTCAAGAATGCATCGCACACTTTAATGCAAGCTCCGCAAATGTAGACCTTACTGATAGGGCTCTCCACCAATGGTCCAGAGGTGGCATTATTGCCACAATAATTACAAACAATTTGACGCTTACGAGGCATGACTCGAACTCCTAGTTATAATCCATTTTACCCCAATATCTATCAAAGGTAAAAGAAAAGGCGCTCTGTAATCAGAGCGCCTTTGTCGAATAAAACTGTTAGGTGCCTCAGGTCGTGATTTGCTCCAAAGCCCGAATACATTCCTTCAACCTAGAAAGACCACCAATCTGCTTACTAAGAGACTTGACCGCAACCAAATCCGACAGACAAATCACACCTTTGATATGATCATCTTTGGTTTCGGGAAGAACCTCTTTGGTTTCAGAAAGAACCGCTGAATGCCTTTTAGAGAGCATAGCGTTACGAATAGCGTAAATGTGAGTCGTATGCACCTTAATATTGTACTTAGCAAGCAATTCTTCTTCAGTTTTCTTATGCCAGCCTTCTGGTGGATGAGCCTTGATGGCCCCAATCTGTTTCAGAATCGCCCGCACACAATCGGCTTTGCTCTTGTCCTTATTCTGATTCAGTTCGTTTGACATAGTACACAGTTCCTTGAGTAGTGAGTTAAAAAGTCGCCCCGGAGGAGGCGTGGTTAGCGACAAACAATCAGGCAGTCTGGAGGTTGCCGGTGAAAGCATACTCACGGGTTTCGTCGTTGCGGGCGAAAAACCCCTTCTTGATAAGCTTCTGCAAAGACTGGTAAACCATGTTGCTGAAATTGCTAGCATTGCTTTCATAGCCAGCCTCTTTGACGAGCTTACAAAACTCTTCCAGCTTCACGGGAGAGGACTGCTGCTGACTGATACTGACCAGCAATTGAGGAAGACGAATATTCTTACCATCAGAAGAAACAACAGCGCCAATCTGACGAGATGTGTTCTTAGCCCTGCGGGGTTTCGGCTTATCGGCAAAAGCGGTGCGTGCAGCAGGCTTGCGGGCAGCGACAGGCCTCGCTTGGTGACCGCCATGCTGCGCCTCAAGATCAACCAACTCCTCGAGCAAAGCGATTTGCTTATCAATCTTCTCACGCTGAGAACGAAGCGTAGTGAGTTCGACATACCATTGGCTACTCATGAAAAAACTCCCAAACTAGCCTCAATAAAATCAGTTGTGACACTTGAGGTGACTATCACAACACCTTTATACCTGCCGATTTCATACCGGCTGGTCCATCCTGACAGATTGATATTAGTACGAGGTATTTTGATTGTAAAGTCAAAATCAAAAAAATATTATCATCTCATCAAAAAAAAAGGATACATACTTCTTTAATATAGTACAAGGACTTTGGCACGAAAGGAATAAAAATGCTGGTACTGTCACGAAAGAAGGACGAAGTTATCATTCTGAAACAACCCGGTCAAGAGGACATCAGAATCACAGTTGTTAGGATCGACAACAGAAACAAAGTCAGGTTAGGGATTGAAGCAGATAAAAAGGTTACCGTGATACGCTCGGAACTAGAAACAACGAACGGTGAAACACTCTTCCCCATCGGACAAATATCCGCAGAAACGGCCTAATAAGCTGGTTTTTTTGTTTCCAAAAAAAATATCTAAGCCCCACAATATGTGGGGCTACAATTTCATATTTAATGAAAATTTATGTAAGATTTATGCGCAACGCCTAACTTTCTAAGCAATTTAAAAAACTCATCATGTGAATAACCATATTCACCAACAAAGGTGTAAACCAGAATTGCAAAATCATCGTTTAATTTGGCGATGTGCTTGATTTGCTCCAAGCTGTAATGATGCTTTCTTATTTGCCATCCAGCAGCTAAAAGTTGATTCAGGTCGCTGGAATCTAAATTTTGGTTACAATGAGCACAATGTGTCAACCCGTCTGTCAAAGCAGTTTCTAGTTCATGACCGCAGAAGGGACACACTTGAATCATTGATGTATTTATTCTTGATCAATAAAAAAACCTCACCGATTGGTGAGGCTTTTTTATTGAATTTGCAAGCAGCGATTATGCGCCGTAATGACGACGAAGCGTCCCGGCCCAATCATCGTTGCCCGACATGATGTTTTCCTCAAAAACACGCAAAACTAACTTGATGGAATCGATCTGTGCCGTGAAGGTATCCTCAGGGCAACGACCGTTGTTGCGTAAAATGCCGGTGAGATACTCACGGCCTTCTTTGATCTTGTTCTCACGCATCTTGCGAGGCCCGCTTTGGGGGCCACGCTTGCCCTTGGGCTTAGGAACATCTCCCGTAATATCCCTCGATGCCTGTCGAACATCACGAGAATTGACAACCGGCTGCATCGCATTCCGCTTATTGTCCATAGTCGCAACTTCTTGTGTCGCAGACTCAATTTCTTGCTGCGCCTTTTTTCGCTGCTTTGGTGTTTCAGCAACAGCCAAATTGCCCTCTGCGATTTCCTTACGATCCAAAGCCTTCTCGATCTGCGATTGGATACGACCAATCCGTTTCTGACAGGTTTCCGCAGCAGCGTCATTCGCTACTGTGCGAACCTGTTCACGAATCTCCTCGTCATCAATCGCACCAAGCTCAATGGCGCTCTGGCGATCAATCCTTCCTTCAAAAAGGTCCGACAAGGTATTGGCATCAAGACTATTGATCAAACGATCTGTCTCGGCCAACCACTTGCTGTCTTGCTGAAGAATTCCAACAATCTGGGAATCAGTTGCATTCGCAGCACGAAGCTTCACGACTTCGGCTATCTCATGCCCCTCCGTCAAATTAATGCGACTCTTGTTTTCAGCCCAAGCCAAAGCAAGAGCTTGCAAATCGTTGTTGCAAACAAATATTTGGCAGGGGACAAACTCATAGGCAACATCGGCTGAAACCTTGCCGTACTTCCAACCATCCTCACTTGCTTTAACGCCACGAGGATCGAGAACCTCTTCCTTTTTACGGATAAGATACTCAAGGGCACGATACCGGCGATCACCACCGATCACCATAGGGATGAAGTTATCGCCATCCTCAACCCACCTACAGACCAAAGGGTTCAAAAGAGTGCGATTCTTGATGCTTTCACGAAGCTCCGTGGAGAGCCTGCGGTCCAATAGATCGGCCTGCCCTCGCTCTGTCAAAAGCCTAGGATTGCGAAACTGGTATTCACCATCCTTGGCCTCCTCAGGGTCAGGGGTTTTTATACTATTGAATGACACCATGTACATGTTGCCAAACAGATGCTTCGTGCCTGCTGGCATTTTTTCAATTGGGAAATTCATGTCAGTCTTCTTCGACATAATGCACCATCCTTTGATGAGATTTTGAAATTCACCTTGAAACCATGAAAAATTAAGCTATAAAACGCTCCCCCTTTCAGAAATCGTAACCCTTGTCTTTCGCAAACGGCTTGCGACAGCGAATCAGATTTGAAGTCTCATATTCAGAAACTCCAAAGTTGTCGAGACAAGATGATTTTTTTCGTAGCACAAGACCCTCGATTTGCTCGGTAGACAGAGCCTCTTCAAAGTGTACCACGAAATCTTTTTCAAATGTCTCTGCAAGCCATAAACGAGGAGTCACCTCCAGCGCAAGACCATTACGACAATTTTTTGATGGATGTCTGCAAATCTGGTGCAACATGTTTAGTCTGGCAATTTGGCTAGGCCCTCCGAACAAATACTTACCAACTTGCAAAAGATCGAACAAGATAATCTCGTTAGTCGCATTTATATCCTTGTTCATCAATTCACCATCAAGCCAATATTCCAACCCGTCCTTCAAATCCAAGCCATCGAGTATTTCCTGTTTGAAACCTTGATCTAAAACAAACTTGGCAAATTGAGAACCATGACGATTGCCAAGCGTAACAACCCTGTCGGTAGAAATGTGCAGAACAGCACGACTGCCACGAAATTTTCTTTGAGCAACCCAATTGCCGGATGCCTCATAGTGAGGTAAATCGGTAGGAAGCATTCTTCCTTTGGGTCTTGGTGGAAATAAAATACGCATTGAATACACCTCCTTGCGTCCAGTCAAACAACTTAACACGATTTTTAACAAGAGTTGCATCAAGGAGTTCTAATTTAAACTTGCTATCTTTATATCATGGAATAAAAAAGTTTTATATCTAAAGACAAAATTCAACAAGAATTCAAACAATATGCCGATTTTGCCTATAGCAAAAATTTAATGGCTATGTTGTACCAAAACAGAATCAAGTCGCCGAATGTTTATTGAACGGCGCACATATCCTCCAACTTTAAAATTATTTAGCACTAAATTTGAAAAAACCAATTATTTGACATAAAATTAAAATGGTGACCCATGATTAAAATAGCCGATTGCTTTACATTTTACAACGAGCTTAAAATGCTCAAATTTAGAATCGCAGAATTAAGCGATGTTGTTGATTATTTTGTGTTGGTGGAAGCAAACAAAACCTTCAATAATAAACCAAAGCCTTTATTTTTCCAAGAAAACAAACACCTTTTTAACTGCGAAAAACTGATTCATGTTGTTGTAAATGATATGCCTGATGGAGACAATCCGTGGATTAGAGAGGCACATCAAAGAAACGGTATCGGAAAAGGTTTGAAAATGTGTGATATGACAAGAGATGATCTTGTCATAATTGCAGATATTGACGAAATTCCAGATGCCGATCTCTTAAAACAAATGAAAAAAAATCCAATAAAAGGCCCATGTGCTTTAGAACAAGATTTTTATTATTACAACATAAGCTGCAAAAATTCTGAAAAATGGTATCATTCCAAAATTATGGACCTGCAAACATTTGAAGAAATAGGATGTGCTGAACAAGCTCGATTTCACAGCAATAAAACTTTGCCAAAAGGCGGGTGGCATTTCTCATACTTTGGTGGCGTTGAATTTATATTGAACAAAATTCAAAACTTCTCCCACCAAGAATTCAACAACGAAAAAATCTGCAATGAACAAAATATATTAGATTCTATCAAAAATTTCAAAGATCCATTTTTTAGTGATAATTCATTTTCATTCATAAGTCCAAGTGAAAATCCATATTTGCCCAAAAAATATAAAATGATAACATGTCAAAATGAAATTGACAAAAACAGCTTCAATGGCACGAAAGAATATGAGTGGGGAAAAAAAGAAAACACAATAATTGATGCAGTCATTTTGACTTATACAAAAGACCTAAACTTTTACGGACTTACACAACGCACCATTCAGACAATGAAAAATAGAAACAAATCATTAAACTTCAACATTACTGTGATTGAAGGAAATGTAAATGCTGCTGAAAAAAGTTACATATATCCAGAAACCACAACTATTGTGATTGATCAAAAATTTAATTACAACAAATTTTTAAATATTGGATTGCAATACTGCAAAAACAAATATATTTTAATTTGCAACAATGATCTTTTTTTCCTAGAAGATTCAATTGTTAATCTTGTTGATTATATGGAAAAAAATAAAATTTTGTCCGCCTGTCCACAAGAACCAAATTGGCATTCAAAATTTTTCACCCCAGAACAGTTGGCAAATGAATCTATTTTGGGATACCGCACCATGCATGAAATAGCGGGATGGTGCATTTGCACAACCCGAGAAGTGATTGAAAAAATGGGTCAATTTGATGAACAATTCGATCTTTATTATCAAGATGATGACTATGCTATGTTTTTAAAAACAAACAACATCGAACATCATCTTGTAAATTCTTCAAAAGTAAGACACGAATGTTATGCGTCTTTGGAACTTATCGATAGAGACATCCAAGAACTCAGCGCAGAATTAAAAACAAAATTTATAAACAAGTGGCAAGCACACCTTTAAGATGCAGACTGATCACATTTATTATATTGGTAAAAGCTATCACTATAATATAACAAGCAATAAACTTCTATTTGGCAATGACCACAATCGTGAACTTGCTCGATTGGCTGGTCTTTATCACCAAACCGGACAGTACGATAAAATGCTACATGCAGAAAGCGGGGCTGGTTTTCTCACAAGCCAATAATTGTTGTCAATCTCTGTTTTATTGATTTTCACAAGTTCACAAAAATTATTGACACAGGCTTCAACTGGTCCGTAACGAATGTCATCACCAAACATAATGCCGCCGGGACTCAATAGCTCCCAATAATTGCAGCAATCATAATACACATCTGGAATTTCATGGCTTCCATCAACATAAATCAAATCCGCTTTGATTTTTTTCTTACCGAACCATCTGGCACAATTGGCAGAGGTATTTGGCATAGGGTGAAGATTTTCCAAGCAGTTCTGATGCTGCATGTTGGATAAAAATTGAAAATAAAGCATCGGATATCCATGCCGCTTTTCAAAAAGACCACCATGAGACATATCGTCCATGTGCTCAGATGCTCCCAACCATGTATCGACACAATACAAATTAAAATCTTTACTTATGTTTTCAGCAGCCTTATAAAGTTTTATTGCAGACATGCCCTTCCAAGAACCAACTTCGATTATAACTCTTGGATTGATTTCTTTTACCAGATTTTCAAATATTTGATTTTCATAATTCCAACCTTCGTATTGAGGCGGCAATAAATCTTCAGGAGGAAGGGGATTCATTTTGTTTCTCCAGTCTTGAATTTTCTTTAAATTCCACAACTGTCTTACTATAGTCCATCAGTTCTGGAATATGAAACATCAATGTTCTTTCATCGTCGCTGATGCTTTTTATCTTGTGTGCTTTGTATCATGGTCTGGAGGATAGACCACACTATAGTGTTTACGCCCGTCACAGACATGGACTTTGAAATTGGAAAAATAACATCCGGTTTTTTAGAATTTTCAATTACTACAGCTTTGCTATATTTTTTTTATATCAAAGTAATTAAAAAAATATCCCCAGATTTTAAACTAGGGGAGAAACACAACTAAAGTCGCAATTGCAACGCTTGCATTTGATATCGAGAGAGTTTCTGCCGTCTGGCCTGCGTCCCGATCTAATGCTATTGTGCGGAGAGGGGCATTGACATACATACTTCAAAAAAAAGGTTTTACTAGGAATTTTTGCAGAAATTTGCGAACGCACACAGGCGATGTTGTTGCTGAACTCACCACGATGCATTTTGAACTCTTTGATAGCCTTGAGCAGGTTTTCACGATCATGCTGCGTGGGGGATTTAAACATATTCTTGTCACGAACATTTCTCAACGGCAAAGTTGTGTTCAAACTCCAACCCTGCGTCCAATGTCTGACAACAAAAAAGCCTAAATTAAGGCATTTGTTGCAAAACAATTTGTTGTGATATTGATTTACGCCGACATCTTCTATGTCTTGCTCGGCATTGCTGATATGTACCATTTCGTGAATGACATGACAATGCAGTTCGGGCAAAGATATAGTTGCAATTTCGACACCAATATAAATGGCATCTTCAATCCACCGCATAATGAATTTGCGGTCAAAATCAATTTCAATTCGTGGAATTTGAAGTGAATTGTTAAATAGATTCTTGTTGTGATGCTGAAACAGACTGCTGATTATTTTCTGCATAAGAATGCTCTGTGTTTAGTCCAGATATCAAAACATAAGATCCACATTGCAGACAAATCATATTCAAACTGCTATCAAATTGATAACCACAGTCTGTAGGGATGATTTGCCTACATTGCGGACAAAGTCTAGGATTGCTCATTTTTTACCTGTATTGACTTGTATACCTCAATACGATGAACAGGGATATTACGATCAGCTTCGATGCCAAGCCGAACACGACCTTTATCAAGATCTATAATTGTAATTTTGATATTATCTCCAATCATAATAGCTTCGTTCAATTTACGACTCAGTACCAACATCCGTCACCTCCTGCGTAGTTTGCTCATCCTCTAGAACCAATATAACACGAAAATTACTTGTTTGTTTTGAGTGGTGAAGTTTTTTCAAATTCCTCCAAAAGCTTTACCCTATCCATCATGGTGGGTGGACCTACGGTTTCTTTGGTTGGCAAAACGATTTGAGACAGGCCAAATTGCGCTCTTGCGACATTCATGCCATCCAAAAACGATCCTTCGCCCATCATGGTAAACGCTGCGTAAAATCCATCCTTGTACGAACCGGAATTGTTGGGGACTCCAGCACGCAAAACAGCGTCTCGATAACCATCCAGATATGTTGGTCTGTCTGATAACTTATACCTTAGAGCAGAAACTTCATCATATAGATTTTCTGCTCTAAATCGTTCCGTTTGCAGCGCAATCTCTTTCATTTCAAATCGTTGATGCACATTGCAGGCATCGTAGACAAAATACAAACTGACCAAAGTCGCAAAAAACCCAAAAAAACCAAAAATAACGCTCACTATCTTACCCATGACTTACCTCCATACTCGAAGTGATTGGCCAAGAGTCCAAGACTCTAACCTTTCACACTTACTATGTCAAACCAATTTTTTAGACAAATACTCCTGTCTGGTTTTGCTTATAATTTCCTGAATTTTTTTATTTTTGGAAAAATGCGACAAACTTGCATTTCCTTCATGGTAAACCCAACTTGAACCACAAATCGCCTGTCGGAAATTATTTTTCCGCATACGATCTGCAAACTCCTCTACCTCCGTGCCAGCATAAGGACACTCTGTCATCAGCCCAACTCTCGAAAAAAGTTCACGGTGGCAAAGTGCTGCGTACATTGGCAAATATTCATTATTTAAAATAAAATCAGGCTTTTCCAAAGAATTTGTGGCTTTCATACAATCATAGCTTGCCACAGGATTATTGGTGGTTGGAGATATCATCTTAACTCCATCTGATTTCATTTTTATCAAAGATGTCCCCAAATTTTGCAACCAACTCAAATCTCTGAGTCCGACATCGGAGTGCAAAATCAGGACATATGGAATTTTATCTGAAAATGGATTTTTAAGCGCAGTATTGACTGCTGCTCCAAATCCTTGGCATTTAGCATGTGACAAGATGCGTATTCCATCTAATTTTCGGTCTTTAATCTGATCGGGTAAAGTGTTGTTGTCCGAGCCATCATCAACTAAAGTAACAAGATATCGATTTGTGGTGACTGTGGAAAATATATCATTCAAAAGATTAGCAACTTTGGTGAGTTGATTATGATATGGAATAATTATTTCAACCGGCATCATGTAAAAAGGCTGATCCGTTACGCTGCGTTTAACAAATATTTTGTCTTCCATGAAAACTCCAAATTAATCTAGGTTTTCTCTATTAGAGTAGATTAACACGGAGCCTCAAATGTCATTTACGAAAAATCTCATGTTCTATGCCTATCTTCAAAACGAAGACTTCATAGACAAGAATTTTTTGACACATCTCAACCTACTCAAACATTACAACAATGTTTTTGACGGACAAATCATAATTTACTTGGCTTCCGATAAATCCATCAAAAATAAAAAGAGAATTATCGATCTTTTCAGTTTTTTCCCCAACAAAGAAATTGAATTTGTCAAAAATGATTCCGAGTGCCGAGAAAGCGCCTATTTTCAAGAACAAATACATCGGCTGAAAAACCAACGCAGCATCACTTTTTATTGCCACAACAAAGGAACAACTCACGATGATACTTACCAAAATTGCCTGAACTGGATCATCGCCATGTACTACTTCAACCTTGAAAAAGAATTTACTCCACACATTGAATTGAACATGTTTTACAACATTTTTGCCGGATGCTTGAGAAAAGATGTTTCATGCGCTCCTTGGGTTTGCAGCGACTGGCATTTCAGCGGAACTTATTTCTGGTTCAACACGCAGAGAATGTTGGAAATGAAACTTCCAGCCGAAACAAGCAGATGGGCAGCAGAATCAATTTGCGGCAAGGTAGCGCCCATATCCGACTCTTATTGCATTGCAAATACAAATTACAATTACAACTTTGATGCACTAAATGACGAATTCTGGACTGAGTTCTTCCAAACAAAAATGAATAATGAACAAGTCGAAAAATTTCAAAGACTTAAGGCACTCTCCACCTCTATGCCTTTGACGAAAATTACTAATTACATAGGTTCAGATAAAGGCACAGAAGTTGGTGAAAAACATTCTTACACAGAGGTTTATGAAAGTCTGTTTACAAGCAGAAGACTTTGTCCTACAAAGCTACTAGAAATAGGCATCAGCGATCCCAGATTTCCTTATGCCTCAATCAAAATATGGGATTCATACTTCCAGAACATCGAAATCACAGGGCTTGACATCGCAGATTGTTCAGACTTGGAACAAACCATGCCGAACTTCGGGTTTCATCAGATCAACCAGTTTGAACAAAAAGATCACGATAAAATTGTCAAACTAGGACAAAAATATGACATAATTATAGATGATGGACCTCATGTTTATGATGCGCAGATATTATCCTTCAACAACTTCTTCAAACTTCTGGACAACAACGGTCTTTACATCATAGAAGACCTGCATTGCGACAATAGGATCGTTGCCCACCTACAAAATGAAGGCGTTCAATTCAGTCTATATTGCAACAACAAACTCTTAGTGGTTCAGAGGTAATCATGACGAAAATTGAAATTCAAACGGTCAAACAGTTTATTAGCCATATGGAAGCCATGATGCATTTTATGCAAAAATTGCTTGCAGAAGAAAAAGCCCTGCCTCCTGAACCCAAGACTGATCACGAAAAATTAAAAGAAATTACAGAACTCAGAATGTTATCCAAATCAGGCGTGTGGCCAGATGCGATCCCTTCAGAGGAAATATGCACAACTGAAGATGAAAAATTGCACCAAGGCGCAAAAATAGTCCACGAGTTGATCAAAGTAGATATGATTGACAAAACTGTGCTGCAAATCGGCTGCGGTGAAGGACATGTTGCGTATGTGATGACCAACCTTCACGGACCAAGAAAAGTTGTAGGATGTGACGCAAAAAAACAAGATTGGAAATTTGAAAACACAAATAATTTATTACTCACAAATTCATGGACAGATGTGGAAAAAAACGGTCCTTACGACATCATCCTAGCGCACGATGTGATGGATCACACAGGAGACTTTGATCAGACTTTGGAAAAAATAAAATCTATAAAAACCGAAGATTGCAAGATATGTTTAAGATGTCATCCTTGGGTGTCCAGACATGGTGCCCATGCTGATAACAACAAAGCATTTATTCATCTTATTTTTAACGAAGAAGAACTCGGCAACATGGGTGTCAAAACACTAACTTCGCACAAATTGCTTGATCCACAGGAAAGCTACAAAAAAACCTTTAAGACAGCAGGCTACTCAATTCTCAGCGAAAAAGAAACAAAGAGAGATGTGGAAATGTTTTTCACACACAATCCAAACATTTTACGAAGAATCAAGGAGAAATTCAAAAATAGCGCAAATCAAAAGTTTGCATCCGGTGAAGAATTTCCGAGAAATTTACTTGAACTTGAATTCATTGACTATGTCTTGATTTGATGAGATGGCGCTTGCGAGAAAAACAGACAAAGCCTCTTTTTTCTCAACAGCGTTTGCTTTGATGTTTAATTTCTTGGTGCCTTCAACCAGACTGTTTCCTTGTTTTTGATACTCTTGCAGTCTGTAGATTTGATCCAAATTTAGTCCTTCTGTGCTTGCAGCCCAATCCTCTCCAAGAAGTTTTATTCGCACAGCAAGGTCTGGATTAGCAAACTCACGAGCAAACTTAAATCGACTTGGCCGATTCATCAGGGCATCATCAACTTTGTTTTTATCATTGACGGTCATTATGAATACGACACGCTCATATGTGTTGTAAACGCCGTCAAGACCATTCAAAATGACATCATATGTGAATTTAACACAACCTTTATCGCCATTTCCGACAATGCATACACGCTTGTCAAAATAATTATCAAAATCTTCCATTAAGACTATACAGCCTTGAGGAATATTGCTGAACAACATTAGCATGTCCTGATTATTCCATTCGGGATTCAAAGTAAAAATCATAATCGGCAACCTGTATTTGGTTGCAATATACTTGACCAAACTTGTTTTGCCATTTCCGGGTGGACCGTAGAGCAAAGCTCCCGTCTTTCTTCTGGAACCCTTAAGAATTTCTTGAACTTCTTTCTCCAAGTCTTCCCAGAGCGACCTATCGACTACAGGCTCAGGAGCTTGTTCTTTCAATGCGCCAATACGATCCAAACCATATGGCAACAACAATTGAACTGGTATGCCATGAGTCTTGAAACTGGACTCAACTAATTTTGTTTGCAGAAAATTTTTCAAGAAACGATAACGCCATCTAAAACAGGTAATTATTGTCACATAATCTTTGCTGATCCAGCCAGCCTGCATCAGTCTTTCTGAGTGAGAAAGAAAAAACCAAGGCATATTGCGTGGGCAACAAAAGGCAGCGTAATGAATTGGATGTCTTGTTTCAGAGGTGAATTCCTCATGTAATAGAAACATCCTGTCATTTTTGAAATATTCATAGAAAGTTTTGAATGTGTTGGCATCAACTCGAATTTCAATCAACAAAATATATTTGAAGAACGCCCACAAACCAACGAAGGATGCTGCAAATGTTAAAAATATAGACAACATCCCCGTCTCGCTTTCATTAAGCAAAGCTGTTTTGGGAGAGGTGTTTTTCAACTACCTCTGCGTCAGCACCTTCAACAAATGTGCGGTCCTGACCACCAGTTTTTGTAGAATAAAAGGTGGCAATTTTCTTGCCACCTTCAACCTTAATCTCTACACGCACCATGTGCGCCATATTAATCCATTGCGTCGATAATTTCAACCACATTCGCAGGACTCCTTTAAATAATCAATTTTAAGCTATTTTATGTCATTTTCCAACATAACATTCCAATATGCTTCTCCTAAGAAAGCGGTCCAAGAATCAACACGAATATCTTCGACAAGGAAATCATGCTTGGGTTTAAAAGGTGGTCGCAACAGCTTCATACCAGCCTCTTTCGGAGTTCTGCCAGCTTTGCGACTATTACAGTCTGTGCATGCCACCACAATATTTTCCCAATTTGTCAGACCTCCCTGACATCTTGGGATCACATGATCAAGACTCAATTCGCTGGTGGTTTTCCGCTTGCCGCAATATTGACAGCGAAAATTATCACGCCGATAAATAGTTCTTCGATTGTAATGCACCTTATGGTTAGGCACTTTGTCATAACGGGTATATTGAATTACTTCAGGCACACGGAAAACAGCATTTACTGTCCTTAGTTTAAGTTCATCATCTTTGGGAATTAATTTAGACCAGTCTTCCCAAGTAAATGTGGCAAAATCATTAACGGCATCAACGATTTTGGCTTTTGGAGTGCCATCAATATATGTTGAAAATACTTTTTGTAAAGCTTTTTCGACCGTGATGACACCAACTGGTCGCCACGATTTATTCAAAACCAGAACTTTCCTATGAGCAACAGACACCCGCACCTCCATATAAAAGTATCTACTTCTATGTGGAGCATATTTTAAAGGAGTTGCAACTTACCCAAAGGTCCTTTCTCTCCTGTCAATTCATCAATAATCTTTTCTTCAGATGGACCAAGTGATATGCAAGTCTTGGTGGGCTCATCCCACTCAGTCAAACCGCTGTCAACAATCAAATAAGCAGGAATTCGCAACTCTTTGGCCCTTTGATACAAAAACAACAAATCAGCTTCAGTATCCACCCGTAAAACAATTTTCTTTTGATTTCCCAAATACCACTCGAACTGGGATAGTGTCATTTTAAAAACGACATTTCCATCTGCATCTGTACTATTTTGAAATGTTTCAAAGAAGGGTGCAAGAGCAGCGTGACCTGCTTGCGCCATCTTTTTACCCAGACGACACTTAAGATCGTGCCTCCAAATTATGACTTGCTTGACAGACATTTATTCTTCACTTTGCTCTTCGGGTTCATCGTCATCGTTCATGCGCAAACCTTCACGAATCATTTCTCTTTGAAGTGCCGAGACGAGTTTCAGGGCTTCATCTCGCTGGAAGCCGTTTTCAATTAAGCTTTTGTGGTAGGTAGCAAGAAAACTTGCCACCACTTGCATAAAAGCACCAGCCTGTTCAAAGGCTGCAAGTATTTTTAAATATTTATCCATGATCAAATACCTCCGATGTTGTATCAGAGTCTTTCAACAAGAAAACGGTTGAGCAGGGAGAGAAAACCGCTAAAAGATTCAAATCTATGTAGGGTTTCGCTCTTTTTGAGAGAAGATGCTGGGACAACGATAGTTTCGCTCGGCTTGTCAGGCGATGGATAAGTTGAAATGACTGCACCCATATCTCCACGACCATCAGAGGGGCTGGCAAAAGGAACTCCCCGTAAACGCCTCCAGCTTACAATGTGTCCAGATTTGTTTGCGTGCTCTCCAGCAACCACATCAACCGGATCTCCTAATGCTAGACCAACCATCCCAAAAATTGCATCCGGGGAAGAAGTAGGAAGAAAAGCTGTACCGCCATGTTTCAAAAAAGATTTTTTTGCTTTTGATTTTTGAGGATTAACAGACTTGATGTCTTCATAAGGCACCTCTTCAAACTGTGTGTTTGTATTTTTAGCCACATACGCCAAGCGTTCATTTTTATTTCCAATATATATTCCACGATGCCATTCATCATTCACATTGTAAAAAATAGCATCCTTAGGAAATATTTTGTCGCCATCGGTTGTGTGGAAAGCACCTGCATCACTATAATATTTGTTGACTTGCCTGTCAATAAAGTCTTTGGTTTTACTGGTTTTTGTAACAACTTGGATGTTGTGCAATAGATTTTTCACATTGAGAATTTGTGCTGGATTGTAAGGCACGACATCTAAACAATCTTCTAAACCAACATCGATAAGCCCACGATTGCTGTTTGACTTCTGTCCAGTCAAAGCTTGTGTTTTTTCTACATCATATTCGATATCTGCTTTTACGCTTGTGTAATTTTGGTCTTCTAAAAAATCGTATGAAATTTGAAGTTTAAAAGAAAGCAGCTTACCTACACCTATGTACTTTAAATATTGTTGACAAAAATTATAAATAAATTTAGGATTTTTCTTGGAAGTCACAATTACTTCGTCCCCCGGCTTCAAACCATATTTGTTGGCACTATTGGTCATTTCTTGATTGATAATTTCTTGATATTTCTTATACATCTTTTCAAAATTATTTTTGACAAGAGCCTGCGATTCTTCATTTAGTTTTTTAATTCTCACATCATCTTGTGAATATTTTTCGTCTTTATTACCATTGCTTTTCGCCAAACTTAATGTTCTTCCTATTCCGGCGTATACATCTATAAATCTAGAGTCATCTTCAAGTATGTTTTTGTTAGTCCAATTAATTATAAATTCGACATTGTCTATTTCTATCTGATCTGGAACTAGGCTACTTTCTAATATAATCTTATGAACCTTTCCAATTTGACCAATGGGTAGGTTTTTTGCAATTTCTGAAATATCTACTGATTTTACAAAAACAATTTGGTCGCCTTTTTTTAAACCAAGACGGTTTTCACCTCCTACCACGAGACGACTGAGTGCGTCATAAACTTTTTTATAGTCTATCTTTACTTTTGCAATTGATGTGCTATTTGCATGTTTTACAGCACGGTCTTTAGGATGAAATCCTATGGTCCGATCACTATAAACACCAACATCAGATGGATTTATTATTGCGCTTAACCAATCAGGAACTTCGGCTTCTAAAACATTTTCTAAAAATTTTGCTTTTAGATCTATTGAACCACTAATCGGATCAATGTATGCATCAGTAATTTTAAACTTTTCACCTACGCCAGCATTTTGGAAACCATCAGCGTTTCTCCTAACTTTATAAGCATAATTACCATCTGGAACACAAATGATTTCTTGACCTATTTGGAACCTTTTTGGATTTTCTGTTTCGTTATCAAGTAATTTCTGTAAGCGTGACATTCTTTTGCCTTCACGCTTTTCGTGACCGTATTTTTCCAAAAGGTTTGCTGGCAACCAAATATAATAATCTGTAAATTGAGAATCATCATGGTGCTCTTCATTACTCGAATCAACTAGAAAAACTTTTGCCAACAACATCTCTTTATTGCCATTTTCCCAAGGCACACTTTCAAATTTAAAATCAGCAATTTTGCCGTAATCCCGACCCGAATTCACCATCTTCTGCACCGAACTATGACTAGATTCGACATTTAAATAGGATTTATATGCCTCTGGGTAATCCAAACTGACATGCACCAAATCATCAACTTTTAAGCGATGAGGATTCTGTTGAGGGTCATTTATTTGTAAATTCAAAGCTTCTAATCTCTTGGCTTTAATATCCTCTAAAGCTTTATTCTTTATTTGAATTCCAAATTCGTTGATTTTACTTACTATATCTGAAGCAAGATTGGCATTTGCCAATAGCTTCTGCGAACTTTTTTGTCGCATATCATTAATCGCTGCTTTTTTTTTGGCAAGAGGACTATTGACTTTTATTTCATCTTCAACTGGAGGCATACCCTCTGGTGCTGCTACCTTTTCATACAAATCTCTTCTCAACCAATGATTGGGTTTATAAGAAACATAATCGGGAAACAAATGACTTATGGACAACATTTCATAAACTCTATGTCTTGAACTTGTGCTCTTTTGTCTCTCTCTTTCTCGTGCCTGTCCATCTGATCTTGACACAGGAGTCCAATTCAAAGCGAATGGCTTTCTGGCCATAACATAATCATAAATTGCTCTTTGAACCCCTTGAAAAACCGATCCCCCAAATCCCTCTGGATGATCTGCTGTTCTTCCGCATCTGTAAAAGGAGATGCTAATTCCTTCATGACCATAATCATTACCGCTGAATCTTACATCATATGCGGGACGATCTGTTCCACAGACATCTTTTATAATTTTGGTGGAATCGTTTGGATCGGTTTTTGTGGCATCAAAATTGTAAATAACAGAATATGCATTAGGATTATCTAAATTTTTCCATTCCCCATTCAAAGGCTTTATTTTGGGCAAATCCTCGGTGGCAACTGTCTCAAAATAATCGAAAGTAATTGGTAAAAAAGGATTTCTCATAATTTTTTCCATTCAAAATATCTATTCATGCGATTTAAGATGGTTTTGTATGATTCCAATTTTGATACTTCATCGCTTGGAACAAGATCGTCCGCATTTACCACTATTCTCTCACTATGAGCATTGTCGCTGGGCATGGTCTTAACAATGACATAATAGCCTGCAAATCCTTTCTTAGGCGAATAATTCACGATATGCCCGAGTTTGTTGACATGCATACCTTTTGATACTTTAACAGCATCTCCAATCGATAAGGACGAGGATTGAATTTGCTGCAATAAATTGCGTCTTAAATCTGGTTTACCTACGGGTGACATTTTTTCGATACGCACTCCTTCAAAATCTCCGTCTGGATTCATAACTCGTGCTAATCTGTTGCTAATCATACGATAGAAATAACCCACAAATGGCTGACCACTTGTGCCATCAGTTTTCCAGCCAGCAGCAACTTTTACTTTTTGATTTTGTTGGAACTGTTGACCATCTAAATTTGATTGAAAACGCTTTTGCCAATCACTTCGACTTGTAAATACATCTTTGCCGATGTCAAACATATGTGCCAATTTCTTATGCAGCAACACATTCGCTGGATTATAATGCATAAGCTTTATACAGAAATCATATGAAGAAATGCTAAAACCGCTCAATGAAATTTCCTGAGGCATCAAGCTTGCTGTTTTTGTTTTGTCAACAACAAGATTAAAAGTCACTACTTTTTGATCTGGATAAACATCAATAGATTCTACTTTGGATACCACACCAAAATAAGATACGGTCATACATCTTGCGAAATTAGTTGTTTTGTAAGTCGCAAAAACCGTGTCTCCGACTTTAATTTTCTCTGGATTATATGCAGGATTTTCAACAAAATCCAAATACTCTTTTTGATATTCATTTTTCAAATTGGATTTTGCCTTCTCAACTGCTTCATCGCTTAACTTTTGGAAAGTTAAACCAATACCGACTGCGTCGTCATAATCTTGCTCATGATACCGTCTTGTAACCGAGAGAGCAGGAGTGTTTTTATAAACTTGTTGATATAACTCCATATCCTTTAAAGCATTTTCATCTCTCCAGCTAATATGCACTTGTACACCGTCGTCAATCACTAAATCAGCTACCCGACCAATTTGTCCATATCGAAAGCCTATTTTAGATTTGCCAAGCAGGTCTCCTTTTATACCAACGACTTGATCTCCTTTTTTGAGTTTAAAAAAATTATCTCCTTCAAGGGCGGATTTTGCAGTTTCTATAAATGATCTAAATTTTCTTTCAGCTTTATCAATGGTAGAAGGAATTAGTGGCAAAAACCTCCCGTTCCAAGTGTTGCCGTAATTTGTAATATCTTCATCGATACGAAGAGTTTGAATGTCTGTGGGGGCAAAATACTTTTTAAAATTTTCGTCTATGTCTTGATTGATAAAATAATTTTTAACATATTCGGCTTCATAATAAAGGCTTCCAGAAGAATCATAAAATCTCTTAATTTTAAAAATATCGCCAAAAGCCCTGTCTTCCTGTAATATAATTTTAATTGGTAAAAAAATCACCTCGGTGCCGTAGTCAAGCCCCAGAGGATTTTTAATCGCATCATCCAATAATTTTTTGAAGCGTTGTTTTGTTCTTTCAGACTTTATTTCTGGTTTAAATTTTTCTAAAATTCGCAGCGGTAACTGAACATAATAATTAGTAAAATTAGAATAATTATCGAATGCATCATCACCTTGATCTACAAGAAAAACTTTGCCTAGCAACATCTCTTTACTACCACCAGTCCACGGTACTGATCTCAATGACATGTCAACGATTTTTCCGTAATCTCTTCCTGAATTAATGTATTTTAATAAAGAAATGTGAGATGATTCATCATTGACAAAATCTTGATACTCTGTGGGATAGTTCGTATCTAAATGTACCAAATCATTAATTCTTAATTTATTTGGATTTTGCTCTGGATCATCAATCACATTTTTTAAAAGCTCTTCTTTTTCTCTTGCGAGGTCTTCGATGCCAAAATTATATATTTTGTCGTTAATATTTGAAATTGTTTCATGCGAAACATTTTTTGATTCATGTCTCATTCTTTTAATTTCAGAGACCTTGTTGAGCATAGTGGAAGATTTAGATATATCATCACTTAACTTTGGAAGACCTTCAGGTACTGCAAACTTGTCATACAAATCTTTTCTTATCCAATGGTTTTCCTTGTAGGAAACATACTCGGGAAAAAGATGGGCTCTCGAAAGCATTTCATACACTCTCCCTCTTGCATTGCCTCCTTCTTTTCTCATTTTTTCTTGTGTGCTTGATTTTCTTACAGGAGACCACGACAATGCATAAGGTTTTCTTGCTTTGATATAATCATAAATTGCTTTCTGCACAGCAAGAAACACTTGATTACCAAAACCTCCTCCGACATCTGCTGTGCTATCACATCTGTAAAAGGATATGCTGACACCATTAGCTTTACGATCCCACCCACCAAAAGAAACCATGTAAACATGATATCTATCATACTCGCAAGTATCTTTTTGTGGCGGTGAACCATCTGTGGAGGGTGTTTGAACATTAAATCTAAATACTGCCTGTCGTTCAGTATCCGTAAGATTTTCCCATTTGCCATCCAAAATTTCAACATTTGCCAAATCTTCGGTGGCTATGGTTTCAAAAATCAAACTTTGTGGTAAAAAAGGATTTCTCATCAGTTTTTTCATCCAAAAAAAGAATTGCTCATTAACAAGTAATTCATGTAGTTCATAGACTCAGGACGCAACTCGGAAACTCCTGAAGCATTGGCAACGACTGGTCTTAAATACTTCAAAGCAACGCTAGCCCTCTCAGTTGGATAGGTCGAATGTATAATGTTTTGTGGGTCTTGAGGGTCTAACAAAACCTGAGCGACAACATTGTTGCCGCTCATCTTCCAGCCAATTATGTGTCCTGTTCTGTTGCGAGAAGGACCTCCCGTGATGGTCACTTCATCGCCAATCCTGCGGTCGTTGTGGCTCGTTTCAGCTTGATGTAGACCACGCATTCTGGTCGTTTTTTCCATTTTCTTTTGGAGTTGAGGAGTAGCGAAAGATTTTATCAATTGCAAATATTGAACATCAACATGTGCATTTCCCGGTTTTAATCTAGCTAGAACAATTTGTGTGGAGAGGGTGCCAGAGTTTGTCGAGACCAGCGTAACTTCAAACTCTTTTGACCTGTCTATACGCCAAGAAATCCGATTATCAACAGGCAGTTGGTCATTTGGTTTGATTTTTACTTTGTCGCCAATTCCTATTCCCAGAGGATTGCGTCTATCACTCATCAACTGCTGTTGAACAGGATCATTTCGGCTTGTAAATTTATACTGCTGAGGAGTGTTTTTTACAATATCTTTTTTATGAGAACTTGCCTCATCCTCAATATGTTTTTTTCTGACAAGTTTTTGTATTTTCCTGTGAATCTCTTCAGTATAAGCTTGTGGCTTATCATGAATAAAATTATCAGAGACAAAAACAATATCTTTAGAACTACGATCAGACAGCATTAACGACTTGCTCTGATCTGTTTTAAACAAAAAACCATAAGAATTCATCTGATTAGGAGAGGTTTTACTTTGAATTAATCCCACAAAATCTCCGACATAGCCTACTATTGAAGAAAGGAGCGAAACATACGACCTTTCATCAGTAGCTGGAGTTAAAATATATTTTAACCCAAGCACTAATCCATGTGGATTAGTGCTTGGGTTTTGAAGAAAGTTTTTTTTATTTTCTTCATAAGTCTCATAAAAATTCTTGGCCTGCCGAACATTAGTTAATGACACTTTTTTGATAAAATTAGAATTACTTGGAAAATTTTTATCTTCATTTCCACTATCGACAAAATCATTTTTTTCAACTACATTTAAACTGTCTATGACTTCAGAACCAAGAACATTTGCATTTTGTATTTTAGTTTCAAAGGTTAATCTCGCACCACGATACGATCTATCATCAAATTTTACTGCAACAATTTTATAAATCTGGCCAAAAGCCTGATCTTGTGTGTTGTAATCTCTCCTTAAATTTCTACGAATTTGATCAGGCATTAAAAAAAATTCATCGCCAACATTTAATTGTTGAGGATTAAGCTCCATGTTTTCGAGAGCATCCTTTAAACGATTTTTATGGCGTTGGTACATATTTTTAGCATTAGACACATTTTCATCATTGTAAGGAAGCAAGAAAGTATTTTTTGCGTTTAAAGGAATGGTTTCATCCCTAGATTCAAACTCAAAATTTCCAGCATCACCGGAGTCTCTTTCAGACTCTGGGATTACATTGTCATCAAACTTGATTTGAAAAATTAATTCAGGGTCTCTGTAACCATAATCAAGTTGACGACGAACAATTTTGCCAACCGCCCCAAAACCAACTTTACCTGAGCCATAGTCTTGCCGAAGGTTTTTATCTACAGGTAAAACCAAAACAACCTTTTCTCCAACTTTTAGTTGATTCGGATTTATATTTCCCTGTGCTGTAATTCTGTCATAATAAGCATCTCTATTGCGCTTTCGACTGTCGGAAGCGGTGCTGTCAAATTTTTGCAAAAACTTGACAGGAAATTCAAATTGTTGTCCTAAATGTTGATCATCATTTTCATCAGTACGCAGTTTGACTTTTGCGGTTAAAATACGACCGCCTTGATTACTAGGGTCGTCTCTGAGATTGAAAGCAAATATTTTACCTTCATCTTGACCATTGACAATAAATCTTTGGTAACTCTCTAAATTCATAAAATTTTGAAGCATCTGTTTTTGCAAGTCATTTAATTCATGAGTCAAAAACACCTTGTCGTCTAAATTTAATCCTTCGGGATTCATATCTGGACTGTCTATCTCTGCACGCAATCTCTCTGAAGCTTCTCTTTCAAGTCTTTCTCTTTGTTCTTTCTCTAGCCTCTCCCTCTCTAGTCTGTAACTGCCTTCGGCAGCATTTTGTGCAGTATAAGGAAGTTGACTTGCCTTTTGCCTTAAATCATCTACTGCTTGTTTTTTTAACTTGTTATGCGAGGAGCTAGTCATATCCTCGGGAACTTCTGGGTAGCCAGCAGGGACATAATGTTTGTCGTATAAATCCCTGCGCAACCATTCATTTTCTTCAATAGAAACATATTTTTCTGGAAACATGTTGCCAACAGCCATGCGCTCATAAACATTTTTTCTCGCCTCTCTAGTTTGAGCTTGACCGGGCTTTTGACGAGTCGATCTAGGCACAGGAGACCAAGAAAACCTTGCAGGTTTACGAACTTGAGCGTACTTGCTGATTGCTTTTGCCACACCCATAAAAACTTGTGCACCATACCCGCCATCAAAATCACTATATGAACCACAACGATTGAATGCGATGCTAACTTTATTAAAATCAGAACCGTTAAATGTTACTCCGTACACATGATGATCACCTCCCCCTGAAGAACAACGATCTTTTACTTTTTGACCAGTTGTTGAATCAGTTTTTTCAACATTGAAGAGGAATTTGGCCATTTTATCAGGATTATCAAGATTTTCCCACTTCTCATCTAGAAGTTGATAACCTTCGATTCTGTCGCCACGAAACTCATTGAACAACCAGTCAATATTCATCTTCTTCTCCTTTTAGGCGGCTGATCCCTATAACTTGCCTCGATGTAATCATTGAAGTTTAACATCAGTCTGGAATCAATCTTTGAGGTTTTTCTTTAAGGCACTTCACCTTTTGAATCAGCCGCACAAACCCACGGGGAGCAACGACATTGCCGGGGACATCTGTGGGTTTGGGTTCAATAGTTTTGCCGGGAAGGTCACGGATGTCGTAGGGCTCTCCCTCGCCGTTGTTAATCTTGTCGCCGTATTGTTTATGACCGGGAAGATGACTGATATCCCAAGGGGGACCATCGCCGTTACAGAACAGGCGTTCATCCTTGGAAATGTACAAAATTGCATCGGCAGCTTTAGGAATAAAGTGCAACGGAGGATAATTGCCCAAACCGCCGTATCCAAGTGGATACAGCAAAGTTTTCAAGGCACTACGAGTGTTGCCTTCTTTCAATAAAACAAATTGCTCAAAAGACGGGATTTTATCCATTAAATTATATAGAAAATTGCAGAGTTTTTCATGGACAGTATTTAAAAATTATTTTCGGTCAGAAAGCATGCCACCAACGAAATATCAATCATTTTTCGGAATATTTGCATTCATATTAAAAATACGGCCCAAAATGAATACAAAAACCTCAAATCCCACAGCTTGCCAGTAGGTAATTTCTCGGCAACAAGACAATGCGCTGATCAATACAGAATTCCACAAAAACTGAATAGGCCAAGCCAGCACCATTATAACAAGAAGGAGCGTCACGATTCCAATAATATAGAAAGCTTGTTGTTGAATTTTATTTGCGTCAGCCATCACAGTCCCTCGTGGTGAGCAATTGCATCTTCCAACCAACCTTTTTCCTGCAAACCAGAGCATTGACTGCACACAGAATGAGTCTTAAAAACCGAATCCGCAGTCAGAGCTTCGGTGGGAGTACCGCAAAAGTCGCAATACACATAGCTAGGATCGTCTGCATGTGCCCCATGAGAATCTATTCGACGCAAAAGCGTTGAATAATCTTTCCTTTGAGCAAATTGACAAACAGCCTTTAATTTGATTTGCTCTTCGGACATGACTAACTCCTGCTGTGACAGGCGTTACTTTGACATTTCTCGCAAAAAGTGCAAGAGCAAAATTCCGAACCTGCCTACAAAAAATGAACTTGAACAACTTATAGCCACTACTGCATACACGCAAATTGCAAAAATGTACGATGTTTCTGATAACGCAATTCGCAAGTGGGCTAAACACTATGGAATCATTGAATAATGTCGCTGGTGGGACTCGAACCCACATGGTTTTCACCGCTGGTTTAGAAGACCAGTTCAGTATCCAATTCTGAGTCAGCGACAGCTAACAAAAAAAAGTATAAATTACTGTTGATAATTTGTCAAGCTAACGCTTACAATTTAATGACTGCCCGATAGTGTAATGGTAGCACAAGAGTTTTACGGGCTTAGTTTAAAGCGGTCAAAACGCCTGCTCTAAGCAAGAAATAAAGGTTCGATTCCTTTAGCCCGGAATGGCACTCTTTGTACAGGTTCGAGTCCTGTTCGGGCATTTTCTTATTTAATTTTTTGTTTACGATCAATATCAAATTTCTTTAACCAATTTCTTACAGTAGCTTCAGAAACCCCATATTTTTCTCCAATTTTTATATTTGAGCACACCTCAACTTCTTTCTCTAGTGTTTTTTTATCTAAACAAATATTATTTTTTCTTTTTTTTGAAACACAACTTTTACTACAATATTTTTTCTTATTATTTGATGTTTTAAAAACAATATTGCAATACTGACAATTGAGGTTTAACAATTCTTTGTTTTTACGAATGATAAACTCATGATTTCTTTTGCCGGAAAATGTTTCAGTTTGACTATGGCAATTAGGACACAAAAACCTTAAATTTTTTATTCTGTTGTCATTTGGAATTCCATTTTCATGATCTAGTTGTAATGCAATATCTTTACCATTCCATTTATCTCCAAGTCCACAAATTTTACAAACATATGGTATCAAGTTATATTTTATTAATTTTGCTTTTATACTTCCTCTTGAAGTAGACGAATTTTCCTTGAAAATTTCATCATGGTTTTTTCTATGACCAAAAACTCTTCCTTTGTTTGAATTAATACCTAGCTTTATATGTGAGATGTCAATATTTTCAATTTGCGCCCTTCTCTGAACCGTCTTGCTATTCCCACCTTTATTGCTAAGTCCAAAATGCTTTAATATTTGACCAATAGATGTGGAGTTTGAAACAAGTTCATTGAATTTTTCGGTTGGAATAGACCAGATTTTACTTCTATACATGAGACACCAATAGTAGGACATACTATTATATGTATTATTGTCCTACCAAAAAATATTTTTGATGCTATAATATGTGCATAATGCCAAAGTGACTAAAGCAAATTTCGGGTAATTTAATTTAAAATCTCAAAATGAAAAATCAACTTTTGATCAATGGAATAAAAACAAAAATTGATGCAAACATATGCATTCGCTGGGTAGAAAACACAGACGGGTCAGCATATCCAGCCCTTTACAAAAAAGGCAAGAGAGTGGTCGAAGAGTGGTCGATTATTCTTGAGCATCACGAACCCGCCGATCCATATGGTGGCAATGCAAATACTACTTGATCTCATAGGAAATGACACAGAATCGTGACATTTAGGAATTTATTTCATACCAAGTTGCCGAAAGATTAGTACCTGCCCCCTTCTCGGGCTTTTCCAATGTGAAATAATACAAGGCAAAAGAATAGCGGGCTTCATCCTCTGGGCAAGCTAAAGCATGAGGATGTCCGTGAAGAGCATCTGTAGTTGTTGAAAAAATAACAGCACGATTAAAAACGGGTAAAATATCATGAAATAAACTTTTAGTGGGCATGTCATAAAGCTGCAATGAACCACCCCATTCCTTTTCCCAATTTTTATTCAAATAAATCAATAAGTTCAGTCTTCTGTGAAGATGTGGAAAATCTGGGTGAAGTGAATAATCAGCATGGACGCTTAATTTGCCATCACGAAGAATTTTGTGAATTCCTCCACCTGCATAAGTGGGATCGGCAATTAGGTTGGGGATTCCTGTTAATTCTTCAAGAAACATCAAAAATTCATAAGAATTAAAATATTCCAACACGCTCAGAACAGATGCTGGCATGTTTTTGATATTATCCAAACACCAAGGACTAAAGAACTTGTTGACTTGATGCTTTCCCGTAAGATGATCATAACCCCATCCTTCGTAATTCTTGATATCCTCAAGAACATTACTCAAAAAAATATCATCATTGATAAAGTTATCAATAACAATATTAGGAAATGGGATACCATTTGTATATTGAGTCTTTAGCTGCTTTGACAAACTGAGATTAATCAATGAAAAACTCCTTGATCTATTTCTTTTTTAAATAGAAAATCTAAGCAATGCGAACTGAATAAACCGTAGCCATACTGCATTTTTTGACTTGCAAGACTAGGTGGATACTGACTAAAGTTCTCACGCCACCATTTTTTGCAACAAATAGCCCTCATATACTCAACCACACATGCCTCATGTGTGAAAATGCCATGACCAGTCATTTTATTCCAAAGTTGCTTCACAACGAATCTTGCAGGCTCAATTAAATCGACATCTATAAAAACAAAACAAAGTTCTGCGTGAAAAAGAGGAAGAGTTTCCTCCAGCAACCCTTTAAGGAAAACGCAAGAATCTATACAACCATGTGTGGATATATTAGATTTGACTTGGTCGAGAGAACAAGCGAACTGGTTTTTATAAAATTCTGATCCTTTGGTTCCATCGCTACGGTAAAGGTTTTCACCGTCATGCAGTTCATAGTCTGCCGAATCTGGCAATCCCTCGAATGTATCAAACACAAAAAGCTTCTTGCCAAGAAGCTTAGCGACATGGCTGAGTTTGATCGTCATGCCACCTTGGAAACAACCAAACTCAGCAAGATTTCCGGGCAAGAACTGATTTTTCAGTATGTAATCTGCCATGTAATACGCATCTGCAAAACTATGTTCGCAACGAATGCCACTCTCTTCGCTATGCACAAAATCGAAACGATCAAGAAGATTCGACCTGTTTTGGTAAGTATCAACTCCTATGTTTGTGGTTTGCGATAAAAACTTGTTGCGGTCCATTTTTTTATACCTGTTCAATTATTGCCGTCATACCGCCCTTGCAATTAGGAACAAGGGGATCTACCCCAAAAGAGTGCACCTGTTCTTGTTTTAATTCTGCTACTTCTAAACTTCCCGTGAACAGAATACATCTGCCTGTAAAATGAACTTCAGTCGCAACATCGATGCCCCGCTTTTCATTAAAGCCGAAGACCTTGCTGCACATATTAACTACATACTTTACCGAATGATCATCATCATTGAGCAAAACAACATTATATGGGGGCTGCTTCTTGGTAGTAGTCGATGTTTCTTCAACAGTTGCCGCACTCATTGTAAACTCCTTGGCGATGAATGACTCCAAGATAAGATGACATGAATTCAGTCGAATGTTTACTCAAATTGGGATTGTTCCCATAACCCAAAAAACTTGCTCAAGAAACTAAATTTATTTTAAGATAATTTATAGCATTTTCAAGAATCTCTATATCATCATTGAATCTTCCTATAGCCAAATTACAACTATTGCAAATATATCCTCTGAAACAATCCGTAAAATGGCAATGGTCTAAAATCCAGTTCTCAGTATAGTTTTTGCAAATAGGACAAGGTCCTGCTTCAGGTGCTGGATTTTGATTTTTGAGTTGCGCCCTGAGAGCCGACAATCGATTGGTGCAAGTTTTACAAGTATTCTTTCTGCCCGCCTCACTAGTTGAGAAGCGTGGAAATTCCTCGATGCCTTTTTCTTCCTTGCAAGCACGGCAAATCTTTACCATGCAGTAGCAGAGTTATTGGAGCCATTTTTCAAAAAAGATTTTTTTCAAATTGTGGGTCATCCCATCTTTGTTTTCAATCAATCCATGTGATTGAGAAAGTTCATGATAGACATGCGAAGAATTTACCAAGATGTGTTTCAGTCCATGTTTTTGCAAACTCATCGCATAATCATCGTCTTGATACCAAAATTTAAATGATTCATCAAAAGAACCAATTGTTTGCAACAGGTCACGGCGCATACAGATGCACCAACCAGTAACAATTTTCTCAACCTCAAAACCATAAACAATTTCTTTTGATTTTTCCTCCTCAGTTAATCTTGATGCGTGCCAATTGGGTTCGTGAGGAGATGCAGAGGGCACATCGTATAATTCCATAGCATCAATCAGATTTTTCACGGAATTCTGAGCGAAATATAAATCATTGTTGCAAATCAAAACATACTTATTTTTGCAAAATTGTAAAGCAATATTCAAAAACTTATTGTAGTTAAATTCTTCAGTAGGAACTAAAACTGTGCAATTAGGGTAAGGATATGTTGTATCAGTTTTATTTGTTTCCACAACAATGATATTGAAATCAAGTTGATTGTTTGCAAGAAGACTGTTGATAGTCCTGCAAGTTAAACCATAAAAGTGCAAGTTTTTGGTATAAGTTAAAACTATGACATCGATCATTTGTTGACTTCCAAAAAATCATTTGAAAAACCGTGATAAACATCGGTGTGGCCACGACGACCCAAAACCATCAATCCATTGTTAAACACATTCAAGTCAATCATTTTCCATTCAGGGTGTGATGCCAGAAATTCATGAATCGCTGGCATGAGTCCTTGGCGATCCTGAAGATTTTTAGAAAAAGACTCTGCAACGCCACTCAAACACTCGTGGTTATCAACAAGTTTATTCTCAAAAAAACTTTCATGCTCAAGAAAAAATTGATTACTGTGTCCGAATAAAAAAACATCATGTAATATTATATATTTTTTTGCTTTGTGTGCGTGCAAAAAAAATTCCATGCTCAACTGCTTATAGGTATGAAGAGTGTCAATAAATAAAAGATCGGTATCAACTATGTTTTGACTAATTAAAACATTTTCCTCGTAAAATCTATATTCTATCCCCTCTTGCTCCGCTGCCTCCTCAATGGGTGGTACGGGATTTACGAGTTTGGCAAAATGAAAAAGATCAAAACTATGCAGTCTTTTGGGTTTGGCCGATAAAAAAGCCACCGTACTTGAACCAAATCTACAACCTAGCTCTGTAACAGTATCGCATTTCTCCGCATATTTTTTAAGTGTCAACAAATGTTGAGAAATATCGCCATTAGCATCAATTTGCTGTTTCAACCAATAATCGATGTCTATCATAAATGTCTCTGTTAAAGAGGTCGTACACCGGCTGACATCGTTAATCTTCGCCTGAGTGTTAAACAGATACCGTGGCAGGAAACGATAAAAACGCCATCCATTACCTGACCGACCTTGTGATAACAGAGTAACTTATATCGAAAAAAAATGGACCGCCTCGACCAGATTGCAATGAGCCGAAGCTCCTCGCAACTTAGGGTTTGTCGTCCTTAACTTCTCTGGTTGTCTTTGGCGTGTCGAAGCACGAATGCTCTGAAATATCTACGAAAAAACCCGCCGATTTAATCAGCGGGTTCTGTGTAATTTGGTATAAATCTTAATATTTGTTGGTAGCAAGCCAAACATTTGCACTTTTCACTTGGAATGCCTTTACGCTGTGGACATTGTTATTACTGCCACAAACACCAGAAATACCAATAAAAGTTCCATTTGGTGTCCATGTGGCAATGTTTTTACGGAAAACATAATTGCCATTCATCTTGAGATGAAGGATGATACTAGCTGAGTCTTTATACTCGTAAACAACTTCCCAATTGTTGTAAGTGTTGTCATCCAAAGTTTTTAGAGCAAGGTAACTCTGACTATTAAGTAGAGAACCTGACTTAAATATTTTGATGACATCGGCATTATACTCATCGATATAAATAGAAATGCCACCTTCATTGCTGTCAATACTTGATACATCATCGCCACCAAAGAAAATGGTGATGCCATCAGCACCATCTCCACCACCAGCACGGGTTGTGGCAGCAATTAGAATGCTTCTGGTGTAATCGTAGTCTCTATTCCAATAAAGATAACCAGCCTTTGCATCTGCGGCAGGAGTCAAAACAACTCCTTGATCGATATCGTCAAAGTAAGCGGCCCCTTGATTTCCTTGGAGCACAGCATCGCTCACATCGGTAGGATCACCATCACTAGCAACCCAGTTAATCGTGGTGTCTCCAATTGACACTTGTTGAAAAGGGTTATTGTGAATAAGCATACCTTGTGCTTCAATTTCGTTTTTGTTTTCCATTTTTTACTCCTATAGAATAAAGAAAATCCGTTCATAGGTATATAATCTTTCCGCCTTGAAAGGATCGATCTAAGCCTTGAATTAAAGCAAAAACAATTCCAAAAGAGTCTAAAAATGTCAAAGAGAGTGCTGTTTTATGACCCCAACATGAACGAGCGTGGGACCAGTTCTGCGATTTATGACTACGCCGACTACAACGAGACCATTCTTGAAAATCAATCTTTTATTGTCGGAAGTAAAAAAGGCGAAAACACAAACTACAAAAAGTTTGCTAAAAGATTTGAAACTTTGATGTCGGAAAACATGAACGAAATTCAAAAGATTGCTAATCAACTGGAATGTCAATATTTCTACACGCTCAAATACGGATTCAATGACGGAATAGTCTTAGAAAAAATCTTTAATTGCGTCCATGTGGTTTTTCCTTCCTATGAACCTCATGGTGATGTTTATGCGTATGTTTCTGAATGGTTGTCCCGTGAATATGGACAAAAATCACCATTTGTTCCCCATATGATTAATTTGCCGAACGATGGAGCAAATTACAAAGACTATTTTAAAGTTCACGACAAATTTGTTTTTGGATGGTACGGTGGCAGAAACTTTGAAATCGAGTTTGCCCAAAAAGCTGTCATTCAATGTGCCAGAACAAGAAAAGACGCTTTTTTCCTATTCATGAATCAAGAACCTTTTTGTTCTGAACCTAATGTAGTTTTTTTACCTGTCTCTTACGATCCATACGAAAAAGTGCGTTTTATCAACACTTGCGATGTGATGCTGCACGCAAGGAGCATGGGAGAAACCTTCGGCTTGGCAATCGGTGAGTTTTCAAGCAAAAATAAACCAGTAATCACCTACAGCCTCAAAGACACTCTTAGATACAATTACACGGAAAAGTTTTATGACTTTTGGTGGGAACATCCGGGCAAAAACCACATTTTAACGCTAGGAAAAAAAGGCATCTACTATGATAATCACGAACAATTGTTGAATATCTTGATGAATATAGAAAAAAAAGAAATTGTCAACAAAGACTGGAACTGCTTCAAGGAGTATACGCCAGTAAAAGTGATGAAAAAGTTTAACGAGGTTTTTCTTAAATGAAGGTTTTTATAACAGGCGTAGCAGGTTTCTTGGGAAGTCATTTAGCCGACCGCATGATTGCTCTGGGACACGAGGTCGTAGGCAATGACAATTTGATCGGGGGATATGTAGACAATGTCCCTCAAGGTGTAAAGTTTCACGCCATTGATTGTTGTGATTTAGAAAATATGACAAACACAATAAAAGATTGTGATATTGTCTATCATGCTGCTGCGACCGCTCATGAAGGACTGTCTGTATTTAGTCCCAACTTTATCACCAAAAATGTTTTTCAAGCTACTGTAAGTGTGATTTCAGCATCAATTCAAAACAAAGTAAAAAAGATTGTTTATTGCTCATCAATGGCAAGATATGGATCACAAGCACATCCTTTTTCAGAAAGCATGAATCCTGCTCCCGTAGACCCATACGGAATAGCCAAAGTTGCTGGAGAAGATGTTCTTAAGAATCTTTGCAATCTCAACGGAATTGAATGGAATATTGCTGTGCCTCACAACATCGTAGGACCTCGACAAAGGTACGACGATCCTTTTAGAAATGTTATGAGTATTATGATCAACAGGTGCCTGCAAGGAAAGCCTCCGATCATCTATGGAGATGGCAATCAAATGCGCTGCTTCTCCTATATTGATGATTGTGTATATTGTTTGGAACAATTAGCTTTTAACAATAATATAAAAAATGATATCTTCAATATAGGACCAGACGAAGAAGCGACCACAATTAACGAACTAGCAAAAATAATTATGGAAAAAACCGGTTTTCAAGGCACGGCCATATACATGCCTGATCGTCCAAGAGAAGTTAAATATGCAACTTGCAGCAGCGACAAAGCCAAAAAGTATTTGGGCTATGAAACTAAAACTTTACTTTCAACAGGAGTTGAAGAAACAATAAAATATATCAAAAATCGTGGCGTAAAGGAATTTGACTACACATACCCTCTCGAAATTCAAAATGATCTAACGCCGAAAGTTTGGAAGGATAGATTGCTGTGAGTGTCGAATACATTGAAATCATGAACAAACTCACTCCAAAAATTTGGAAAGAGAGGTTGATGTGACTCTTGTGGAGCTTTTGCTGGCTAATGAAAACTACAAAACCGAAAATCATGTAGGCTGTGACAAAGAGTCTAGGCATCAATACTGCTCAACCTTTTACGATCCTTGCTTTTTTAAATTTCACAACAAAAGAATTAAACTTCTTGAAATAGGAATTGCTGCCGGGAGCAGCCTTGCTCTTTGGAGAGACTACTTTCCATTAGCGGAAATCTATGGCGTTGACATACAAGATTCCGTCGAAGATGTGCACAAAAATATTAAAAATTGCTACATTTTTGCAGCAGATGCTTATCAAAATGTTTTTGCGCAAGGACTTCCAGAATTTGACATCATTATAGATGATGGATCGCATCTTGTCGAACACCAAATCAAATGCTTGGATCTTTATTTACCCAAATTGAAAAATGGTGGAGTATTGGTCATAGAAGACATACAAGATCCAAGTTTTGTCGATCTATTCAAAAACTTTTGCAAAGATCACGCATTTACACATCAGTATAATTCAAACCATACAAAACACACCGACAGCAATATATTTGCTATTTGGAAAAAATAGTTAAAGGAAATATTCCATGCAATTAGGCTTTTATAACCATGTGAACACAAAACCCAAGGCCACTCGTGGATGCCTTGAGAGTGTTCGTAAAATTTATCCCGACAATCCAATTGTAATTTCGTGCGACAATGGTTTCGACTTCACAGATATGTGTAAAGAACTTAATGTTCTTTATCACCATAACACAACAACTATCGGATATCCAACGACAGAATGGGGCTGGAACAAAAATCAAATTATTGAATGGTTGGATCGGATGTACAGAGGAGTCACGCTTCTCAATACTGAGTTTTTCATGATGCTGGAAGATGATATTATTCTAATGAGGCCCGTCACTCTCCAACCAGAATGGGAATGCGTCGGCCAAATGCGGCTTTATGAGGGGCAAGTACCACAGATGCCACCAGAATTTTTAAACATCATGCACACTTTTTCAGGAGTAAAGCCGATTCACGACTACTACACCACAGGTGGTGGATCAATCTTCAAAACCAAAACATTCGTTGAAAATTATTTTCATGTGCGACATTTTCTTAAAACGAATTTTGACTTTATCCAACAACGCATTTATAAAACCATTGGATGGATGGATTGCATGATGTGCGTGTTTTACATGCTTTGTGGCAAAACCTTAGTGCAAAACGACAAACTCTACAATAACTTTCCTTTAGTGATGCCATTTGACATAGCATCTTTACCTGATAATATTGAAATCCTCCACAATTATAAGGACCACTACTGATGAACGGAATTAGCATAGTAACGGCTTTTTTTGACATCGGTCGTGGAACTTGGAAAGACCAAAAATCTCTGCCAGAATATCTACACAGAACAACCGACACATATTTTCAAAGATTTGAAATTCTTGCTCGTCTTGAAAACGACATGACCGTCTTCACCTCAGAAGAACTTGCGCCAGCAGTTCGAGCACTAAGAGGGGATCGCAAGACGAATGTTATTTGTATAGAATTTGAAAAAATCTGTATGGATTTGCGTGTCCAAATAGAACAAATTCAAAAATCAGATTTTTTCATTTCCAAAATAAGCCCTAATCAATTACACAATCCAGAGTATTGGAACCCTGACTATGTGCTTGTCAACGCCCTGAAATCAAGATTCGCAAAAACAGCCATAGAATTCGGCACGACAAGCCACGATTTGGTCGCATGGCTTGATTTCGGTTACTGTCGAGATGAGCGAACTCTAAACGGTGTCAAAACTTGGAGCTATCCTTTCAATCCTGAAAAAATACATCTATTCACCGTTCAAGACTATGATGGAACCGATCATCTGTCTATTATCGCAAATAATTTAGTTTATGTCACAGGACCATGCATCGTTGCTGGTAAAAGGCTGTGGAAAGAATTAGATCGTCTCTTCTTCCACAACATGAACGAACTCATGTCCAACAACTTGATAGATGATGATCAATCACTTCTTTTAAAATCTTGGTTGACACAACCCGAATTGTTTGAGATTCATCCAACAGAAAACTGGTTTGTTGCATTCAAGGATTTCAATGCGCTTATACATTAATCCTATTGGCAATCTTGGCGACTTTCTCAACTCAATTCCCGTGCTGTCGGGCTTGAGTAAAAAAATTGGCAAACTTGATCTTTGCATATTGAATTCCATGAGGAAATTCAAAGGAATCAAAGAATTTTTGTTATATCAAAATATTTTCAACTCAGTCAACTTTGACGATGAAATTGAAACAACAGAATTCTTGAAACTCAATTCGTTGACCCGTGAGGATAAAAACTCAGATATTCGCCCGATTGAAACCTGTCGATACGAAAACTTTTTGAAAGATAATTACGGGTTGGATTTTGATGTTGATGATGAATTTCTGCTCAAATACCCAAATTCAAACATCGAAGTGAAACCCGGATTTTATGTTGGAGATAGGTGGTCAAGGAGCCAAGAGACTGACAACAGAAGAAGATCGGAAATCTTCGGGCATTTACAAAATTTTAATTTTATCGATTTCAATTTAGACTTACTGACCAACACTTACATCATCGCAAAATCCGAGATGCCTTTTGTTTCGACTTTCACAGGTGTATCAAATATTGCAGACCTGCTAAATAAATCTCATTTTGTCATATGGGAAGATAGTATGACAAACTGGGACAACAAACCAATCGAATACTCATTTGAAAAGCACTACTACAAAAACAGAAAAGGAAAACTCCTGTATATTGAATCATTTGAAAGACTCATAGGCGCAAAAGAATGAAATTCCTTATCACAGGCATCACAGGTTTTGCAGGCCCGCATCTTGCCAACTTGCTGCATGAAAACCACCATCAAATCTATGGACTAGTCCGTTGCAGCAACGGTCGAGAAAACGACATTCGTGATGTGGTTAAAGATGAAGTTTTCCAAGCAATTAAATTTGTATATGCCGATTTAAAAAATGCAAGAATGCTCAATCAAATTTTCTTGAAAAATCAATTTGACGGGGTATTTCATCTTGCTGCACAATCACACCCTCCCACTAGTTTTGTCGATCCTGTGGGCACTATGGAAGAAAATGTCACAGGTTCTGCAAACTTGATCCAATCCATCTCCGATTATCAACCAAACTGCAAGTTGATGTTTTGCTCTACAAGCGAAGTGTACGGGAACATAGGACTTGATGGCAGAAAAATCACCACTAAAGACTCAATTTTGCCAGCAAACCCCTACGGTGTATCCAAAGCTGCAACCGATCTGTACATGCAAGAAAGAATTGCCAACAAAAAAATCAAAGGCTTCATCACCAGAGCTTTTAGCCACACAGGACCACGCCGAGGAAAAAACTTCAGCATTTCATCCGATGCTTTTCAAATTGCAAGAATGATGAGAGGCGTACAAGACAAGACCCTTCAAGTCGGAAATCTTGAATCAGTCCGTGTGGTCATAGATGTTCGAGACACGGTAAACGCCTACTATCTGGCTATGGCGAACTCGAATCTTTCGCATGTTTACAATGTTTGCGGAGATGAACCCCACAAGATGGGATTCTTTACTGATAAGCTAATCGAAATTAGCGGTCTAAAAGATGTAAAAAAAGAAATTAATCCACAATTTTACCGACCGATAGACATCCACTACCAACACGGCGATTCGACTGAGTTGGTCAGAGACACCGAATGGTCTGCAAGTTACTCCATCGACAAAACTCTCGCAGACCTTTTGAAATACTGGTACGACAAAATCAGCGTGTAATCACCATATAACCCTCTTCGTGATAGAACTTCTGAATGCTGTAGTTGTATTTTTCCAAGAAAGATAAGCTTAAATTATTGTAATCTCCACGATCCCAGCTACCGCCCGAGTAATTCCCATCCTCGTAGATTCTTAAATCATCCACACAAACCACATCTGGCTGATTTGGACGATATTTGTTGATGATGGCGAACTCCTCTTCCAAAGGCAAATCGTATTTTTGACCAAGACGATTGTCTGGCAAATGGGCATCAAGCCAAAACATGATCGAATGCTCGTCTGCCAGTTGTGGTAGAATTTTTTCTAGAAAATCAACAGAAAGAAGATGATAAATTTCAAGAGAAGGGTCCTGAAATTTAGTCAAACAATGATCAATATTTGCTTTTACTATGTCGCAACTCAACACCTTTTTAAAGCCTAAAGTCAAAGCAAATCGCAAAGAAGTGCCCAGATAACAGCCCGTTTCAACGAAGACGGAACAACCGTATTGATTTTTAAGTGCGCCTACATCAAAGCAAATAACACTCAAAGTTTCCAGACAGCCCATAAAAACCTCAAATAGTTGAATAAATAAATTATAAGTTCTCTGAGGTACAAAATGCAAAGCAATCTTACATCTAAGCCAGACTGGCTGAGCTATTATGCAACTGACAACAAAAACACAGTAGGAGTTGACTACGGATTTGATGGCACAGGCATGTTCTTCTCTGGAACTGCCGGTAACTGTGGTGGTGTTTCATTTCCAATCAGACTGAATTATGACATTCCTTCTGAAAGCCTAGTCACGGTAATTTACACGATAATTCAAGATTCTTGCACGGATCAAGGCATGTGTTTTTTCAACACCGGAGTAGAACCGGGTTGGGACTTTGAACCATGCAATAGCAGAATTTCAGTAAACATGAATTGCGATGATGTTGAAGTTAATGGTCTAACAACATCTGAAGGGGGTATCAACTTAGGAGAGGGCGGTGTTCCATTCACTTTTAAAGTGGTTTACACACCCGCAAACTCAAGAGTTATTACAGAAGTGTACGAAGGAACAAGTACAAATAACACTCTGCTTGCAACCTACACCCTCAACGAAAGGCTTCCAGCCGGTCCCTATCGCATTGGTTTTGATGCCGATGCCGATGATTCAAATACTGGATATTTTACATACTTGCAAATTGAAGCAGAAACTACTAATTATCCTTTGCCGAAAATCACATTCAAGGTCAAAACCTACGATCCATCATTGCTCGCAGGCACTTTGTCCCCAGACGGCAATTTAGACAATATTATCAAAGCTCTAAAAGAACAAACAGTATGGCTACCTCATGTTGATTATGCTTTGAAGCACGATGACACTTTTGTTCTTTATGGCAAAACGGCACTTGACCTAAAAAATCAATTGCCACAATTGAACAGCGGATGGAGTGTAGTTGAGATTGTCCCAGAAGAGGAAGTGTAGGTTGATACAAAACATGAACAATCACCCGAAATACACATTTCGGGTCAATACCATCGATCCAATAGCTTTGAGCAGCCAAACTCTGCCCAACTCAATGGAAAACATCATACTTGCTTTGCAAAGCGCAGAGGTTTTAATTCCTTACTGGAAAAATCCTCTGCGTCACGGAGATGTTTTTACACTCACGGGCTCGAAAGCCATAGCTTGCTATGAGACATATATTGGAAAAGAGCCAAAAGTGCTTGAACTTGTCTAATGTGTTAAAAATGCAAAATTTATGCAGAAATCAATCGTCTATGTATTTTTTCCAAATAAACAGGTAAATTAGTGGACCTATGATGGTTACCAGAATCAGCATCAGAGTTATCATCCACTCCTCCGATCTGGTCAACTTCCACTCCTAAAGTTTTTTCAGCAGTCCTACTCGGGGATTGCAAGGGATTTTCTCGTAACCATCTAATGAGAAATTGTTGTAATAATCTCTTGGTTCTTTCCAAAAATCAATATCATCTAAAATTAAATGGCCACCATTTTTCAAAATTTGATCAGCTAGTTCCACATCTCTTTCAACATTTGTTCTATCATGGTATCCATCTACTAAAACAAAATCACACCTTGCACCCATTTGATGCAAAATTTTTATTTGTGGATCAGAATATCCACAAACCAACAAAGAATTTGTATGAAGTTTATATTTCATAGTCAAGAAAGACATTATGTTAAAACAATTGCTAACATCTTCGTGCATAAGATTTGGATCAATCGTGCAAATGGTGCCACCAATGCTTTTCAAATGGTTGGCAATGTACAAGTGCGTCAAACCAACGAAACCACCTATTTGCAAACCATTGCCAGAAAAATATGGTTTGAGGTCTTCCAAAACAGGAAGAGGAATGGAAACAGTTCTAAGCAAATCTTGATTTATTTTGTAATAATTAGCAACTAACTCTAGTGCAGACTGCCAAGAATACATAGGAGACCTTAACATAAAAGTGTCGCTGCAAGAGGTCTCTTGCAGCGACAACGCCTCAATTTCAACGCACCGTAAAGAAGAACAACTGCACAAGACGGCCCTGAGCAGCTACTTCACTACTAAGACCTTCGTATGTGCTTGCAGAATGAATCAATTGGGCATCCCAGATGGCCAATCGATTGTAAACAGCGCCTACCTTATCAACAAGCTCCCAGTTGTCTGGATGAGTAATGTTGTAAGCCGTATAAATCTCGTTCAGGGCATCCATGCGTGCTTGATCGTTGGGATAACGCTCAAACTCCAAAGGATGATTGGTTGGACGACGAGCATGATATTTCTTGTCCTGCCAGAAACTAGTGCCTGCGCTTACTGGAGCATGAGGGCTGAGATAAATGGCAGCAGCGTAGCTTTGCACATCGCTGTGGTACACAAGAGGATCATCATATCCTGTAGTTTGAAAACAACCATTTGCAGGCTGTTCAAGCCAGTCAACAATTGATCGGCCTAAAAGCCTTTCAAACTCCTCCTTCAAGAAACCCCACAAAAACCTGTCCTTAGTTCTTTTGCCTTTATAAAAGCGAAGATCGCTTTCATACTCTTGCTCAAGTGCGAATGCACGAATCTCATCGGGATTCTTGTAGAAATTATCAACGATGCAAAGATGAGGCATACGCCTGTTATACGAGACCGCTGCTGGCCCAACCGCAGGACCAACATCCAGTTGTGGCTCGGGAATCCACATTGTAAGGGATGCTTCGCCAACCTCGCAAAAATATTTTGGTTGACCATTCGTTGTTGCGCCAAGTCTACGAACCACGACCTTCTGGTTCTGAAACACCAAATCCTGACCAACAAAAAATCGATACTGCATATTATGTTCCTTTTATTATGGGCAATAAATTATAAGACGAGAGTTATTGAGAGTCGAACTAAAAAAAACAAGCTTGTATTTAAAATAGTGTGATTACAAAAAAAGGGAGACCGAATTGAATTCGGTCTCCCTAAGCAAAAATGCTAAAAATGCGAAACTATCTACTGTGATAGCGTTTACACGCATACCACATGCCATTGACCCCTTGGCACACTCCATAGTCTGCAACTGCGCCACCATTGTTGCAGCAATTATGAAGAGCGTGATCGGGGGAAACTCCCATTCCTACACCTTCATAAGCGTAAGAATTGCCACCAAAGTGCCCAATTCTGCCCAGAGAGGCGAGATGATTTGCCACGCCCTGAGCCGATCCCAGAAAAGCGTTGGCTACTGTAAACCTAGATTGCTGGTAAACAGTTCCTCCTTGAGTGTTTTGATTGCTTGTGGCTGTCGTACCTCCACCCCGTCTGCCAAGCAGCCCGAAAGGACCAGCAGATGCAGAAGAAGCGACGACAACAACCAGAGCAAGAGCAACAAACTTCCTGTTCATCTGTCGAATCTCACAAACTTCAGGTTAAGGTGACGCATCCTTATACCTGCAACTTGAAACCAAGTGTGCGCCAGAGAAAACAATATTGCACGAATGTTGTCGCATGTCAACATCTTTTCAATTCTTGAAAAATTTTGTTTCTAATTCCCCATAGTACACGCTTTTGAGACATGTATTTTCTGAGGTCATCCATGCTCCAAGGGGTGCCAAATGTAGTACCAGCACGATGATTATCAACTCCCACATCGACTGTTAAATCAACGCCATTAGTTGAGGCGCATACCTCCAAAAGAGCATTAATCAAGGCATCATCTACCTGTAAATCAAGCTTTTCCCTAAGAACTTTGGCAAATCCCTCTCCATAAATCTTTTTTTTGTATCGTGACAATTCTCCATTGTCCTCAGAATGCAATGAATTATGTACATGGCCGTAAACCATCCAGCTTCCATAAGCTGCCCTGTTCCATGATCTTGCAGGATAATGACTTGCAAATATTTGTTGCCCATCAATCTGAAATAGATAGTTTTCGTAAATTGCATTAAATAGAGGCTTCAATACATCACGATTATCATGATTTCCCAATATCAAATACACATTTTGACAATTAATTCTTTCTCTGTAACTCCTAGCTTTCTCAACTTTGCTTCTGCCCTTAGCAAAACAAAAATCTCCTACAATAACCAAATTATCATGTTTATCAACTAATGAATTGATGCTATCAATGATACAAGAATCCATTTCAGCCACAGTTTGTTCCGAAACAACAAATTCTCGGGCTGGAATTGTTCCTAGTGAGATGAGATCGCAAATTCCTTGATCGACAAAATCAAGGAAAGGTCTTTTGCAATATTTGATAATATTGCCGTGACTAAAATGGGTATCGGCTGTGAAAAACCAAGACATTTGTTATGATCCTACTTTTTTTCGCCAAGTTTTGCCTCGATGCTGGCAACTCTCTCACGAAAATTTTGTAAATCCTTTTGAACACTTTTAATTTCATCTCGCAATTGCAAATTGTTCGATTCCAAGCTGTTGGACCGCTCTTTTTGCCCAGCCAATTCCTTGTTGGCAGATTCTAATGCTTTTTCTTGAACTGTTAGTTTTATCTCAATTTTTTCAATAGAGGCTTGCCTATCTTTCAATCCTTGCTCCAAAAAATTAATTCTTTCTTTAGCTGAGGAAAAAACATCCAAAGACTGTTTTGTCTGATTTGTATAACCATCCCATAGTATTTTTTGTCGCTCGTTGTGTTCGCTTTTAGTAACCATCTGGGAATTCAGAGTGTTGATCTGAGATTGCAGACTATTTAAATTGGCTACAATATAACCTGTGACAGTAATCGCACAAAGAAAAGACACGCTTAGTATGGAACCGCCAAAAATTTTGATCCAAACTGGCGCAAAATCATCGTGATCTTTGTCTTTTTTTCTTACTTGTATGTTGACCACATCCAAGTTGCTATCTTCCATAATGCCTCCCTTCGTTATGTATGATAGCTAATTCCAAAGAGAGTCAGTACCAACTATATTTGAGTATTTTTTCATATTGTCTGGCAAAACCAACCTTTTTCTAATTGCTTGTATATCTAACTTTTGAAATTCTTCAACCCAACCATGCTTAATCACGGTGCTTTCTCCCAAAACCGGACTTATTCCCACATATTTGGTAAAACCAAACATAAATCGTAAAACCGCAGGTTTAGTCTCGACTAAATATGCCGAATCTTTGACTCTGGAGTCAAACAAAACATCTTCAAATTTTCTTGTAGTTGCTTCGTAATTGATTGCACATCTACATAAGATTGTGAACAAAGACCTTTTAAAATAACAATCAAGCCAAAATTTACTCGGCTGAATGTATGTGATATTAACTGATGATGTCGGGGAAAACTGCGAATATTTGAAGCGGAAATTTTTCCGACTGCTCTGTGCAATTTGTTCAAACCTAATGATAAAATCAGCAAGTTCCTGAGTTTTGCAATCTTTGTGTGAAAAGAAAAAACCCTTGGTCTTATCGTTGAACTTGGCTGCAAATTGTTCACGGCAATGATCCCAAGTTGCCACTCTATCTGCCACATCCGCCTCTAGTCCAAAATTGCCGGTGGGCGGTGAACAATAGGCAAGAATGACATTTCTTGATGGAAGCAGGACAGCCGTCATAAAAAGCCTCTATTGCTTTTTGAAAGCAAAACATTACAACCGTCTTCCAAACTATCACTATCTACATTTTTAACTACCACATTTGACTGCATCATCTGCCTTTTACATTTCCGCACTTGACCAAGATCGCAGTTTGGAATTTTTGGCAACAAAAGAGCTTTGTACACGGATGGCTTGCCACGCCATGAACAAACAACTTTCAATTCATGAGCATCGTTTTTATTTGTCGCAAACTGAATCATACCAGCATTATATTTTGCGTAAGGCTGTTCGGAAATATAATGAATGCTTTCAGATGTAAATCTAAACCTGAAAAAGTTTTCAACACAGGCTGCATTGCTTAAAGGAACTCTTGGAGTTCGGACCAGATGCTGAATCAGTTCAAGTTCTAGATCGCTACCGGCAACTATGGGATAAAACTTTTTTGATAAGTCGTCTGATTGGAACACAACATCCAAAACTTGATTTGGCTCGAGCACACAAGATTGGCTTACTGGATTGATTATTCTTAAAAAATCATTGTTTTGATTTTGAGACAGGATGCACAAAGATGCATCAATCTCGTTTTTGTCGCTATACAGGTCAATCTCGCCAAGAAAGAGAGTGTTTTCATCAAAGTTTGGTACGGATTCCTGTGATACAAATGCCATCCAACCGTTTGATATTTCCGTAATTTCTTCAATAACCAAGAATGAGCTTTTTAAGTCAAGTTTGTATTCCAGAAATTTTTCCCCGTCAAAAACCAAATGTAGTTTTTGGCCAGACAAGAGACGGACAGTATGATTTTTTGTGTTAGGGTTTCTTAGCCTAACAGGAGAATATTTTTTTGACATTTTTTTTCAATCAAATTTGCAAGCCAGTCTGCATGATATTGGACTTTATTACACACCTCGTTTTTCCAAACACGCACGATAGGACTATTGTTTATAGATAATTTTCTGACCAGTTCTTGACAAAAACCTAATCTTTTTTCATACTCGTTGTCTTTGTCAAGACTTTCAAACAACAAATATTTTATTTCGCCATTTTGACTAAAAAACCAATGATCATAAGAGTAAACAAACATTTCCCAAGCAGCAAGACTTATGATTTTTTGATCCCTTACGGGTGTCACACCATTAACCCTATCACAAAAACCAAGAACAAAAGACTCGTACTCATGCCATTTTATGGTAGATATCAAACATGTGGAAAAAGGATTGTTTTTATAGCCATCATGAATAGGATAGCTAAAAAATATTTCATAATGACCCGGATGATGATCGTTATATTCCCATCTCAAATTTAAGATACCATACGGAGGCATGTTTGAAGACAAGTCTCTTTCGAGTGCGCTTGAAAACAAATCCATATCATTAATTTTCAGCAACACGGATGCTGCTTGACAATGATGAACTACTGGAATATCAGTTAGTTGATGCCTTTGCAGGTACTCTTCATATAAACGCATATTTATTATTGGAGCTCATGAAGTTCTTTGATGAGATACAAGTCAGAAAAGGAATGCCATCGACGCTCTTTTTCATTCCAAACAATAGGAAAATTTTTTGGAACAGTATCGACAATATCGAAAAGATCGCCGTTGCTTCGTGCTCGTTCAACAGACCGTGCAAAAAGCAGCGGATGCAAGTGCAAATACTTTTCTTTTAGTTTAGATACAACATTTTGGTCTAACATATCAAATTTTATCCAAATGCTGGCGATGATTCAAGTTATCAGAGCTTTTTGCCACTTATAAAACTTCTGGGACCATCCGACTTCATCTTCAATCGATAATATCGGTAAGCCACGCAACAAACAACACCGCCAAGTACAGACATTATCAATCCAGATGCCTGAAATGGGCCATTCCCAAAACTCAATAACCAATTGATAAAACCACCGATAAATGAACCAACAACTCCAATTCCCAAAGTGGGTAGAAATCCAACAGGGTCATCACCCGGATGTAGCAACTTGGACAAATATCCTACCAGCAAACCAAATAATAACCAAGATAAAATCAATAGCATTTGTTCTCCTAACCTTTGTCATCGAGCAGCGATTATTTCCAGATAGGCATCTGGACAATCGTTGTCGTCAACATCGGAAGTAAGGTCCTTCATAAATTGAATATAACTTTTTTCAAACTGAGAGTAACTTTTAAAGCCATACACGACATTCAAAACATCTTCGGGCTTATTCTTACTTTGCATTCTTAAAAAACCTTGCAACTTGGCTTCGCCAAACTCCTTGCGAAGCAATAGACACAGACACATGGACTGCTGATCAAAAATCTTCTTGTTGTCCATGTTTTGCTTGTTGTAATCATCTTCGGTGAATTGCAACATCTGCTCGGTCGTAAAAGAAAACTGCTCTTTTCTTGCCAAATCATAGAAATTCTTTAAACTTTGTCGCACATCAACAACCGAAGAGTTGAGGTTGATTGCCCCTCTTTTAAACCACCAAGGCAGCGTGGTGTTGTGTCCATTTTCATATTCTGCCAGAGCCACCTGAGTCACATATGGAAGAACGGTTTTATTTGGTTTATCATCAACAACCAACCATGCTGCATTGAGTTCTTTTCTAAACTGGACTCTTGGAGCAGTCGAATTAAAAAGCTTTTGCAACAAGCTAAAATTAGGCACAGCAAAAAGACGACATTCCTTGCTGAATTTTACATCTGGGAATCCCCATCGAGTTAAAGAGGAGGCTTTGATTTCCTCAACATTTTCCGAAAGCCATTTGCCCTTTTCATTGTCTATGCTGAGAATTGTGAAACTTTTTGTTGCATACCTGTTCCAAGACAAATCTTTTAGTTCTGGATCAACGGGAGGCGTTTCAGTTGCTGGCTCTTGAGCATATGTCGGAACAAGCAAAAACATAATCAAAGAAATGCTTAGATATTTTTTCATAATGCTCTCCGCTTCTATGCTGTATTTAAGCCACAGACTCCCATAATTGAATGTTGTCTTTTTCCCAAAAAACTTGCATTTTCATCTTGGCTTGTGACAACAAGTGCGAAACTCTACCCTCTGTGATGCCCAAATATTCTGCAATCATTTTTAATGATTCGCCGTGCAGATAATACTTTCTGACTACTATTTTCCAACGATGCGGCAAACAGCTTATTATTGTCTCGAAAATTTCAAAATCATGTTGTCTTTGTGGCTCATATTCCAACTTCAACAGTTCATCTGAATCTTCACGATTCCAGCAATTGCTTCTCTTGCCCCAAGACAATTCCCGCAAATAATCTTGAACTGCGCCAATTATGCGACGAACAGCAAAAGCCTGAAAGTCTTCGCATTTTTCCGGTTGAAAAGACCCTGCTGCCTGAACAAGACCCAGAAAAGCTGCTGCCTCTAAGTCTTCTAAGTAAACATTGAAAAGACTCTTTTTTTTGTAGCGAGCAACCTTTCTCGCCAAGTCCATGTTCCCTGAAATCAATTGATTACGGTCTGTGAGTTTCATAAAGTTCCTTTTGTGGTTTTTAAAGTTAAAGTTAAACAGTCAATGTATGATAGTGGTTCAAGAGTATTTTTTGATGGGACTCCACATGTCGTTCAGAATACTAGTTGCATCCAACCGTATTTCCTCTTGAACAGACTCATTGAGTTGATCACTTGGTGGCATTTGTAATATTCTGTTTAGAAACCAAGTTTTGGTTTCATGAATGCCAGAACTAAGAACAAAAAATGATTTTTTATTGTGATGCAACCCAAGGTACTCAAGTGCTGTCTTCAAATCACATGGCAAAAGATTCTTGGGCATAGGCTTATTTTTACACGATTCGATGAAATTTAAAAATAATTTGATCCAACAACGGATGTCTAGTGGTTCAAGAGTGCCCTCTGGCCACCGCAATTCAATAGTGCCACGGGCTGAAGCCGGATATTTTCTTGCTCTGACGAAGTTGACAAGATTTAAATTAAACCTACGCTCCGCATTATCATAAAAAGATATGTCTTTCGGGCAAATTACAGTCCAAAAAATTTCTGGACTGTAACGACATTGGCGACTTAAGATTTGACCAAATGATTCCACTCCTTCTTTAAAAAGATGAATACTTCTGGGATCGAACATGAACTGACAAAAGTGATTTCTAATTCTTCTTGGAGGAAGAGACATGGACAAAACATTTTCTATCTTCATCCAATAGGCCGCAATCGTAGCCACTTGTTTGATTGAAAGATCAACAACTTCTGCGTGAATATGCAAACCACAAAAATCATTTACCTTGCAACCTATTTCCTTGAGTTTTGCAGCAACTTCACAGATGTGGTTGATATCCGCAACTCCTCTTCCAATAAAAGATGCAATTTCAACACCTTTGGGACCAGTTCTTCCCCTGTTTCCACAACTTGAATCGTCCTTGACATGCCAATAAATATTATTTGTTGTAAGGGAATATCTGGAAACATAAACTTGCAAATTTGAAACAGTCTTAATTGCCTGCTGGACTTCTTTTTTCTTGATGTCGCTACCGACCTCAATTTCAACACCAAACCTGCGCCCAGAATCAAATTTCTTGTACTTCAATCGCCTTTGCGTCATGATAACCCCCATGCCACAAAATTAAATTATTTATCAATAATAATCAAGCCATCATTAGCTTTTTTGTTCAAAGTATTCTGCGATTCATAGGTTGCTCCAACAGGCAAATCCTTCAGATTTGATGTGGCCCTCATGCGCCGAGTAGCAGCATCTATTTGCTCTTCAAATTTCTGATCCCATGTTTTTTGCTGTACATCCGAATCATCTGGAGGAACCGTAGTCATGCTCGAGCCTATCACATCAACAAGATCGGTCAGAATTGAATTAAGCCTCTCGTTCATGCGAACAATAAATGTTCCAAGAAAGAAAAGTAGGGTTAAATTTAAAAAACCTAAAATCAAAATAAAAATAATTCCATAAAATTCCATGTGATCAACCTTTAAGCAATTGCCGTGGGTGTCGGACTGACCTGAGAACCGACTCCTCGATAGCTCACAGCCTTCGGGAACAGGCTTCCGATGTTTCGCCTATCGTACTTAATTTCCATGTTTTGCCTTGAAAATCTTAACAATATTTCAGGGCTTTTGTTCCAGTAAGTCGTGGCAAACATTCCTATCTTATCATAAAGGATAACAGTATCTGGGACAACTTGAGCGTCATTCAAAATGTAATTAGTTTTTGTATTTAATGATATGTTCAAGTCTGTATAAAAATTTCTGATGAAATTGCATGTGTCAATCGAAGGCAACAGAATCATAATTCTGCTGTCATAAACAACATTTGTGAAGTTGTTTTTTCTCGTCACCGTCACACCAAATTTAATTACAGAAGCACCCGTTGAATCTCCTGCAACTTCATTTGTGCAATCTAGATCAAATGTAAATCGCCAAGCTTCTGTGTTAGCATTATCATCGGCAATCCCATTGAAATGCTGAACAGCAACCCACATGCTTAAATTACTGTTGTAGCTTAATTGCAAAACATTTGCAAAAGTCAAACCATTTCTGATCAAGAAATTATTTAACACACCAGCATTTGCCAAATTGTGTTGCATATAAATGTTCAACGGCATTGCATCACATGATCCGCAAGCTGTTGTCACAATACCTGTAGGCAAAATCAAAGAAGCGGTGGTAATTGTCGGTTCGCCAAAGATAATTTCTTCAAATGGCAAACCTGTATTTGGATTATCTGGAATGAATACTTTACAGTCAATACTTACGAGATATTCTGCCAAATCTTTAGAGACACCGCTTTGAGACAAGTGGGCAACTACTGCTACTCCACCACATTTAGCACCGCCATTGCTCCCAAAAAAGTATTCATTTGTGGTCGGAGTTGTACCACCACTTTGGATAATCGTTGCTGCATTTCCAAAAACACTCACGGTTTGAACTGTTGTTGGACCGGTAACGATATTTTGCATACCGTCCAAATAACTGCCACCGACATATGACAGCCGTGTTTTTCCGCTTTGAGATGAGGCTACCTGAAAATCTTCGTATAAAGTGATGGTTACGCCAATCATAACCGTGGCTTTGGTCTGAAGAACAAATTCTATACACTCTGGTATCGAAGAATAAGGAACTTCAGTAAGAGTATTGCAGGTATCTTCGGCAGATATATAAGTGGGATCAGCAGGACGACTCCACTTTTTTATACTACAAATCTGCCATCGCAACTTGCTTCTAGTCAATTCGTTGCAAACATCGATTACGCTTCTTGCAAGAATATTTTGAATAAACTGCTGCTTTCCTATCGCACCAACGCAATTGGCATCATCGGTCTGAATGCCCATTACATCGCAACCGCCGGGATATTGTGGACCTGTTGGCAATCCACTTCCAGCAGCGGTTGGATAATTGCAGCATCCTTGTACCCTATACCAACTTAATGGTTGTTCGCCTAAACCCCAATTGGCTTCCAAATCAAAGAATACATAGGCGTTTACATACCATTCACCTTCAAGATCAAATGCTACACTTATATTAGATGTGGAATTACCAGCAATTGTAACTCCACCGGAACCCGTGATGGGGAAAGTGGTCCCCCATGATCCTCCGGCGAGTACACCACCATCAGCATATTCATCAAATTCTTCAGGCATGTAAATATGTACTCTGACAAAAAACAAAATCCCCAGCCAAAGACCGGGGATTTTATGATATTAAAAATTAGTTTGCGCTGTTCAGAGTGAATTGTGGAGTAAGATTGAGAATGTCGCCTGAAGCGAGAACTCTAGCCGTACTGAACTTCTCAGCCCACAAAACCTTATTACTTGAACTTCCTACGACATAGTAACCAATGATGGTGTCTCCTGTTGCGCCACAAGTCCATGATTGTGCAGTTCCGCTAGATTGGGCCTTGTCTGAAACCGTAGATGGAGTGGCCCAACAGTTTCCAGCAACGCCACGAACCATAGTTGTTTCAGCGTAGCTTGTAAAGGTAGTCTGAGTAAAATCTGTCAGAGTTGTAGCATCATCCAAAGTTGGATCATTCTGGTAAAGACGAACTAAATAGTTTTCACTATCTGTCGCATTGATCAAAAGTTTTTTAAGGAGTTCTAATTCTCCCTCATTCGGTACTACTAGAGCCATGCTCCTCCTTTGCTTCCAATTTTTCGAGAATACCAGCAATTAGCGGATGTCGCACGATTGCGTTGGATTTGAACTGTATAACACCCACACCCTTCAATGTAGAAAGCCTATCAACAACATTCATCAAAGCTCTGTCCCTAGGATGCAAATCACTTTGCATCGGGTCTCCCGTGATGATGACTTTGCTGTTCTCTCCAAATCTCGTTAAGAATAATTTCAACTGAGTAAAATTACAATTTTGAGCTTCGTCCAAAATACACACCGAATCGTGGAATGTGCGACCTCTCATGAAACACATGGGAGCCAGTTCAACGCTTTTGTTAATTATTTCTCTCTGAGGCGAAAATTTCCCCAAGCACCTGTCCATGCAGTCAAAAAGTGGGAGCATGTAAGGATGGATTTTTTCATCTGCATTTCCCGGCAAAAATCCTAGGCTTTCCCCTCCAGCCTCCACAGTCGGCCTTGTTAGAACAATTGTTTGTTTTCTTTTTGCAAGTACCTCGCTGATTGCAAAAGCACAACCCAGATGTGAATTGTGAGTCACAGTAAAATTGTCAGTTAAAAACAAAGAATCTTTATGATCAACAGTAATGCATTGCATGTCTTCGTAATTCAATCTTTCCACACGGTCGATCATTCTTTTGGGGAAATACTTGGACCTTGCTTTTACCAATCTTTTTTTTCTATTCAAGAAAAAAATTTCTATTTCTGCCGGAAGATTCACATGACATCTATAGGAAATTCTGTGACGAGTACCATCGGGTTTAGCAGAACCTTTTTTTATCTTTATTTTTGTCGATCCACCCAAAGAATATATCAATTGACAAAAATCTTGAGCCAATTGGTATGAAGTTGTGCAGTAACTACAAGAACCGTTTTTATCTATTGTGCCATCACCATCCATAAGTCCTTGCAACAAGGCGATTCTTTGATCGACAGCACAATATTGATATTCAAGCGGTATAAACTTTTCGTAAGACTTTTTACCCCAAAGGCCCAAATCTTTTAAGTTCTCTTTGTAGATGTTCTTACAGCTACTTCTATTCTTTTTTACAATCCGATGATCGGCAGCTTCTGTATTAAATTTTGTTTTTGATTTACAAACATAACCTTCGCAAAGTGAATTTGCAATCCTCGAAACAATTTCTGACTCACAAGAACTAAAGACTACATTTGCATTAGTCAAATTTCCTTCAGCAATAAAAACACCCAGCAAATAAGGATTTATCAAAAATTTTTGCCTATCAAAATTCAATGGTTTAGTGGCTATAACAGAAAATGCTCTATGACCATCGCTTCTTAAATGATTTTTTTCAATATATGCAGTTGTCTTGACCTGATTTTTCCAGCCTCTACTAGCTGTCTGAGAAATCGTCCACAGGTGTTCCTCGCAGCAATCTACATAAGTACCATCGCTAAAATGAACTCGACAAACTTGCTTTTTTCCCTGAGGAAAAACACCTGTTACTTTAGAAAAATTACCATCTGGATTGGCAATTTCATCGCCAACTTTTACATCTCTCATCAAAATGTATCTATTACGAGTATAAAGCTTTGAATTTAATGTTAAAGCCTTTCCCGTACCCGGAGCGCCCAGCAAGAACAACACATCGTGTTGATCGAATGCTGCCCACGCCATCTTTTGAGCCGGTGTTTTGAACTCAAGATGGAAGGGTCTTCTGCTGCCTGCCTCTGGTGCTGGTTTTTCTTGCTTTACAACTCTTTTTGGTTTTTGTTTTGCCATGCTTTATCTATAGTTTAGAACATTTAATTTAAAGAGCCTTGTGTTGCCACAAGGCTCCTTTGAATTATTGACAGTCCACAGAAACTTTCCGGCACAAGGCTGATTTTACAAATCATGGACGACTTTCATTCAAATCACAGTTGAAAGATTGCTGCTCTTTCAAGGCTTTCCGTACTATTAGGGTCATTTTCGTTACCCGACACCCATTCGCAGGGAGACAAGCGTTGTGTTTTTAGTAGAAACACAAAAAAATCCCGATAATTAGGGCAATCGGTTCCCGCCTCACGGCCCATGATATTATAAATTTAGTGACAAATTTGTATAAATAATTTAAAATAAAAAGGGGCAGGGATGAATTTTAAACAATTTTTAGAATCTGAAGAAAAACGCAATGTTGAAAAGCTGTTATCCATCTTACCCGCTGGACACAGAAAACTATTGCAAGGTTACAAATTTAGATACACCCCCGGCAACACACTCAATGGTGACAACCAACACATAGGATATATTCACAAAGATAAAATCGTTGTAGCAGCCCCTTGGAACTACAGTCGTAGCTTCACCACTCTTCATGAAATTGCACATTTAGTCTGGGAATATTTGATGTCGGCAAAATTGCGAAAAGAGTGGTCGGAATTAGTTGCGAGAACCAAAAAAGAACAAATGTCTAAATTTGATAAAAAAGCTCAAAAAGAGGCCTTGAAACAAAATGACGAAGAAGTTTTTTGCATGAGTTATGCAGCAACATACTCAAATCATGCGCCGGTCATCTGGAACAATCCAGAGTGGCACAAATTTATGACTGAGAAGGTTGCTCCATTGATTGACAAGGAGTCTTCCTGAAAAAAGCAACCACGGATGCACGAATATTGTCGCCAGCAGACTGATCTACACGATTAATTGCGTGCCAAACGCCACCCTTGGTGAAAAGCAAACGATTGGGATTGGGTGAAAAATACATTCCAAAGCCATAGTGATTTAGTAACTGCTTGCTGTATAAACGATTGATACTGTCATCGTTTCCAACAGTTGTATCAAGAACATCATGAGGTGGAGTATTGGCCAACATCAATTCACCACCCCAGAATGGATTCCACTCTTGGTGGCAATAAAAAATACAAGCAGCAGTATAACCGTAATCATCATGCCAAGAAATTTTAGTTCCAGCGGGATAAATGTAAGGTCTAATTGCGATCTCACACCAATCTTTGCCTTCCTCTCCAACGATGTCTTTAAGGTGATTAGTGGCAAGTCCGTGAATCTGAGTGTAGAGCCAATCATAAGGATTGTTCAAAGGCATCTGCGTGCTGGAAACTTCCTGACCAGCTAAAAATTCACCGTCATTAATTTTCCAAATTTTATGCCAAGGCCCAGAGCTACGAAATGAAAAATTCTGTGAATTGAAAAAACTGATGAAGTATTTGTAGATGTCTGGCTCAAAGACATCGTCAAATACCGCAGCTACTTCATTCTTAAATGTTGCTTTCATACTGGTTTTGCCTGAATATCGGTAAGCAACTTTGGCAAGGTCACCATAGCCTGTTCGGTCATCCTCTCATACTCGGAAATGTCCATGCTAAAAATTCTATAATGATGAACGATCTGGTTCTTCATGATCTGAGGCTTATGGTTTTTTTGTTGTGCTTTCATGGTCATAATGAAACAAGGACCGACTTGCGGTAATTGCTCGGGCCAAGGACCAATATCATTCCAACAATCACGGGTCATCAACAACACATATTCTTGCAAGAAATCAACCTTCTGATTTCCCATCATGTAACTTTGGGTATCAATTCCCACGAAACCACTTTGCTGTGCCTCGGAGACATTTACCAAAAGATCAATCCATGCTGGATTGAGTACAACAACATCGCAATGCAAAAACAGAAAATATTTGCTATTCTTGTCGGCAGCTTGAACGCCCAAGTTACAGGCAGCAGACCAAAAGAGGTTTTTATCATTGCGAACAACTTTGACTTCAGTCTGAATGTCCTTGAGGAATTCCTGTGAATCCTTGCCACTAGCATTGTCAACAACTATGATTTCGTAATTGTTATTGAAGCTTGTTACTGCAATTGATTGCAAACAAATATTCAGATATTCTGGTCTGTCTTTGTGAACAACGATGATTGAAATATGATCATCGGTGTTTTCGTGCAGTTTTACAGTTAACTCAGGACGCTCACCCTCAAGAGGGTTGTGTACGGAAATAGGATCGGCCATTTTTACTCCTCAACATCTAATTCAAATACGCCACGCTCACAAACACATTCTATAGGCCCAACAGGCGTAGAAATAGTCTCGGCAAATTGTTTTGACAACTTATTTGCATGTTCTTCGGCCTTGGTTGCCGTCAAAAAAGCCTTTTCGGCTTTTATGCAAACATATTCTCCTTGAACCTGCCTAGCCACGCTTAAAATAGCAAATATCTTCATGTTTCCTCTTATTTTGAACCAGTTGATCCGAAACCGCCATCGCCTCGTTCTGTAGTGATGCCAATTTTATTAACAGCAATCCAATTTATTTGCCAAACAGGCTTGATAAGCATCTGTGCAAATCTCTCGCCATGCTGAATGTTAATGATGTTTTTACTGGTGTTGCTAACGATCACTTTGATTCTGCCCAAATAATCTGAATCAATCGTTCCGGGTGAATTAGTGACTTGCAAACCTTTGAGAGACAAACTACTACGGGGTCTAATTTGAGCCTCCCAACCGAAAGGCAAAACCATTCTGAATCCCGCATCTACGCATTCAACTTGGTTTGGCATTACCATGACAACACGACGACCCGTATCATCTGCTGGGATATTGGCCATTAAATCACAGCCAGCACTACCAACTGTTTTGTATTCTGGTATAAATTCTGGACTATCAGCCACAATTTGAACATCCACTTTGTGACCGTGTAATCTGTTATTCAAATTCTTCGACATGTGGGACTGCACCGGGGTTTGTGTGATTGTCTTTAATCAATTCTGGAAAAACATCCTCAAAACTTTCTTCTACAGTCTTAGGCTTGGTGTTTTTGGCAAGATACTGACGAGCTCTGGATAAATGAATTGTAAAATTATTCAACCAATTTTCCAATGCCTCTTCTGGATATGTACTGCACATTTTCTTGAGGCGCTTTCTAGTCGCCTCGTCTAATTCTCTAGCATCCAGCCATTTATGGACTTTTTCCAAAGTCAACCTGTGCAGGTTGCAGGGCTTTCTTTCATCGGCATCTGAATTGCCTGTAGCGGTAATTTTGAAATTTACTGATTCTGTGTTGTTTGTAGCCATGTTTTCCTTAAAACTGTCGAATATTCTTACCTTCAAACTGCCCACTACGAATTTCAGCGACTCGAGCAAGAATATCAGGCGATAATTCTGGACCCTCGGTCAATTGTGGTTGAATAAAATGCAAAATCTCAAGCTCTAAATCCTTGTAATCGATATCCGGTATTTGATCACCAACAAAGTACACTTTTTCATTGCCCATATCAACTGCTGCATGTATGGTCAGCAACTCGTCAGAAGTATCAACCTTTTGGACCGTAAAGACCATCGACATAACTACTGAACCGGATGTAATATTGTATTTTCTTTCCATTTGTCTGCTAAATAACCCTGTAAGATAATATATTTAAAAGAGTAGTGATGATTAACAATTTTCAAGAATATGTGAATATTAAAGACGGACTTGTCAAATATGGGGCAATTTGCGTCGAAGATTATTCTTGGGCAAAAGAGTTTCAAATTCCTAATATGGAACTCGATATTCCATCGGTAACCAAAAAAGGTAAAATAATTATTTTGATTAACAAAAAAAATCCAATCTTTGTGCAGTTGGATGATGGTTCAAAATTGTTTTTTACAAACGATGAATTCAAAAGAATAAAAGGCGTGCCGGTAATTGGTAAAACGATGGTAGCCAAACTATTCAGATTGCCACAAGATCACTCGGACAAGCCGTCGCCAATACAAAGTTGTCAGGTCTTCTAGTTGCCTTGAAGCTTGGAAACATCGATTTTGTCTGGATCAAGCCCCGGACCATAGGGAGAAGGGCTATATTTCTTCTTAAGTTTTTCCACAACAACATCAGCAACTCTGTCAACAAAAAACTTGCCACCAACGCCCACGACAAGCATAAAGCCGGTCAAGGCAACGACAACCCAAAAAAACTTGTTGTTTATATTGTTCATTTTTACCCCTGAATGAAGAAAATCCTTTACGGTTATCTATTGGCTTTTGACATATTTTTTAGCCAAAGCTCTTTTTTGGGGCCAATATTTTGTTGCTCAAAATTTACAAGATTTTTTAAAGCGTCTTCGTAATCCTTGTTTGTATTTTTCGGAATTTCAACTTTGACGGTTGCTATAAGATCGCCAATAAATCCTTGGGGAACAGGCAAACCCTTACCTCTAAGCTTAAATTTACTATGGGATTGCGTACCGGCTGGCACTTTGATGTTTAAACGCTCATTTGCCAAAGTGGGAATTTCAAGTTCGCAACCCAAAGCTAACTGTGTAAAAGAAACAGGAATATCAATCATCAAGTCAATTCCATCTCTTTGAAAAAGAGCATGATCCCTGACGACTATAAAAACAACCAAATCGCCCGGTTTTCCACCCTTGATAGACTCTTCGCCATATCCCGGCAAGCGGATTTGCATACCGCTATCCATGCCCATAGGAACTTCGACTTCGATTTCACGCTCTACATAGCCTGCTTTGGTTCCTGTGGCTTGACAATCGTCACAAGGTTTTAAATCGACCTTGCCACTACCGTCGCAATCGCCACAGCTTTTTCTAAACTCAAAAGGAGCATTTTGCACCTTGATGAAACCTTCGCCCTTACAGGCTTGACACACATCTGTACTGACGCTTCCTTGTCCCTTGCAGGTTTCACATTTATTTTTGCTTTTGACTTTGATGATTTTTTTGCAGCCTGTATAGGCTTCTTCTAAATCAATCTCTAACCTTATCTGTACATTTCTACCACGGAATGTGTTGTTACCGAAAAAATCATTCATCACATCGCTGAACGGGTTTCCCATTCCCGAATCACGACGACGAAAGTTCATCCTGCTGCCACTTGCATCATATTCCGCCCGTTTTTTCGGGTCGGATAGAATATCGTAAGATTCTTGTATCTCGCCAAAACGGCGTGGCGCATCGGGGTCACCCGGATTTACATCCGGGTGATGCGTCTTTGCCCCTTTGCGATAAGCTTTTAAAATTTCGTCTTTGGTAGCATTTCTTGAAACTCCAAGGACTGCGTACAGGTCTTTCATTCTTCAACCAGCACAGCCTTGATTGCGTGAGGTTCCATGAAGAATCGGTCTCTGTGGCAACCGTCATAATTGGGAGCCATAACGCCACCACCGGAAATCAAAACTCGATTACCAATGCAAAAACCCCAACTTTCACTATTGAAGCTAGGACCAGCAGCACGAACATAACCTTGAAGAGGGACTTTCAAATCCAACTTATCAGATACGGTCAAATCCGTTCCCATCATTTCTTGAGGAGTGAGAATTTCAACAAGCACTTGAGCGCCACAGGGCACACACTCACTAAGCTTGGGGATTCTGGAGCCTACAGGAACCAAATCCGTGCCAAAAATCTCACCGGAAGGAGTCAAAATCTTGCTCTTAGCCATCTCTACCAAACCTTTCTTATTAGGGTATCGAAAAAATCGAATCCTGCGAATTCGTAACCACTACATTTGTGCCACTATAGAAATAGGTTCCATCAACCGTGACTATGGGGCTCATACTCAAATGAGTAAGAGGCATGATACTTTTTTTATCTTCCAAAAACTTGTCCAGCAATGACTCGCAAGTCACTTCTTTTAAATCAAGATAACTGTTGATTGCTTTCTCAAAAACCAATTTTGAAAATTCCAAAAGCTGATCACGGGTAAATTCGTATTTCATAAATCCCTCACATCCAATACGACACAAAAAAACATTTCCCGTCTTTCTCGCCAACTATGACAGGATAAAAAAATTTGTTCTGAATGAACAATCTGTCCATAGCCTTACAGCATTCTTCGGACGAGTTGTAAGACTCAAGACAGCCTTCTGTGTTAACAAAATGATGAAAGATATATGATATGCCCGGCACAATAATTCCAAAATGATCAAAAATAGGTCTACCTTCAGCATCTGGAAAATTTTCCAGAGTATCAATTATTTCGGATGCAGACTTGGGCATAACCGATTGCAACTCATGCAAAGGATAAACCCTAGGTTCATACGCATAAAAATCAGACCTAGATTGCCAATAAATTGTTGATGTACTGACAGGAATGTACTCAGGGGTCGTTATAGGATCAAAATTATACCCATTGAAAAAACTTTTTGGAACAGAAATCATCGGTTCAAAACGAGTCATATAACTAACTGAATCGAAATTCTTGGGATTGTAGCGAAATCCCAAAGACTTAGCAAGAATGATCGATATGTTGGTCATCGTGATACGGTTGAAACCATAGTAAGACTGGTCCATGTTGTCACGAAATGAAGCTATGCTCTTTTTAATTTCGGTTGCTAATGAGGAACAACCCAATTCCTCATATCGACGCATTTTTCTTTCTGCCTGACGCAATTCGGCTGTGTAAGCTGCATCAAATCTAAGAAATTTTTTGAAGTCTGAGGGCTGTGAATTCCAAATTTCTTCACCTTTTTTTTGCAAAGCCTGCAAATCAATTACCTGCATCTTCTTAGTGCATCTGATTTCTTCACGCCGAGCAGAATCTTTTATCAAGCGCACATGAAACTTGCATTGATTGGTAGCATCTAATCTTTTCAAGATATTTTTTTCAATCGATTCTTCCAACAACATTTTCCCAATTAATGGGAAAATAGTTTTGAAATTAGCATCTTTAGCGATCTTGGCCAATTCAATCAATTCCATACATCGCTGAGCAAACAGATTGTCATCGCAAAAAAACCCATCAAAAAAAGATGCAATATCTGGATGTTCTAGGTCCAAGGTTTCACAAAAACCAGACAAAACTTTGCCGTAATCGCCTAAGGCAAATTCAAGGATAGTGCTTTCCGTATTCTGTAATTTTTCTAGTAATGCGGGAATTTGGGGATCATGGCGATAACCACCAACTCGATGCAATCTCTTTAAAAATTCAGCTTGAAAGCTTCTTGCCTCATAACTGATTGCATCATCAAACATATACACCTCAAACTTTAGGCGTGAAGAAGCAAACTATCCTGTTTCCTTCCATAGTAGGTCTTTTTTCGCAGACACCTGCTTGTTCAAGAGATTCCATAACTTTATGCATCACCACAAAACCTTGTTCTTTATGGCTCAACTCCCGTCTGCCCTTGAATTGCAAATTAAATTGGACTTTACAACCATCAGACAAAAACTTCTTGGCTTGATTGATTTTTGTCTCGGTGTCATGGTCTGCAATCAAGGGTCGCAAACGAATCTCTTTCATTTGCACATGAGATTCTCTCTGCTTTTTAGCATTTTCCTTCTTCTTGATGTTTTGTTCGTATCTGTATCGACAATAATCCATGATGCGACAAACTGGCGGTTTTGCTGTCGGAGCAATTTCAACCAAATCCAATCCTTCGTCCTCTGCCAACCTTCGTGCGTGATCGGTAGACATTAATCCGAGTTGTTCCTCTTCACGAACAACTCGCACCTGTGGCACTCTGATTTGCCAATTTATTCTGTGTTCATTTTCCTGCCGTGAGTCCCTGCTAAGCCTTTTGCCAAAATTCGGGTTATTCATCATATATCTTTTGGTCAAACTCCCAGTTAATTATAATTTTATTTACAAGTCAGAATCAATCATCCACGGTGGGTGAATTATATATTTTAATATAAAATCCTTCGGAATCAACTGGAAATCTTCTTATCCATTCAATTTCCGCTGCCTTATCGCATCCAAAGTCAGTAGGAGTAAGGCTAGGATCAGTAAAATTGGGCACTACATCATTTGCTGCAATTTCTTCAGGTATTTCATCATCTGGCACAGAAACCTGAGCCCTCATCAAGGCTTCCACCATTTTCATTAACTTAAATTCCATGTAATAGCAACCGGGAAGGCAAGTATCGTTTGCAGACCAAGTATAAATCAAAAAACTATCAGTTAAAACATCTGAAGTAGTGGTTCCATCAATTTCTAAGATATCTTGATAAACCATTTCTGTGCTTGCGGAATTATTGACAAACTTCATGATGCGAAGAGGAGTGCCTTTTTTCCATGCCTGAACTGAAGTGTCACCATAGCCTCTTTCTACATGAACCAACCTGTTAGGTTCATCAAAGCCAGTCACTAACATTTTCTCAGGCAATCTAGCTTGATCCATATAAATGACATCGTCTACCATTATCTGATTGAAACCAATACCATCGGCAAGAGCAATTACAGTATCGTCCGTATCCAAAGATATTTTTAACTTACCCTTGGCCCACATTGAGGCCTCAAGAACTAAATCTTCCAAATCCAAAGGACCATCGCAATCATCAATACGAACTTTGAATTCTGGCTTTGTATCATGCCTACGGATCGTAAAATCTGGACAAATTCCGCTGATACATCCATACTGATCGGCACAACCAGAGGGAGTTGTAGATGAACAAGAAATAGGTGAATTGCAACTCATATATTATTTATGTCATATTCGACAAATAATCGAAAGAATCAACATAATCCCTGACCCAATTGAGATTTCCTTCAAATTTGATAACTTCAAAATAAGTGCCATTTTTAAAATTATCGGGAAAAACTAAATCTGTTCCATCAGACAAGAAAACTATTTTCCTTAAACCCTGCTTGGCAACCGCAAGCTCAACAACAGCAGGACTTGGAGGTCTAGTGGTGTACAATGTGGCGGTTTGCAAATTAGAATTGCAGTTGAGAATAGCGGTAAATTCACTCGACACCAAAAAAAGATCGGGAATTGATGGTCTGTTATCGCTTACTGATATCAAATTGCCGTCGAATTCAACAATTAAAGCAGAATGGCTAGTAGGCGACCGTGAAGCAAACAAGCAACACATCGCCATCCAATAGTCATGCTTATCAATTTGTAGCATATTTTTTTTCAATTGGGATCAACCATTTGAATGTAATGGATAGAAAAATTTTCAGATTTAAAATGATTTTTAAAATTACGAAGTTCTTTTTTTTGCAAGGAGCTCAAATACTTCTTGATGACAATTTCTGGCATAGGAATTTGCAATTCCCAATCATCCACTTCAGACATAGTTACAATTAAAGAAAAAGGAACATATCCCAAATGCAAATAATCAGCACAGTCTATGTAATAGGCATCGGACTGAGCATCATAGACATAACCACCCAAAGGCACGCCTCTTTTGCAGCTTATTTTATTGATGAAATTCTTAGCGACATCTTGGTCAACAGCAACCACAATCACATATGTTTTCTGTTGGGAGTGCTTTACAATAAGTTTACGGTGGGAATCTTTTGACGCTTTTTGAAGCATATCATCGGAGATCACGACATTTTCAGACAAACCCATTAATCTGTCTAATTCTTCTGACATTTACCGATCTCCACGCCGTCCTTTATTATTATAAGCGCTGCGTGGAGCTTTTTTGGGAAGCTGCTTCTTATCTTTATTTTCCAGCTTATCTTTTCCAACAGTTTGTGTATCTTTTTCGCTTTCAGGCTTTTTTAAACCCTTGACAGTTTCAGGCTTAGGTTTTTTGGCCAATTCCTTATCCTTCTGCAAATCTTTTTGCTTTTGCTCCTTAGCCTTCTGCAAATCTTTTTGCTTTTGCTCCTTAGCCTTCTGATCAGCAATCTTTTTGGCTTTCTTGTACTCTTCAAGGTCTTTGGCCAAAGCCTCTACAGCTTTGATCCAAGCATCCATGCTGATATCAGCAGAGGGCAAACGCTTTTTAAAACCGATGCGCTTTTTACGACGAACCGCTTCATCAAACTTGTCAACCAACCATTCGCTGAACAACTTCATCTCAGTCCTGTTTTTTCTTGTGTTTTTTCTTCCTGCGCTTTTTCTTATTAGGGTGCTCTGGAGCTCCGAATGTGTCAATTGCCTTTTGAACAAAGGCAGGACTTGGAGTTGAACGAGACATTCCAGCAGCAGTCATGGGATAAGCTCCCATCATGATGCCATTGCGAAGACGAGTTGTTGGGCTCGCCTCGTCAATTTTTTTCCTGTAATCGCTAAATGATATGAGTGCCATACCATATTTAGCGCTCTAGAGCTTATATTTAAATTTACCTGTTTCAATAAGAACCAATCCAGCCAAGTCTATTTCTGCTCGGGCTTTGGCGTTGGCGGTTTGCAAAATACGAAGCTTTTTGTGAAGAAGCTTTACCCAACGCTCTTGGCAATAAAAGCCTGTGTGATCTACAAAGTTTTCCGTGTCACCAAAAAGAAAAAAATATTTAAGAAATGCCTCCTGAATTGGCGAATCAAAATATTTTAACAAATAAAGTTTCTCTCTAGGCAACTGATAAGTTTCATATTGCCTAGAGAGAAACAGCCAATCACGATTCAAAACGCTACACCTTCAACTAATTCCAAATAAACACAAAGCATACCCCCGGCATACTCCTGAGGCACACCAGAACGAGACAGCATGTTAAGAACATCCAACACAAGCCGAATGTCTTGAGTTATCTCTGCTATGCTCTTGGGAGGCGATCCAAACTCGGCCTCCAACTGATTGTAGGCATGAGAAACTCCCCTCATGATATCATAGTTCATAATCATGTACATTCTGCGTTCATTATACAAAAAAGTCTTGGATATCTTGCCTCCCGTGTGCAAACGATGATTGGCAAAAAAGCGATCCGTGTGATGTTTGGCCTTTTCAATTTCACGATTTTGGTAAAAAAACTTATTCTCTCTAACAGGATCAAGAGTCAATTGGCCGAGGTAGTCGCCATTTCCGCACTCTTCATCATCCATGACATCGGCATCGCAAACTTCCATGCTTTCGTCCTCCAACGGGTTAAGGATTAAAGTGGCAGACCAATCTAACACAAAAAAAACTAATCGTAAATACATAAATCGGGGGTACGATGCGAAAATTAGCCATATTGTGCAGTTTACTTTTGTTGTCTGGATGTTCAAATTTCAATCCGAGAAATCAGCCCAGAATAGACAATAACGGTAAAATAGAAGATATGAAAACCAACCAAAATGGCATTATAGCTGAAATAGGAAAATTGCGACAAGATGTCCAAGTGCAAAACAGCAAACTGAAAGAAATTCAAAATGGAATGCTGAACATTAACGCAGCAATTTCAAGGAATGAAAATACAGGTGTTCAAATCATTCAAGGAGACGGAGCTTTAATTTTTGTCTTCTCAATTATCGTCATCGCCATGCTTCTTTTCTGGTACAGAGACAGGGCTGTCAAATCCGAAAAGACCGCAGAGGTCATGGCCAAAGAAATAGCTAAATTGAATGATCCTGAGTTAAATGACGCTATTTTAAAAGAGGCTATTAAAACAAATAATGCAAAACAGGTTTATTCCCTTTTAAAGAAATACATAGAATAAAACAACATGCACTATGTCGATAAAGAATATTGGAGGACTCAATTGACTCCTCCATATTCTCCAAATCAACACGATGTTGAAATTTATTATCAAAACAAAATTGCAGGCACAACCTTACTGTTGGGCTGCACACATTTATTATTGAAACTTAGCGATAAACAAATGGATCACGATCCGTGGTTTGCTTCTCCCACGGTAATCAAGCTAGATTGGAGATTGAATACGGAAAACTATACAAACATTATTGGAGATGGAGTTCTTAATTTCACAGAAGAACTTGCCAACGGTGTATTAAAAATGGCTCAAAATCGCTGCCAAAGATTGATTGTCCGGTCATTTAACTTTAAATTGCCCACCATGAAAATTGCAAATTATTTTGCAGACGAAAACACTTTATCAATCAAACCGTCCAAAACAATCAAATTTGCAGAGTACAGTTTTTTCATATGGGATTTTCAAAATGAAGATTGATGTTGCAGTAGAAGCAAAAAAGCTACTAGAGGCTTTTGAAACAACGCAGTACAACTACATTCCAAATGTAGAAAAACTTCAACACTTGCCGATAATCACTAGAGATGATCTTAGAAACATGAAAATGCAGAGCTTGTTTTATCAGACAAGAAGCTCTGGTTCGACCGGTGAACCCGTTACCGTTGAAAAAACTATCGATGATTACATTTGGTATATTGCCACAAACTTGCGAGAACTAAAGTGGCGCAAATGGGATTTGTCAAAAACACTTGCCATTATCAAGCCAAATATTTTCGAGGAAAAAGAATCTGAAACTTGGGGATTTCCTCTGAGTTTGGCAAGCAATCAAGGCAAGTGCTATCATTTTCCATATAAAACACTAGATGAAATTCAAACATGGCTAGAGAAAAAGAATCCCCATTACATCCATTGTACTCCTAGCATTCTAAAACAATTGGATTTGACCAGATTAACAAATCTCATCGACACCAAAGGCACAGGCGAAAACGGGGCTGCTGCCTACTCCAGCGAAGAATGTGGAAATATCGCAATACAATGCCCATCAAACAAGCAGAATTACCATGTCATGGAAAATCAAGTAATTGAGACGACCGATAACGACGAAGTTATTCTAACCACCATGACAAATCCTTATATTAAAAGATATAAAAATGGAGATGTTGCATTGCTAGGATCGTGTGCTTGTGGCCGATCACTACAAACCATCACAAAAATTTATGGCAGAGTTAGAAACTTTTTTGTCATGCCCAATGGGCAAAAGAAATGGCCCCTACTAGGCAGTCTTACCTTCAATGAAAAATACGGAATTAAACAATTCAAAGCCATACAGAAAAAACTGGATTTTCTTGAGCTTCAAATCGTATCTCCTCCGCTCACAGCAGAAAAAGAAAATGAACTGAAATTAGAGGTTCAAAAAATGCTACAAACATCTATTCATGTTGAAGTCAGACATCAACGAAGTTTCACAAATTACAAACACGAGGAATTTGTTTGTGAAATTCAATCGTAATCGTATCCCTGCTCTATATTTCTGAGAACAGGATAGCCGGGACAATTGTCACTAAGCGGCAAATTATCTTTTCTTGGATCTTTGCCTCTCTTGCGAATATCATTCAAATAAGACTCGATTTCTTCATCAATTTCCCTACCTTTGCTAGAAAGCTTGAGGCAAAAATATTTTGAGGAATCGTTTTCGTCCTGAGACAAATACTTACAGCGATCACTTGTGCTGTCGTCCAACAAGCAAACATCTTTAAGTTGTTTCAAACTCAACATCGAAAGACCTCACATTAAAAATTCAATTTCTTTGCCTATTTGACTAATCAAAATGTCGTTGCCATGATCAATTTCGTGCTGTAAAACAATAGCTCGCAGTCCAATCTCCAACCTTGATACATCTTCTAAAACAACAGATGGTGTGTTTGTGATTTTCAACTGCTTGCCTGTCAATTTTATAGCAGAAAAACGATCTACTTCAAATCGCCTGAACGATCCATCCTCTTTTTTCAAAGACAAGCATCCTTCAATAGATTTTTGTTTTTCACCAACACCATCATATTCGCAATTTACAAAATATTCAAAATTTCGACCCACTTTGATGATGAAAAATTTTAAAGGCACCCCGACCTGAACTGCTGACAAGCCGATTCCTTCTTCCCTTTCACAGACAGGCTCCATATTGGCTGCGAGACGGAATAAGGACATGGGATCATCCAAAAGCGCATCCTTAGCTTTTGGAATCTCTTCAGCAGGCAAAATTACAAGAGGTTCTGCCATTTATAAAATCAAAGCCTTTACTACAGCGTCCACACGAATATGAAACCATTGTTTTAAGACATCTGTACTTACCTTGGCAGCAGCGGGAATCTTAAAAATAACAGTATCGGTTTCCTCGTTTTCATCAACAGGAAGATTTTTTTCAGCCAAATCACGAATCAACTTAGAAACGCTGATGTTTCTCTTTTTTGCAACAGCTTTCATTCGCTCCTGAATGTCAGAATCGATTGAAAGACTCATAATCGTGCCTTTCTTACTCATGCCTCACCTTGCTTTTTGGGCTTTTTATTGTCGCTCTTCTTGGGCTTTCTACGCTCTGGGAAGTTCTCACGCAACTTCTCTTTCATACGCTGATTCTCGGCCTCACGGCTCTTTCTACGGCGCTCCCGACCGGGACTCTCGTAAAACTCACGCTCCTTATAGGCGTGCAAAATGCCAGCTTCTGCAACCTGCTTCTTAAAAGCAGAAAACATCTTCTTAAAAGCAACTTCACGCTCATACCAACTGGGGTTGGGAGGCAAATCTCTTAGTTCAACTCTACAAGCCATTTCAAATCCTCAATCATGTGTAATTTTAATAAATCGCATACCCATTTTCTTTTTCTTCTTAGGCTGCACGAAATGGTGATATGGCACCAACTCATGTGATTCTGCCGTAGGGGGCAAAGCGTCCCTGTTCAAACCGGGAAGAAAACCATCCAACTTTCGCTTGATGGTAGGAAAAATATCCTGCTCCCAGAAAGATAGTTTTCCTTCAGTTAAGATAGTGGAAAAAGTAAAAATATATTGATGTGGTAACTTATCTGCACACAAATCATCTATCTCGAATTCTTTGGTGCCCGCATATCTTGAACGCTCATCGACACACAAAAATGGTGATCTAGCAAAAAGAGCCAATCTTGAAGTTCCGTTAAAGGTGTCTAAAACGCAACTGCAAGCCCTCATGGCAGAAAGCACACGAATCGTATCGTTTTCTCTCAACATAATGCAAGAATCAGACAATTCTGCAACCAAATCATAAGCAAGATTATGCTGCCAAATCACAGGCATCACTTGGTTCTGTAAGAGATACTTACACAATTCAATGTAAAACTCTTTCTGAACACGAATAGAATCGCTGATGCCGTTATGCCAAAATCTGCTGTATATCGCTGGATTTATAAAAACCTTGTAGCCCGATCTTGTTGCAAGCTCTCGATTAAAATCCCTACCCAAAATAGAAACACTCGGAACAAAAGGCAGGAATCTTTTTGTATCCTTGAATTTTTCAAAAAAATAATTTGTAAAACCATTTCTGTAATATTTTTCAACATCACTCAAATCAATAACATCTCTAAAAAACTCATTTAAATTCCGACAATAAATCGTATAAAAATTTGATTTATTTCTGAACCCCTCGCTGTCTCCGAAGAATTTCTTGAGTACGGCTTCATCGGTGAATGACCAGTATTCATCAACAAAAGGAAACAAACCTTGTTGTCCCGGCCACGATGCCAAAATGAAATACTTGGAGCCACGGACTTCTTCCCGATATCTTTTCAACAAGAAAGAACTGAGAACCATGCTGCCACGCAAATCGCCAAAAAATGGCAAAATACATACATTTGTGAAATCAGTTGGTATTCGCTTTTCATCAAAACGATCTCTGCGAAAACCATTTCTTTCAGCAGCACGCTTTAAAAATTCTACTAGGGAACTCACAAGTCCCTCCAAGTTAATTGTTTCTTCAAACTTTCCTGTATGATATTGGGATATTCTACTAATCCGACAATGTCATCCCAATTATCATTTTTCATTTCTTCAATAGCCCTGTCTATCAGACCATAAGCTTCTTCTGGTTTTTCAACTACATTAAAATAATGAGATAATATCAATTTTTTCTTATTTTCATCAGTAGTAAGAGCAATTCTTTTACCTTCTTGGCCCGCTCCTACAATCTGATCCGGTGTTTCAAACAACATCCAAGGCGTTCCCACCATCGATGCAAGTCGTGTGCTGGCAGTCCAAAACTGTATGGTAAACTCCAAATTGGCAATCAAAGCCAAAGTAAGTTCAAGATTTCTTGCTTCAGGCAAGTTGCTAAAATCTAAAATATCATCTGCTGGACAAGGCAAAATACTTTGTTTTTCGCCAAGCCAAATAGGATTGTAACCTTTGTCTTGCAACAATCGAATCAGCTTTAAATAAAAATTGCTATCCAAATTTCTGCCATATAACTTTCTATTGCGTGCAAATATGCCAACAGATTTCGGTTTCAGATATTTTTTTACTGATTCCATAGCTTTCAGACTTGGTCGTGGAACCTGTACTGCAAATTTTTTACTGTATCTTATGTTTGCAAAAATAGCTCGTTCTATATTTGTAGAATAACAAGATTCACAACACTCTTGAAATTCATCGCTGTTCCACATTTTTTTGCAGATATTGCAGCGGTTGGCGACACAAAAATGACCCATCTTCTCGCCATTAAAAACCGAACCGTAATTTGAAAGAAGTTTTTCAATTTTGCGAACATTTCTTGATGTGTTGATGAAAGCATTTGCGTAGTCCCTCATAAACATGGCAGACTCTTGAATCTCCCAGAATTCATCTGCCAAATGCTTATACAAATAGGCCCTACCCCACCAACCAGCGCAAATCACATAAGCGCCGGGATTGTGAGCAATTGCCTTGGGTATGCAATACATTAAACTCATAGATTCACAGCCAAATTCTGTGAAACAGGTGATTATTAGAATTTTTTTCTTATTCTGAGGTATGGGTCGATTATTGAACTTGTGACGATAAAATTTCACTTCTTCAAGCATCTGTTCATTTATGAGCTTTCCGTTACCGGATGTTCGGCAACAAGAAGCAAAGAATTTCATAGTTTTACTCGGGATTTTTTTGTTCTGTAGCGGTATGACCACCACCACGAATTCGAGTCATTTTTGAATTACGACCACATTTTGGGCAGCGAAATTCTCTGGGTTTACCACATTTGGAACAACTATTTGCTACCTCGTACAAACCCTTCAAGTCGTCAGGCAAACCAGTAGTCAACTGTGCCCATCTACATTTAAGACAACGGATTATAAAATTGTTTTCCATGCAATATCATAGTCATTTGTAAGCTAAATTGTTATCCTTCAACCAGTCTGCAAGATTCATTTCTTTACCATCAGCGACAACAAAAACATCTACCAGCCACTTGCCATCAAACTTTCTTTCCCTCAATAGAACTCTCGGTTTCGTGATGATATTCAAGAAATCCAAAACCTTTCCCCTAGATCCCTTAACAATTTGTACTGTCAGGTCAGCAAGAATTCTGCTGGAGGTATCGTCTTTCAATGTCAAATCAAACCTGCCATCCTCCATCAAAACTATTTTGCGCAGGTCGAAATCCTTGCCTTTATCGACACTCGAAAGAGTGTCTGTATTCAAACCCTCTGGCAAAACTATTTCATCTTTATGTGGTAATTTTGTCTTAAAAAAGAACAAAACCGCAATTAATAACCACACGCCCAAAACAGTTATCTCAATCAGTTTGGAGCGCCCCATCATTACCCTCGCTTGCTTTAATGGCTTCACTTAAAGAAACCAATTCCTCTTGCCACAATCCATATCTACTCACATTTTTGGCAAAAACTTCTAAATCCAAAGGCTCGATCTTCCAGAAAGGGTTTCCCTCCTCGTCGTACTTCACTTCCTCTGTGTACTTGATTCTACCCCAATCATCGGTCACTTTAAATTTCTTGCCATTTTCCTCTACGGTTTCAGGAACATACTCCACAGTCAATCGAGTCAGATGCAGGTCCAAAAACGCATCTCTTTGCGTTTCATTAAGAACATCTTGCCAAAGATCGAATGGAATACACAAACAAAAATCATGTTTGATATTTTGATACAAACGAGCAGTAGGAGCAAATTTGCTCAACTTTCCGAGATTTAACTTATTTTTGATAAAACTCTTAGCTTCAATAAAGCAAATAGCAACAGAAGCACCATCCAACCTAGGAGAATGGTGCTTCTGCTTTACTTTTTGCAGCAAATTAAGAACTTCTTCGGATGCTTTCCAAGGTGCAACGGCCATAAAAAAATCCTCACAATAGTACAAACAATTGTAAGGATTTAAGCTATATCAAATCAATTTTCGTCGTTGCGATTACCATTAAGTTTATTACTAAGTTCATCAATTTGGGCCTTGAGATCAGCAAGTCCTTTTAGAATGGTGCTCTCGTCGGAATCTTTCTTTTTCTTCTTTTTATCAGCAGTAACAATCCCAGCCGAATTTAGTTTGACTTCCAACTCATAAAGACGCTTCTTCAAATCTTCCAAGTCATTGAGCTTCTTGCCACCAACTCCCCAATTTTGGGTGACAATGACATCTTGATCCTTGCCCTGAGTGTTGGAATAAACAGGATTAAATGTGCTGCCAAGCTTATTGGAAGCCGCTTTCGCCTCTTTTTTGCTGACCTTGCGCTCCTCATTAAATTTGAGTTCATAAGCGCTTCTATCGGCTGCACTCTTAGAAAGCATGGCCCAATACTTGCAATCTACCTCATTCATGGGTCTGTCTATGTCATATTCGTCGCTCATGTAATTGCCAAAAAAGTCGGTTGACTCGTCATCGCCGGGCTGTGTTACAGCAGGCTTGGTAGCATCGTCAAACACGCCGTTCGCAACAGCCTTGTCCCAGATTGCAGCATACTTGTTAATATCTGCCATCATATCGCTGGTAGTGTTCATGAAAATTCCTCAGATTGAACTTATTACTTATATATGTCGCAAATTATTTATTCGTTGATAGGCCCGTCCATGTCATAGTCGTCGCTAATGCTGTTGCCAAAAAAGCCGTTTGAATCACTAGTCCTTTTGGCAACAGGCTTGGAAGCATCGTCAAAAACCCCATTCGCAACAGCCTTGTCCCAGATGGCAGCGTACTTGTTGAGGTCGTCCATCATATCGCTTGTAGGGTTCATAAAAATTCCTTAGGTTATACTTACGACTTATATATGTAGAAAATTATTTATTTAGGCTTTACCAACAATTTATCTATCTCTTTCTTGTTGGGATTCAAGTGAAAAAACTGCTTGTACCAGCCTCTTTTGTGACCAACATACTTTGTACACCCAGCCATAAATCTTTCAAAAGCATAAGGCGTGCTTTTAAGATATTTTTGAGCTAAGACTGCTTCATCAAAGTTTTTCTTAGTAGCGTTGTAATGAATTCCAGTACGCAACAAAATTGTAAACAAAGACCTTCGCATCGAATATTGAAGCCACCATTTGCTAGGTTTTATCCACATAATATTTTTTCTTTGGGTCGGTCCATATTCCGACCTTGGCACCACATTCAGCCTGTTTTCAATTTCCTGCATGAAAGCAGCGACATGAGCGCCTTTATTAGCGCCATGCGAAAAAAAGAGCATTTTGATTCTGAAAAAAATATTGTGGAACAACTCACGGCAATAAAACCAATGATCAATCTTGTAGCGACCTTCGATCAAGCCTTTAGGTTTGGAAAATGAACCCAACTCAGGCCTGTAAGGAGTTTCTATAAAAATCGTCTCATTATACTTGCGCTTCATCAGAAACATTATCCTGACTAGGGTGTTCATTACGGACAAATTTGGCAGACATCTGCACCTTCTTTTCCTTGTCCAAGAATTGATCGAGATTGCTAAGGCTAATTATTGACCAATGAGAATCATCAACTGGAACATATTCCTTCTTGGTATAATAAAAAGCCTCTAATTCATACTCATAAGGCTTGTTCTCAACCTCTTCCTTGTTCATGCCATTTGCCAAATCTTCAGCAATTTCACGACAGATTCTAATGGCATCTCTTTCTTTGGCGCAACCAAGCTTCCTTAGGACTCTGGTAGCTGCCAAAGCCTTCTCATGGTTTAACAACAACTCAATAACATCCTTTTTCATCGCACCATCAACAAACTCGGCAACAGCAATATAACAAGCCATGACATCTCCACGCTCTGGACGATGCATACGGCAATCTCTGAAATATTGGGAGAAATTGCTTTCATCTATAACCAACTCACTCATGGTTTCTCTTTCATTTTACAAGCCGAAAACTGTAACAATGCCTCCTCGTCGCTAAGAAATTTTTCCTCTTCTTTCTTGCCAAATTGCATGACAAAAACCCTTGGATCATCATCCTTGTCCCGATATTTTTTGCTGCCACGGTATTTGCCTAGCTGGTTCGATTCCAAAGTAAAAGTATTGAACCCGCCAGACGGAGGCTGTATCCGTACTCTAAGTAAGTTACCAACTTTAAATTCTTCTGCCCAACGCCCCCAATCCTCGGCCCAAATATTGATCTTATTCTCCTGTCCAGTCACATCCTCAGCAATTATCTGCCTATATGTCGTTCCCTTCTGACTCTTTACAGATGCGCTTTTCTTAATCTGTAATTCCGCAGGACCTGCAACTTGATCAATATTGTTGCGAAGAGCATCAAAAGTCAGATTCCCCTTGTAGTCTGGACTGCGCTCCAATTCATGTATCCAAGCCCATCCATAATAAAGCTGCTCACATTGGACCGGATCACGCAATTCCTTCAAAAGACTATCATCAATTTGATGCTCATCACCATTAAACTCAACCAACTGAGGCAATTCCTTGAAAGTCGCATTCATACGGCGATCTATGGTCAGCTTTCGCTTCTTCCACAACTTCTTTAATTGCACCAAAACATTTCTAGGCTTTTTGATTTTTACAATCTTGAAATAGCGTGTGACTTCACGCTCAACCAACACATCAGTATCATCAACTGTCACTTCTTCCTTAACGATCCTTGCCTCGCCTCCCTCGGACTGCTCGCACTCAGTTTCTTGATCCACATCCACTAGTTCGTTGACATCGTACTTTTTCCATTCATCAGCATCAAAAGGCTGATCGCCGGAAAAATCACTCAAAAGTCTAGTATCAGATGGGACAAGCTCCTTGAACTCCATTTCATACTTTTCCAACGACTTTTCATATCGCTTTTTTTTATCGTCATTCTTTTTCATGCAGTCTTTGAAATGATCAGCAAACTTCCAAAGCACAACTGGATCACGATCACGAAAACAACGCAAACCAAGAATTGGTTTCAAAATAGATGAGTCAGTTGTGCAACGATACAAAAAGTCCTCGAACGATTTGTAAGGTTGCCCAGCGACAATCTTTTCTGCTGGTTTGTCTCCTATTCCCTTCACCTTTGAAAACCCATAATAAATCATATCGCCAATCAATTCAAAATTGACCTTAGATTTATTGATATCAAGACGATGCATGTCCACCCCATGCACCTTGGCCTCCATTTTGTAATCCTTGATTTTTTCACTCAGAGTTTCACAACTCAACATAGAAGCATAGAACTCATGAGAATAATGGGCTTTGAGATACAACAACATGCTAGAAATGTAATTGTAAGCAACTGCATGAGAAGCGTTAAACCCGTACTCTGAAAATGTCTCGACCTGCTGAAAAAGCTCAACCAAATATTCTTCTGAAGCTTGCAGATTCCTTTGTCCATTGACAATGAACATTTCTTTATATTTGATAAAAGCCTCAATCTTCTTCTTACTGATCGCTTTACGAATAATTTCACAGTCTTTTAAAGGAATATCACCGACCACATACAATACCTGCATGATTTGTTCTTGATAGACCATAATCCCATAAGTTTTTTCAAGAATGGGCTGCATCAGAGGATGGATAGAAAATTTCTCACGACCCTTCTTGCGTTCAACATAACGCTTGGTCATACCTGACGCTAAGCAACCCGGCCTAAAAAGCGCAGAATAGGCCACTAAGTCTTCAAATCGATCAACACCACCAGAACGGATAAGACCTCGCATGCCCTCGCTATCAAACTGGAAAATACACTTCAGATCACCGGCATTTGCCATCGAAAGTGCTTCAGGATCGTTTCGCCATTGATCAACATCTGTCCAGTCGGGTTCGTTTGGACGATTGCAAATGCCCTTTAAGCCACGACGATTCTTAACCAATTCACAACACCGAGCAATCTGCAATAAGTTTGAAATAACCAGTAAATCAAACTTTACCAACCCTACAGGCTGCAAGTCCTGACCATGCAAGCCTTCCACCCATGCCGATGCCTGTGGGGTATCTTTTCTTTTCACCAAGGGCACAAGATCATGCAGGGGAATGCTTGAAACAATAAGCCCAGCAGCATGAACACCCATGCCACGATTGCGGTTCACCAATCTACGAGCAGCATCTGCGATCTGTGGATACTTATCAGCATACTCCTTAAGCTCTAAATTCAAACGCAAGGCAGCGTCCCAAGTCATGGGATTACCTTCATCATCCTTCGCCTCTAAGTTTTTAGTAATCGCCATTATCTCTTCACGAGATTCATCATGGACACGAGCCATGTCAATCAGAGCGGACTTTAATCCAAAAGTAGTGTAGTTCCCAATATTGCAAACATACTCTTCGCCAAATGTCTTACTTGCCCAAGTGTTTTTTAAATAATCACGCACAGCAGGCAAGTAGTCGATATCGATATCTGGCAAATCGCCTGTAAAAACATAGGCGGGTTCTTTATCTATATCAAAATCGGGAACAATTCCCAATAACTTGCAGACCAAAAGATTGTTTTGATTCTGCGGATAGCGAGTTTTTGTTTTATACAGATCAAAAAAATACTGGTATTTTTCTTTCCCTAAAATCTCATCAAATTCCCACTTATACCTTTTCTGATAACGGACATCATTGGCGTGTCCGCTATTCTTGAATGCCTTGTCCAAAACATGTATAAATTCTTCACGACTCATGTGCTGCCTCGATTATTTCGACAAATCAAGATAACACAAATGTGAAAAAAGTCTAGTCTATGATCCTCTCCTCACCATATTTGGTATGGACGATCAGCCTAAAACCTTCGATTGCCACAACACCGGCTGGTTTCCAAACTTTCTCAAAGAATTGTTTGGCTCTTTGTTTAATCACATCCAAATGCCGTTGCTCTGGCTCTTGACTGAGAAATATTCCTATACTCATGGGCGCTGGACAAGAATATTCCTCGAAATTATTTTCATCCAGCAATTCATACCTACCGACATCGTTGCAGCGATATCTTTTGTTCAACCAGACGCAAGATGGAGCAAGGTAGCCATCATCGTCCAATCTGTCTGAAATCATTTCGGCAAATAAATTTGCCTCTTCTACTTCTTCGTCAAACATATCGCTAAACAAATTATCTCTTGCAGACTCATGAGTGAATCCCGTGCAATATGAGCAAAGCTCCTTGTAAAAATCATATGCTATTTTGTCAGTATCGATTACAAGAATATACTCTTTTGAAAGCAAGATTGGTTCCATTTCAATTCCTTCCAAAATACCTACCATTGAAATAAAAACCATCTAATTTGGTTTGATGCATACTGTCAAATGCATCCTTGAGTCTTGTCAAAATTGGTAGGCCTTTTATATTGAAAGATGTGTTCAACAAAAGACCCACAGCGCCTAGTTTTTCCATTTCTGTCAACAAATCATAGATTTCTGGGTGTTGTTCACGAGTGACAGTCTGAATTCGACAAGTCTGGTCAATATGAGTAATCGAATCAAACCTGTATTCAGGCTTTAACACAGGACAGAAGTTCATGTATGGTGATTCGCAAGCATTTTCAAAGTATTTGGATAGAGATTCGAGTTTGCAGATAGCACCAAAAGGCCTGTACCATTCTCTGAATTTAATTTCAGCATTAAGACGATCTTTAAGTCCAGCTATGTCTGGATAACACAAAATACTTCTATTGCCTAAAGCTCTTGGTCCAACTTCGCTGCGTCCACAAATATATCCAAGAATCTTTCGATCATAACAAAGCATTTTCGCAAGTTCTGCGGTGTTTACAGGCTTCTCCGTAAAAGCACTATCTCTGTAGTCCTTGTCTAGTATATCAAAACCTTGATATGTGACATCAACATTTCTGTCGCCATAATAATCGGCAACCATGCCCGTAGTAAGACCGCAATCGCCACTTACAGGCGAAGCATAAACCTTGTAGCCCATGTCGAATAAACGCTGATTAACCAAAATATTCAAGGCGCATCCACCTGTTATGCAAATATTAGCACCAGACGGAATGTTCAAAGAATTAAAAACTTTGAAAAATTTATTTTCAAATGCCCATTGAATGGTTGCTGCGAAATCCATTTCGATTTGACCAGACAAGCTGTCTCTGTCCAAACTCATATCCAAATTGTGACGAAGTTCTTCAAAGTGTTCGATATGACCACCCTCAAAAAACTTTTCAAAATGAGGTTTCCAAGCCTCAACTGCCGTCCCATATCCCGAAAATCCCATCAATTTTCCGGGGCGTGACAAATTCTCATGGCTTTTTATTGAAGACATAGCGCCAGACAACGAAATGTAACAGTTGCCCAGACTATATGGTTCCCAAGGCTGAAAGTCCTTGATCAAATTGATTTTATTTTTTCTCGCCTCCCAAAAGGTGAAACTACTCATGCTATCATCTTTATTCTGGCCGTTGCCATCGTATGAGATGATGAAACAGTCTTGAAAAGGACTTTGTCTATAAACACTTGCTGCGTGAGCGTAATGATGGTCGTATCGAACAAATTCTTTTACATCAAACAGTTTTTTGATGAGTGTGATATCATCAGGATAAATTTCATGATGATAAAATACATCAATTTCTTTTAATTTGTGTTGTTGTTTGATGTGATCGAAAAACCCCAAAAATTCTTCATCTGTAACAATCTGGTGCGGTGCAATATACCATTTAGTTAATACGGCATAGCGTCTTCTTGCAAAACGCTCAAACTCATAAACAAAATATTGATCACCATCTTTTAGACACACACTTGAATCGTGGTAGCCGTATGCTGCAAGAATCATAAAATTAACCTTTATCTACCGGGTTAGCCAAATTCCAGATATTTTTCCCCGCAATCATCTCTTGAATCATATTTCAATAGCGCCCGGAGTGCGACCGCTGAATTTCAATAAGTCTGCTTTAACATATACAATATTGTGCAATTCACAATACTCATTAGGGAAATAATTCTTGATCCTGTTCAATTGAAACTTAACGGGAGTGTTGATGTACTTCGCAGTTTCTGCCTTGGTGTAATACCAAAAACTGTTGCTGTTCCAGAAGCTGATGTGAGTTGGGTCTTGAAAAGCCCCTCTGCCATCCGTGGAGGGAGTAAAAGTCAAAAACCAACCGTTTGGTGCCAAGCAACGATAAGCTTCCTTCATCACATGAATCGGGTCCTTGATGTGCTCCAGAGCATCGTGAGCTCTGAATAAACCAACCGTCCCATCCTCAAAAGGCCATCGCTGATTCAAATCTGCGTTTATATCGCCATTCAGAAGATCAATACTGGTATATCCTTTAGGCTTGCTGTACCCTCCGCAAAGATCAATTTTTGGCAAATTGTTGATGTCACACCACTTCTCAACCATCGGATAAATGTACTGATCATGCAGGTCCAAGGTCATGGTCTGAATCTTGGCATTCTTTTCGCCGTAACATGTGTTCTCTGGGTGCAAATGATAAACATAAAGAGGCTTGTCGATATGATGCATCTTGCCTTGAATATAAGTTCTGCACATGATATCTTGATCATCGAGGATGTCAAGATTAGGGTTATGCCCGCCAATTTTGGCGTAGAAACTTGCCCTCCATGCCCTGAAGTGATTAGGGGCATACCAGATTTTACTTACAGATTCAGGATTTGGAGGAAAAGCTACAGTCTCAATTAAAGTTCGACCAGCATATTCAGTATTTCTGTTGACCCAACCAAAAGCCTCGCCAAAAAACCTTGGCTTGTAATTTTCTCCAACATCACAACAATTGCTATATGCAAAATCAACCGTTGGGTCTTGAAAAGCTTTGGCACACTCTTCCAAGGCGGTTGGAAAGAGCTCATCATCATGATCTACTTCACAAAAAACTTCGCCCGTAGACTTGCTGCAAGCATAATTCTTGAGAAATCCAATATTGGAGGAATCATTAGTGGGGAAAATCTTGATTTTGGGATTAGGCTCAAGATTTATCTCTGTTCCATTGTTTGGCACAATCACCCATTCATAATCTTGATATGTTTGCTTCTTAATCGTTTCGTATAATCTACCAAGGTACTTGGTATTGTGAGTCGGTGTAAAAATTGAAATTTTCATCGAATACCCCTGTAAAGATGGCTTTGATATATTATAAAAAAGCAATCTCCGTGAGGCAAACAAAAAAATCCGCTGTATTAACAACGGATTTTTTAGTGGAGTTGAGGGGAGTTGAACCCCTGTCTTCAAACCACTCTCTCTAAGCCTCTACACGCTTGTTTCTTTGTTTAATCAAACCTTGCAAGTACCAAGAACAAAACTTGCTTCGGCCTTACCAACTTTGTCTCGTTAAGTGGTCGTTGGAGCCACAAAACCAGCAGGATTTAGCGTCGAACCTTCGGGCGCTACCCACATCGCCCCCTAGGTTCGTGGTTGCTTAAATTAAGCAGCCAAAGCGTGAACAGTTTCGTCGTTTATATCGACAGCCGAATTTTTAAGAGTCCGTTCGGCCAACCTCTGCGTGCCACTTAGGGATTATGAGTCTGAATCGATACCAGTACAACCCCATGTTTTTATATTTTATACTAAAGTTTTTTTAGAGTCAACTCATTATATAGTTGCAGAGGTTGAGTTTTATAAAGCCACCGAACTGAACAATAGAACGGAGATGAAATTATGGGATACATGAAATTTCACGAGTTTCTCGATACACAAAAAGGCAACAAAAAGCCCAAGATTGCAGTTGTTTCCGATTATGATGGACCCAGCCCCGCTGCTCCTGAATTTGGCAAAACCCCTGAACACTCGGGAGGCAAAGGACAAAGCGGTAAAGTTCACCCATACAAAGGCGGTAAAAACGCTCCCGACCCCAACAAGGGACATGGAAAAGATGGCCTCGGACACAAGGGAGACAAGAGCCACCATTACATGCCCAAGACCCAACATACAAATACGGTTTCCAATAAAGAACTGAAGAGCTATCCCAATATCAAGACCAGCGAATGGATCAACAAAACTAAGGGATTAAGCTTGGCTGAGTTTGCTAAGAAAGTTAGGACACAGCGAATGAAGGGTTTGGACGAAGGCACAAGCGTTGCTTATGACGCAATCCGAGAGACAGTTTCTGTTTGCCAACGCAACTACTCTTACATCGCTGATGTTGTTCTCGAAATGCGCCGTAAGGGCATTTTTGAGAGCGTCTTCGCATACATGGCACAACAACCAGAATCGATGCCTGTCGTAACTCATCTTATGGAAACCGACTACACTTTTGCCCGCAAACTGGCAGAGGCGGTTGGAGAAATGGTCGGTCCTCCAATTGGCGACGAAGATCATGAAGAAGATCATCACGATGATGAAGATATGCACCATGACGACGAGCACGAAGACGAAGACGATCATGACGAAGACGATCATGACGAAGACGACGAAGACATGCACCATGATGATGAAGACATGCACGGCGATGAAGATGAGCATGACGAAGACGACGAAGGCATGCACCATGATGATGAAGACATGCACGGCGACGAACACGGAGACTTAGACTTGGATATGCCCAAGAAGAAGCCTCTCGATGCCATGAGGAATCATCCCATGATGCGCAAGATGCACAAGCCTCTCGATGCCATGAAGGATAATCCCATGATGCGCAAAATGCGTGGATATTGATTTACAAAGTAAACACGGGGTTTATGCCCCGTGTTTTTTTTAATCTTTAAAAGCCTCATGTGGCGGCAATGGATCAATATTTTTGAACTCAAGGACCAAAGACCTGCCACCACGGGCCTCAGAAAGAAATCTACTGAACAACAATCCTTCTCTCACGGGATCAACATTCGTAATACCCAAGCAGTAACAAGTCAAAGCTCCCACAGCACTCCCACGACCGGGACCCAAAGCTTGCGAACCATCTCCCCACCCAAGAAGCTCAACGCAAACTCTGCGTGCCTCGTCTGTCATCATCTTTTGTATCAAAAAGTAACTTGCAAAGCCCTTACGAATGATCAAGCTGTATTCTTCCTTGATTCGATTTAAATATTCTCTCGTGTGTGGAATTCCACGGAACTTCGCACCCCTCAGAACTTCATCTTTCAAAATATCATCAGCATTAGGTATCTGCGGAAGTTTAAGACTCCGGTCAAGTTCTACACCTTTAGCCTTACGGCAAACTTCAACAGTAGTGCGCTTTGCTTCGCAAAATAACTCATAAGGAATCACATCGCTGTATTCAACGATCCACTTTTCATTTAATTCCTCTTCGGACTTAAACCACAAATTAGAATCCTGCAATTCAAAAAAGTCTCGCATATTGTCTTCGGCCAAAGCACGCTGAATATCCTTGATACTCCTGTTTGTCTGAACCATGAGCATCAATCTTTGAAAATGACTGTCCTGCTTATTACAATAATGCACATCGTTCGTAATGATTAATTTCAAACCATATTTTTCTTTGGCTTTGACTATGAAAGCGTCATAGGGTTTTTGTTTCTTGAAATCCAAGAGCATGATTTCAAGATAAAAGTCTTCTTTGCCAAACATGCCAACATATCGCTCGATCATGGCACAGGCGGCTTCTTCGCCACCAGCCTCATAGGCTCTACCAATTTCGCTGTTGTAACAACAACTTGTAAATATCAAACCCTCTTTATACTTTTGCAACTGTTCATAGTTGACTCTGGGGCGGCGATAAAAGCCCTTAGTCCAACCCCAACTGGAAAGTCTGACCAGATTTTTATAACCCGTTTCGTTGTATGCAATTGCCAAAAGATGAGGACTAGCCTTGAGTTCAAATGCCTCTTCCTCATTGAGATCGGCCATAAACTTACGCATGTCTTCCAAGCCTTCAGTAGCTGGCTGAAGACGATTTACATACAATTCACATCCAAATATTGGAGATAGTTTATCTTTGCCGTGTTTGTCACAAATCTTGTCGCAGGCTCGAATTTGCCGTGGAATGACACCCATCATTCCATGATCTGTAACCGTGAGAAAATTCTGATTATTTGAAATGGACCTTAAGGCATACTCCTCTACAGTCCCATATCCGTCAAGCGTACTAAAGTTTTTTGCGCCCCCGACAGATATTCTGCCGGGGGCAAGGAATCTGTGTGGAGATGTAGGTGCTCATAACCTACTATCTCCACACATGATCTTTCTTTGCTCATGATGTTTATTTCAGCCGTTCCTAAAAATCTACTTAAATCTACCTATGGGCGATTTAAGCATTTGGTTTTGATTTAATCAAGCCGATTTCTGCCGTTCTACGCAAAAACCTTAATGGATTGATCAACAATCAAGCCAAGAGCCTCCAATTTTTAGGCAAGTAATTATTTTCATCTGGATCAACATGGGTGCTTCTATTTTCTCCAAACAAACTAATTCCTTCATCGATGCATTTTTTAATTTTTTCTGGGGAAGTGTATTCTTCTGTGTTGTATTCTTGATGCGAGAAAGATTGAATCTTGTTGCGAATAAAATCGATATCGCCAAAATAACTAAAATGCCAACCTCCATGTGGTACAACCATGCTACAAGGCCACCTTCTCATGGTCTCAAAATCGCCCATCTCCTTGCATTTACCGTAATTGGACACCTTGGGATGCATCCATTTGTCTTCCCATTTACAATTCAGGTTGTAGTAGTAAAAATCCATTTCCAACACAAAGCAATCATTTATGCAAGCTTTTGATACAATTTCTAAAGCAAGGGAATCTGGTATTTCATCAACATCTGTCAAAACCACAATGTCATCGTCTTTTAAAGAAATCCTATCCAAACCCCTGCTTATGCAATTTCTTTGATGTCTCTCACGCCCCCAAGCGTCTGTGTCCGAAGGCATGTCATCAACAACCACATGAATTATTCTGGCCTTATTGTACCGATCCTTGACTTCATCAAAAAACAAACGCTTATCTTGACCCGTGAATGTTTTTGTTGCTTCCACTAAAACAAATTGATCTACGATCTGATCTAATTCTTTAAGCCGTAAATCAAGCAGTTTGAATTCATTGTAAAAGGTAAAGCAATCTATTACCTTAGGCATGTTTCAATCCTACATTGGCTTAAATTGACTGAATAACATATATGAAATTACAAACCAAAGGCTAGACAGAAACACCATCCCAAAAAAACCGGTATCTTTTCTTTGTTTGATAGCCGCAAAAGCGTACAGCAAACAAGCCAATACACTTGCGGCAACCCAATAGGATGGTGAAAAAGACTTCATGAAAACAACTAGACAAACTGCCAATCCTGTAGCATAAGCATTAGCGATATATGTTGCGTTATAATCACTTTTTTTTGGAGTTTCGCTCATTCTTCTTTGCTCTTTGTGCTTTGTGCCTTTTTCCATGCATTGAATTGGTCCTCTAATTCCTTGGCTTTAATATCTAGAGCTTTTAGATCATTTTGTATCTTGTCAAAGAACACCTTAAGTTCGGCCTTTTTAGCCTTCTTATCTTCATGTACTGTTTTGATCTTTTCAGCAAAAGCCAAAAACTCATCAGTCAAAAGGTAGTTTGTATCATCCATTTTTCATTTTCCTTTCTGCATTGTACAACAAAACATATCGGCCATTTTCGTTTTTTCTATAATGCACCACATACTCATATGGCACTCGATAAAAATCCTCGATTTCACCAGTCTGCATCATGCCTTGAATACACCTTTTTCTCACTCGGTGACAACCGTGGTCGGGCATCGAAAACCCGGAATGTCTCGCAACATCTCTTTGGCCGTCATAGGTTTCACCACAATCCTTTTGTGCAGCGACTAGACATTCCATCGGAATGATCAACATCTCATCGCCGTGAGTCTTGACTCCACTCACATTAATGTAGTCACACATACACACAAATGATTTCTCATCTGGGCGGGTCATCTTTAATTTTCTGGTTTCAACATCAACACCTTGACGCACATATCTAAATAAATTGGCTCTTTTGGCAGCAGCTTCTATGTTTATGAATTTGTTTTCCTTGTAAACTCTCAAGTCAGTATTCTGCCATACCAACCTTTGCTGCTCATCACGGTCGTGATCTTTGATTTCATATCCGTTTTGAGTCCAGAAAATACTAGCAGCACCCCTGCCAATCCTGTCAAATACACCGCCTCTTACAGGATTATAGTGACCGTGTATGTGTCCATTTTTTTGGTATGTTGTGGTCATTAGACAACTTTTTTCAACTGTTGACGATCCAATAACTGAACAGTATTGTTGCCGGAAGCAAAATAAAACTTTTCCTTGCCAGTCTTGTCCTGCGTGGCTAAAACAACATCATTGTTCCAAATGTATCGAATTGAAGACAGAACATCACCAATGTAAGGGTCGTACAAAGGCCTGCCATCATACTCGTGTTGGAGCATCATAATTCCTCGTCCTGAGTAGTTCGGCTCAGTCAATTTAATATCTGGCAGACCACCATTGATATGCTTTCGCATGAGTATTTGTTTGATTTTTTTGTAATCACGACTCTCAAGACGATATTCACCGTTGGGATAATGTTTCCAGTAAAAATATTCCTGCTTACGGCAAAAATCCTCTGTAAAAAACTCGTGAATGAAAGTGAGATCGTCATAATACTTTCTCACCTCAAAAATTTTATCTTTACCTTGATTGGTCGGGATGTCCCAAGTTTCTTTCTTGTGCATATCGTTGCACTCCTCCCACTCCTGCCCAAACCTGCCCTTGTCCCATCGCTCACGAATATCAGACAACAAATAATAACCAAGCTTATAAGGATTTGTGCTATATTTGCCACCAAGAACACCCATTTTGTGCTCTGCATATTCAACGATGCCTACATCATCGCTCTTTTGGCCAAGAGAAATTAAGCCCATTTCAGCCATGATTACAGAGTCTACGGTGCTGTTGTGGTTTACAAACCCTGCGGCAGCATATCGATGAGTGGTTTCGACCGTGATGTCGTAAACAACATCGGTGCCGATTTTTTCAACAGAGACAATTTTATCTTCCAACTTCGGTTCAATAAACCATTTGTGATCAGAAATATATTTTTCGAGCTTGTCTTGCTTCCTGTTCAGCCCGAAGCCAATTTGTTCATGATATTTTTTTGCTTCGCTGCCGGTGATACGAATATGCCAGCAAGAATCTTGCTGCTTTCGTCTTGTTGAAATGATAGAAAAATTAAGCAAAACATTCTGAATTTGTATTGACATTGATTCACTTGATGTCGATAGAATCACACCAGCATTTCCAGCATAACCATCACAATCAAAATAAGAACGAATAAAAGCAGCGACCACGCTCTTCGGTGACTTCAAAATAATTTCTGGAATTTCCTTGATTCGAGCACATATGCCAGTCTTCAATCCCAAATAGACCAACAAATCTTCAAGCTCTTTAGAGCTAGTGCTAATTCTATATCTTCCATTCTTCGACGAATTATCCCAGCGAATCTTGCACCTCAGACCAAAAAGTTTGTCCAACAAAAAGGCATAATTATCACATTGCTCTTTATCGCCTGTAGTAAGACCCAAAGTCCTCTTTTTTTTGCTTATATGTCCATCGCCAATCATGTAGCCGATGAAAGAAGCAAAATCCTCGTCCATCAAAGAAGGAAAAACGATAGATTTCCTCTTGTTCCTCATGGTTGTGGCCGTTTGATTATCGTAATCCTTCAAAAGCAGACCCAATTGGTCGGCCTTCTCTTCTCCCTCATACTGATACTTCCTGTAGGCAACCTGACTTACAGAAACAGAAGCTTTTTGAGCAATTTCTTTCAATTCAATTCGCCTTTGGATCGGCTGATATTCAATTGCCTGAAGCTCTTCTGTCCAAAGGTTGGAACAAGAAATTTTTACCGATTGACCAATCTTCATGTTATCAAGACGAACCCAATCTTGATCTCCCATAACCCGATGATTGTTTGATCCCTTAAATAAGTATCCACGCCGTGTCTCTATCTGATAAACATCACGGTTTTCAAAAGTAAACCAATTAGCGACCTTCCTCTCGTTGTCTCCGTCATAAACCGTGACAGGCAATCGCTTATCTACGATTTCACCTAAAGTCAAAATACCCCTATCTGTAGCAACCAAAGTATTGCGTTCCCCGCAGGCCCATCCTTCGTTCAATACCTTAGTTTGCCTCTGAGGATAAAAATACATAGCCTCTTCATAAAGCATCGACACAATATCAGCCTGCCAAGGTTTAAGAGGGGCATTGTCTCTCAAAAAACCCAGAATATTTTTGGTTGGCTGCTTAAAGAAACCGATTTCTTCCGAAATGTCTGCATCGTAGCACTTTTCGTTTTGTTTCTTGCGATATTCAGAGGTATTTAAGAAAGGTTCCATGTACATTCGCTGCTTATCAACAACAAGTCTCTTCGGCGTGCGATATTGCCTTTCGTCACGAATGTTTTTTTCTTTAATAATCCTATCGTCCCAAGCCTCAGCACCATCAATCAAAGTTTCAAGGCGCATTACATGATCGAGAAACTCAACAACTCTCTCCTTGCCCCAACGAGCCATATATTTGCGAATACGAGTGCCATGATTAGCCATCTTATTCAACATGTTTGTATCAGTTGCCGAAAAATGAATATTGTTTTTGAAAAAATCATTGTGGCCAGTCGCATGTGCAACAACAGTCAAGTGATCGGCCAAAGTATTAGAAGCTAAATTGTAGATATAGCAAGGATTAGTGTTGTGGGACACTAAACCATTCGCCAAGAAATCATGCTCGTCGTGGTCCAGAGCAATGTCTATGGTTTCGTCCTCACCACAGTCGGAAACACTTTCGACTATGTACATAGGACTTTCTAGTATTTGGAGCAAATCTTCAAAGCCTAAAAAACCCGCACTTTTAAGCCTAGAAACAAAACTCCACAAAGAGTTTGAGCCCAAATCGTTTTTTTTAGAAATCCATTTCCATCTCTTAATCCAAGCCAGGATTTTTCTTGGATTTGGAAGTTCTTCTAACCTTTTAAGTATCTCTTTTTGCAATTCAGGCATCTTATTGCCATGAGCAATTGCATAACCTGAATTGATCAAATTTTCTAAAGCTTCCTTCTTATATTGAATTGAAAAATTGACATATTTTGCAAAAGCAATCTGATTGCTTCTTCCATGAATGTACAAAACATAAATATTGTTATGTTTATTTTCAACATGGACCACTTTACTGAAAATGCCAATTTCAAGGAGCAAAAGCTGTACATCTTTAACTAAATCAAAACTCTTACTGGACATTTGCAAACTAGTTTTAACATGACCGTCTGTGTCAAAAACACCTCTTAAAAAGAATGCTTTATACTCGTTAGATGACTGCCAAATTGAAGACGGAACCCTTTTTGATTCAAAAGTAACATTCTTTTTCAAACCAATAACATTGAAATAGTCCACAGCATATTTTGAGCAAAGCGTAACGCTGTCGCCGCCCGTCTTTTCGTATATGGCAGATTCTTTTTGAAATACATTAAAAAACAAATTCTTGATGTGCAATTGGTATTGCTTGTTTTTCTTACCAACAGCAATTGCAATTGTATTTTCGGAACCGCTTACCCCTGAACTTCCATCCCCGGTGCAAATTCCCAAAAGTTCAGCAAGCTCAACGGTCATGTGGTTTGGAGGATCAATTTCCTCCAACTTCCACCTAACATTCGGCAGAGTCGATTCAAAAACCTTATCCTTAGACCAATAAATACGAGAGGCAAGCCCTAAGAAATTCTCATACTTACCACCTGCAATCAAAAGATCGCCTTCAACTAAATTAGCTGCCTCTACCCATTCGGGCTTGCTCCCTCTTAAGACTTGCCACTTATGATTTGGCGTACAAATTGTTTCTTGTGCATAACCAATTGCGTTGATTTTGCAAACCTTGCTTTTTTGTTGCTTTTTAATCGCTACTACCTTCCTTGGTCCATTCTTGCTGAATAAAACATCCCCAACCTCAACATCGGAAACTTTAATGCAACCCCTTGTGCTGCTTAAATTTACAGAAGAAATTAAGCAATTAATAACCATTTCATATATTTTGTGCATTCCGAATTCGTAACCACGCTGGAGCTCTTCGTATTCCATGCCGAAAGACCAATGTGGAAAACGAACGGGAAAACCGCCATATGCAGCTATTTCGCTGATCTCATCGTAAGTCAACATTTGAACAACCGTGGGATGAAAATCCAAGCCCCATTCACGACAAGCGTGGAGAATCTTGGGAATGAATTCTTTTAATTCCTTGGAAAGCCCCACACCGGGAACTGTGTTGTCACCAAGAAGAACGCTGGAGCCGTGAAAAAACTTACTGGACATGTCTGATCCTCTCAATCACGAGAAACTTTATTTGGATTTCCTAGAAGCACCTGAATTGCATCAATTATTTGTTCATTCCTATTTTGCTCAGACAATGAAGGCATAGACCAAGGGGTTGCTCCGCTCCCGCCTCCAATAGCCACGGTGCGAACATACTCCTTGTCAAGTTTTCCATTCTTAATGGCATCATCAACATGATGCTTGACAGAATCGTTATAAGTTCCTGCAAGAATTTGAGTTATGCCTGTAAAATTAACGATATTTGGTTTAAATTCTTCAGCCAAGGCATTAATGAAAATATCGTTGTCATCACCCCAATTTTCCCCATCGGTGAAATAAAACACATAAATATTCCACTTGTCAGGCGGGTATCTGTTCTCAAATTGCTTTGTGATGAATTTTAGGGCCGACGAACAAGTAGTGCCACCGCCATACCTATATTTGTAAAACTTATCTTCATCTACTTCCATAGCCGTACTATCGTGCCAGACATAAAGCCTATCAACACGGTCATAAAATCTTCTGATCCAAGTATCGATCCACCAAGTCATATCGCTGACAATTTCGCACTTGGTTTCGTCCATTGAACCTGAGCCGTCACGAGCAAAAACCACTAAGGCATTGCTTGATGGCAGTTTTACTTCGCTGAACTGTCGATAACGCTTGTCCTCATTAATAGGCTGCAAGACTCGTACAGGGTCTTTCAAGCCGGGAACAACCTTGAGATTATTTAAAGTACCCTCTGCTGCTTGACGCTTCATGGTTTGCATCAAGGTGCGTCTATTGTGACGAAGAGATTCTGGACCGATAAGTGAAATCTTATTGTATTTGATTTTCACTTCATCGTAGATTTCATTTGGTTTCTTTTTGAGGTTGGGAAGTTGCAGTTCGTCCTGCATGAATTTCAAAACATCTTCAAGATCAAGGTTGATATTTATACCTTCAGATTCTCCCTGACCTGCACCATTACCCTTGCCACCTTTGGGGTCTTTGCCAATTACATCGCCTTCCTTACCGGGGCCACGACCTGCTCCCTCACCGCTGTCACCGTAGACAATGTGCGGAATATCAATCTTGGGAATACTGATTGATATCTTCCCGTTTTTGCCCCTATTTCTTACGATCTGTCCGCTTTTAATAAACTTCTTTAAAGCTTTGCGGATGCGTCCAGAAACGACATCACGAAAATCTTTATGATCCTCTTCTATACGGCGAGGGCACATTTTTTACCTCATAAGCTATACAAAAAACTGTTTTTACATACTCATTCTGGATCAGAAAGTTCAAAACCACAGGTCGTATCATCAAGATCGCAGGCAAAGTCTTTGATTTTCATGCTGAATAGAAAATCTGTTTGTTCATCTGTAAGTGCTGCAAAGAAATCGCTCAGGGTTCCACTATCTCCCCAAACTTCCATTGCAATTTCATCAATCTCTCTCATCGTTTGCTTACTCTTAGAAACATTCAACCAAGGATTTTGCATATCACTTCTCCTAAAAAACGAGGGGCACTAGGCCCCTCTCAGTTAGACATTACTCGTCTTCAGCAAGGTCTCCTCTGCTAAAAATCGCACCCACAAATTCTAGCACATCTGTAGCAGACCTTTCGTTGTACCCAAAATCTTTGATGAGTCGTGTTTTAACTGCATCAATCTTTTCTTGGATGTCCTTGTCAACAACAGAAGCACCATTCACGCTGAGAGCACTCAACTTGATGGTGTCCTTAACATCCTCAAACAGCTTGGCCTCAAGAGCCTTGCGAAGCTTGGGATTGCTATCCCATTGGAAAATCTTGTGCTCATGCGCCAAATGACCAATGAAAGCAGCGATTTGACGACGAAAATCATCACATCCAGTATCTGGAATCTGAATCTTTTCCTCGATTGCTCGCATAAGCCTTTCATCGGGCTTACGGTCTTGTCCCGTAATTTGGTCCTTAATCTTGGACTTGTTGATGTATGCCATCACATTGTCTATGTAATTAGTGCAAAGGCGTTTGATAGCTTCCTTATCTCCAACCAAAGCCTTTTGAACCTCCGTTTTAAGGATTTCAGTAAGCTTCTTGATGCAAAGGTCGATACAAGTAATGTAGCGACCAACTTGCTCTTTGTTTGTGAGCAAGGAACTATGATCAAGACCATCTCTGAGCTCATTCAAAACCATGAACATATTGACATAGTCATGGTTATTTGCAAGACAGTTGGAAATCTTGTCTTGCAAGTAACGCACAGACACGCCAAACATCATTCCTTCGTCTGGATACTTGTCCTTCAACTCCTTGACGGAGTCTTCGGTCCAGCCGGGGAGAAGCTTCCCATCATATAGTTCAGCCTTTTCGACCAAACTGAGCTTGCCATCCTTATCATCTGCCAGACGGGTGAGAACAGACCAAAGGGCGGCAATTTCAAGGGTGTGTGGGGCAATGTGTTGACGCACCTTGCCGGGACCATAGTCCTTCTCAAGAATCTTGAGTTCCTCTGACCACCTCAGAGTGTAGGGTACATCGATCTTGGTGGTGCGATCACGGAAAGCTTCCATGTATTGATTGGATTTCAATTTCTGGAATTCTGGATCGTTAGTGTGACAGAGAATTGCCTCATCAATGCTGACCTGCGAAAACTTCTTAGGCTTAATGCTCTGCTCTTGGCTTGCACCAAGGAGATCATAAAGGAATGCAGTATCAAGCTTAAGGGCTTCGATAAACTCGATGATACCACGATTGCCCACACAGAATTCGCCATCAAAACTAAAAGCTCGTGGATCGCTGTCTGTACCAAAGTTTCCGATTTGACGAAAGTTGATGTCGCCCGTCAATTCGGTGCTGTCTTGGTTCTTCTCGTCTTTGGGCTGGAAGGTTGCGATGCCGCACCGATCAGCCTCGGAGTAAACCTTGCGAATCACACGAATGTGATTTTCAAGCACCTTTTCAAGATCGCCATCATATCGCTTGAGCAAATCTTTCATGAATCGCTTGCAAAGAGGATCAAGTTCATCGTTGCACTTGAGCGTGTAAAGGTCTGGCTTTTGTGATTCAGCGGCATGCTCCTCGTGAATCTTGTTCAGTTCTGCAACGATTTCCTGACGCACTTCATTAGGGAGAAGCTTTAGGGGCTGCTCGTGCATGGGGCAAAGACATTCGGTATCGGTATAGAGGCCATCAGAACCAGTTGGCAAGTTGATCCACTTGAATGAATACCAAGCGCCATCATCTGTACGGCTGTACTTTTCCATACTGCGCTTAATTAAGCGACAAAGAGTGGACTTGCTACTGCCCACGGGACCATGCAGTAGGAGAATTCTTTTTTCAGTTCCGTATCCACCGGCAGCACCCTTGACAAACTTAACAAGGGAATCCTTCATAGGTGTAAGTCCAATGATAGGATAATCTGAGTCATCAAAGAAGTTGTAGTTGGTGTAAGTCTTACGATACTCTTCGACTTGGTAGCTTCCCTTCTCCATGATCATATCATAAATGGTTTGCCAAGAGTTGCGAATGAGCTTTGGATTCTTGTAACAAAGCTCAATGTACTCGGCAAAACTGAATTCCGAATTAAGCTCACGAAAACGAGAGCGGTCGAATTTTTCGATGTACTTTTTAAGAACGCTGGCCATGATTCCTCCAAAGTTTGATGCTGCCAGTTTTATAAAACATAGATGGACTGTGTCAGCAGCAATTATAAGTGAGCAAATAAAATAAAAAAACCCCGATCATAATGATCGAGGTTAAAAATTTATTTTTAACTTTTTTTACTTTACTTCGCCCCAAGCATTGTCGTTTCCCAAATCATTGATTTTGTTATAAGGATTTGGGTCTTTGCCAGCCTCTTCAGCAGCCTGTCTTTGAGACAAAACCTTCGGCAGATTGTGGTGAAACCTGTAATCGTGTCCACCGCTTTCGCTGTTCCAGCGATCAGTACCTTCTGGATTTGCGAAATTATAGTTGCAAGCAGACATCAATTTTGTTTTCGACTTGCTGTTACAAAATAAGCATCGAACATCAGAATATTTGCCTTTTGAGTCGTAAGGGCAAAGTTCTTCATATTCTTTTTTACACTTCTTGCATTTAAACTGGTAAAAAGGCACAGTTCACCTCATATTTCTAGACTTTTCAATTTTTTGTATGTGTCAGCGATCATCTTTATACGAGTAGGCTGCGAATAAAAAGACCACCAAAAAGATTTCTCGCAGATTCTAACAGCAGTTCGCATAATGCGAACATTCAAATCCTTGTAAGACAAATCAATTTGCGCTTCCTGCATAGCAATTTCTTGGGAAACGAGCTCTTCGTATGTGTCTAGTTCATCGTCGTTGAAGAACTTGTCAATATCTTCACGGAACTCATCATTGTCATCGTAGTTAAATCTTCTCATGTTATCCTCTCGATACACTTTGGTACATTAAAGAGGCACGATCCCACAACTTTCCTAGTCTTGACTCGTTGACAGACATCATAGGCTTAAACAAGCTGAGTCCGGTCACGAGCGGCGTGCTTGCTTTATTTATCCAAGAACTAGTAACAAACTTGCCCCAACCATTGCTGTAATCGGTGAAAACGGAAGGATTTTCGTCTTTAGCTTCACCTACCAACCCACTTAATTCTTTTGCTTTAAAAACTTCATTTTTTGCGAGAGTGGATTGATCGAACTGCGCTTCATCAAAATCCCGAAGACATGCAGTACAAGGTTCCAAAACAAGCAAAGGAGTTCCTGTTCCAAATTTATCGTTATCAAGAACGAATTTAACGGTGTCTAATCCCGGATTGTGGTAGGCAAATTGCACTCCACAGCGTTTTGGCCAATTGAAAATATCAAAATTCATTTCACCGCCTCTAGAACATGCGACGACAACTTTCGCTTCAGGAAGATTTTTACTGATGGAATACCAGCAAAAAAACGACATCCAATCATGGTGTGGAGCGTGATCACATTTGATGAGAATGGCGAGATTGTCGCCTAAACTTGAAACTTCCATGCTGTAGTGGAGTAACTATTTAATTTTTGCAACAGAATAAAGGCCAGTTACTGCCAAACCAGTATATTTTAAATGGCTGGGTTTTGCTGGCTTTGATGCGCCAACAGCCATCAGCTTTGTGGGAGACTGGCCTGTACCCATGCCGAATTTGCCGGTGCTTTTTGCTTCAAGAAATTGCCGAAAGGTCATCATACAAATATTTAGTTCATTCCCAATATTCTTGACCATCGATCCAATAATGAAGAACCAAATTTCCACTTATCGAAGGATATTGGCGGTCTATCTTGATAATTCCAGCATGAATTTTCCTGTGGCAGGAAACACAACAACAGACAGTATTTTGGTCAGTATATCGACCGCCCTCATTGCCTTCAACTATACGATGAACATCTAAAAGCTCATAAATATCGCAAGGACAGAATTTGCATTTACCTGCAATTCTTTTTTTGACCTTTTTATCGATTAATTTTTTATTTCTTTTCATGTTCGCATATACAATCATTATATATGCAGGCAAAGGAGCAGCAAAATGATTTTGATAATTCTGTCTTTTATTGTCGGAGCAGTAGCTGGAGCTTATGGTTCGATTATATTTATGCCTAAAATAAAGTGCGATAAACCTTGCTGCGAAGTAGACAGGTCTTGCAAGCCTTGCGAATGCGGATGTGATTGTTGCGGTACAACTTGTGGGTGCGAAAAACTTGGACAATGCTGCGAGAATTGCACCTGTTGCAAGGGATGTGGATCAAACAAGACATGTTGCAAATGTGTGTCTATTCACAACCCGCCGTGCCCCTGCTGTCCAGATCACAAATGTTGTGCAGGTTGTGAGTGCATAAAATGTCAAGCTAGATGATTCATTTTTTCAATTTTTTGAGTTGTGGAAATCGAGTTAACAAAATCAAAAATTTTCACTTGAGCTAAATGATTGCCCACAACTTGATCTATGGTGTAATCCCCTCCCTTAACAATTAAGTCTGGCACAATTTGCTGAATAATTTTTAGAGGAGTGTCTTCGTCAAATCCGATAACATAATCAACAGATTGCAAACTAGAAATTATTTTGACACGATCAGCAAAAGGCAAAATAGGTCTGCCATTTCCCTTCAGTCGCTTTACGCTATCATCGCTGTTCAAAGCAACCACAAGCTTGTCGCCTTGATTTTTGGCAAAATTGATGCACTCGACATGCCCAGAAGTTAGGCCAAAATCAAAGCATCCATTCGTAAAAACAAGTTTGTAATTTCTTTTGTCAAAGAAAACCTCAGGGTTATCGACAAATTTGAGGCTAAAAGGGTCGTAAGATGACTTGAATTGCTTGGGACTTAAAGGTGTATTATGTTTATTTTGCACATATAAAGTGCCAGCATGAAAAGATATTTCAGCAGCTTGCTCATAGTTGAAGCCTCTTACCAAAGACATGGCATAAAAAGCTGCGAAACAATCTCCCGCACCAATCACAGACTCTGCTGTAGGCAATTTTCTTTGAGCACGAATGTGTATTGGATTTTTAGTTTGTTGGAAAACCATAACTCCATCACCAGCCATAGTTACAACAACAGCCTGACAAGACAATAAGTCTAACAAATACGCACCAGCCTCAAGAATGGTTGATTTGCCACTTAGCCTAAGAGCCTCTTCAAGATTCGGCTTGAAAACCGTACAACCTCGCCAGCGATTCAAGTCTCCGCATTTTGGATCAACAATCACATTTTTGAATTCACGAATTATTTCTTGATCGAAACCGGCAAACAAACCTTTGTTATAGTCCGACAAAATCAAAGCTTCCAAACCCGTGTTGTTTTTCAGATTTTTGAAAACATCTGCGGATCGTAAATGAAGAATATCTTTGCTAAATCCATAACTTTTTGACTCAATGTCAGTTCTACTGACTGGCAAGCCTTGACTATACAATCTTCTTTTTCTGGGAATTTGATTGCCAATTTCTACAACACCAGACAAATTTAAATTATTTTGGAGAAATACTTTGGAAGCATGATCGTCAGAAAAAGCATAGAGATGAGCATCTGCATTAAAATGGGTAAACTGATATGCACAATTTGCTGCACCACCGGGAAGATACTGGTATTTTTCCTCTTCAGATTGCAAAACAATTATGGGGAATTCTGGTGATATTTTCTTGATGTCAACATCCATGAACTCATCTATCATGGCATCGCCAACGACACCAACACTAATTTTTGGTCCTTGTCGATCAGCATCAATAAAATCAGAATATAGTTGCATAATACACCACCCATTTTCTAGAATAATTCAAACATCCATTTAAAAAGGAGAAAGTTATGATTGGTTTTTTAATGCTCATTCTCGCAAACATGTCTTTCACACCAGACGACAGGGCTAACTTGGTTGTTGAAAACCAAGCTTTTGAGCCTTGTCTGTCCATTCATTTTGTTCTCTCTTATTCTCAGTATCAATCTGTGGAATCTTGACATGTGAAGCTTCCTCTTGCAGGGTCTTTTGCAGAGCTTCAACTTCCAGACGGGTCAACTTTACAGCACCTCGCATAAAGTGATAATCCTCAAAGGCTTGGATAGTCACAGGCACCAAAGGCTTGACAAGGTCATACATGGCCTGAGCAAACACACGAATCTCATGCTGTGCATGTGAATCCATACGCAAAGCCAAGAAATGCAAAAGGTTATGCAAATCTTGCTTCCAGTAATATTCGGTGTAAAGATTTAAAGGTAAAATCATTCTGGCTTGCTCACGAGCAATACCAGCCTCAATCATTTTGAGATATAACTCATATGCCTGTTTGCAATTTTGTTCTATTGCGGTTGAAAAATAACTAGCATTTTCAGCCTCAATAACACCTTCAGAGCCTTGCTTATTGACAGTTGATTGTTTTCTGAGGTCTTCTGGCTTTGGGATATAGAATTCATCCCGCATCACAGAATATCTTCCTGAAATTTCATTCATCGAAATCATTCTGTGTCTGCACATTTGTCGGCTGACAAAAATAGGCACCTTTATTCTAAACTTAAAAACCACCATTTCTGTGGGAGTCGAATGGCTGTGTCGAAGAAGGTATCGGACCAAGCCGCTATCTTCATTCACGGATTTAGTGCCATCGCCGTATGAAACTCTTGCTGCCTGTGCAATTGCATAATCGGCAGTTTGTCCTTGAGGTGCAACTCTGGGCATCACATCGATTAATTGAACTTCTCCGATATTGTCAAGGCATTGGATTGTTTTGTTGGGAACCAAATCCATCAAGTCTTGCAGCATCTTGAATTCCTTTGCATAAAAATGACAAATAAATTCTAAGACAAATCAAGGAAGATGTCGATATTTCTTTTTCTTTTTCTTAGTAACTTCCCGTCCACCGATTATCACAGGTTCTGGATACATGCGAGTTGCTGGACCGCCAAACAGAGGACGAGCGAAAACAGCAACATTTGCTGTGCTGGTTCCCACCTCTTGTAATTTAAGCCATTCTTTAAAGCGCATAATTCCTCACATGGGTTGACTGCCACCACCAGCCTGTTGTGCAGCGGGTGTCCAGCCTGTTGTTAAAAACTTTACCAATTCAGAACGATTTAAATGATATCGTTTAGTGTCTTGATATTTTGACTTATTTAAACGATTTCCTTTAAGGTAACTTCTACCGCCCTTTTGTTGTTTCAGGCGAATATCAGCGCCGTGGGGAGTCAAAGTTCCCTTAACGATTTTCCAAGGCGAAAGTTTATACAAAACCTCTTTATCAGGCGACCCTAGTGCAAAATGAGAACTAATCCAAGGTTCGCTTTGGAACGCATTCGCAATTTCTCCCCACTCTAGCCCCTCTTCGTCGCCCAAGGCAGCAAAGTAGTCTTCTTTACCTGCGCTGGCTTGATCGTCAGACGATTCCGCATCATCACGCCTTTTTTCAGGTGAAGGGTCCATTTCTTCGATGAATCTCTTAAAACCGCTAAAAGTCTTGTACATAAAACTATATATTCAATGAGCAAATATATGAGCAACAATTTTTCTCCAGCGTTTAGCAGTTTTCGTGGTTTGATGGACCTATGGGACCACCATTGCGCCCTGCAAGAACAAGAAGACAGTTTAAATGACATTTTGGACAAGCATGAAATCATCCTTTTTTTCAATAAAGACAAGGAGTTATTTGGAGCTCCTGAAGATAGCAGGGTAATTTTTGCCAAACTTAAAACCGACGATGATGATGAACCAATGATGCCAAATTTCCGGCAAGAAGCACAATTTCCAGCAATAAATTTGTTTAAATGTCTTGATAGTAAAGATGACGAAAGCTCTGTGCAAAGTGTTTTCAGCCTCAAAGACCTTCCCAAAATCAAGGTTTGCGACAGAGAGTCGGCAGTCAAACAAATGATGAAACACGCAACCAAGAAATCAAATAAAAAATGACATTACCATTTGAAAAAGACAACGGATTAAGAAAATACACCTGTTTTGTGTGTGGATTTACCCTTACAGACTTTGAAGCATACAAACAACATGTTGTTGAAAATCATGAAGAAGGACGAGAATTTGTCGTATGCCCTCTGGCTCGTTGTGGATGCCCTGTACGCTGCGTCAGGACACACATGAAAGCCAAACACCCATACGAAAAAAATATTCCAAAAATAGGACAAATGAAAGCTATTGTTTGGAAAGACATATCATCAAAAACCGGCAAAATGAAACAAAGGAAGCCGAAGTTCAGGGAAGGTTATTTGATGTCATCAAAAAACGGCGGTAAAGAAATGCACTACCGTTCAGGAATGGAATGCGATGTATATGAATGCCTAGAAGTATTGCCAGAAGTGATTGGATATGAGGTCGAACCGTTCTCGGTGCAATATACTTTTGAAGGGAATCTTCACGAATATAACCCAGACTTGAAAGTCTTGTTTAGTGACGGACGAGTAGAAATTTGGGAAATCAAGCCTTCGGATCAAACTCATTTACCAAGGAATTCAGCAAAATGGACAGCATGCGATCAGTATTGCCAAGCGAGGGGATTAGGATTTATGGTGTTGACGGAGGTCGGCTTGAACAAGCTCAGAAAACAATTGAAAGCTCAACAGCAATAAAAATTCTTGATGAACAAATAACATATTCAGGCAAAAACTCTCAAATCGGCATCCGGTGGCTTCAGGGATCGCACCCTCAACTCGGCACGATCATAAACGAAAAACGAGGTTTAGTAACCATACAAAGGTTCACCAAAGCTGTCGATTAATTTTAACTCAAACTCGTCAATAAAATGATGGTACGGCCTCTGCAATAAAAAAAGAGGATTATCAGCCTGCGATGTCATCTTAGATGTATCGCTGTCAAAATAACCATCGACACAGAATTTCACATCAAAGCTATTTTCAATCAATAAGTCATAAATTTCATGACCATCATTTGGGTCAACTTGAATTATTGATTTAAATTTTTGCAATAAATTATTTCTATTTCTTAAAAAATAAAAACTATCACCAACTCTATGTCTTGACCAACGCCCTTTCCAATCCATGAAATAATCTTTCCAGCACTCCTCGCTTGTCTCTCTCCAAGGCAAGACTATGTCAAATTCATCAGTAAAATCAAACCACTCGGTGATATATTTCTTGCAAATCATATCTAAACGAAAAATAATCACAATTGCATTATCGTTTTCAGGTATCATCTGCAAACCCTGAGCGACTAAATCAAATTGCCTGTAGCCTTCCTTGCCAAATAAACTATTTGGTAGAATCTGTACATTATCAGCAAATTTGTAAAATACTTCTTGTACTGGACTTTCCCAAGTGATTACTGACACATTTACTTCGTGTTCTTTTTTTAAATCTTGTAAGAAAAAATGGCTAAAATTTCTTACAATAAACAGAAAATCTCTTTTTATAAACTTGTGTTTCCAAGGACTTAAATCGTCCAAATAATGCTGACCACGAAGCAATACATGGATTTTCATCTGTTGTTTTTTAAATAATTTTGTATATTCTCGTGCGTTCCCAAATCCTCTATATGCTCAATCTGTTTCAAAACAAAATTTTTACCGTCTGATATCGCTTGGTTATAGACAGGACATAAATAGAACTCATTATTTATACGAATGTTCTTTTGGATCATTTGTTTTGCATATTTAACAAAATCAGAACCATGAGTCCAATGATATATTCCAGAAGTAGCACAATTAGAAATGACGATCTTTTCTGCCACTTCCGCAACAAAACCGTCTGGTCCAATTTTAGCGTAACTGTAACCAGAATTTTGTGATTCCATAGTGAAAATCACACCATCACACGGACTTAAAGACCACGGCTGACTTGGAATTCTGTTGTATGTATCAGCAACTGCAATCACTAACTCTTCTTGATTATCGATGAAATCTTCAGCAAGCAGCGCCGTGCAAGCTGCGCCTTGTGTCAATCCATCAACTTTGACAATTTCAAAATCATCAACCATTTGACAGAACATGCTCTCAAAGGAATATTTCTGATCGTGCTCTTTCTGCACAACAAAAATATATCTTCCTTGAAGTCCCCATGAATCTATGGCAATTTTGATAATAGGTTTGCCGCCTACTTCAACTAAAGGTTTGGGCAATACATAACCTGCCTGCGCCAACCTAAGACCGGCACCTGCCATAGGCACTAGGATGTTCATGTATAATCATTTAAAAATGGAATTACAAAATTATCTATTTTTTTGTACAGGTCTTGGATTGTGCCATCATTTACAAGAAAATAATCAAAATATTGCATACCTTCTGGAATATTTGAATATTTCTCTTGCAGTATACGAAACTCAGGCAGAGGCCCCTCCTGCAAATTATTTTTGCAGAATTCAACTAAAGGCTTGATCTGGGCTTCACTTGGGTTGGGATCATCATTCAAAAAACCGGGACGATACATAATGAAAACTTTGCCGTCTCTTTGCTTCACGGCTTTGGCCTCATTGATATATCTTGAATCGCTAAGAATCATGTTGCTATCTGAACGAAGTGCTATATCAATCCAGATGTCTGGAACAATTTGACGAAACCCATCGCCAATAAACTGCAAAGCCTGTCTTACTGGCATTTTCATACCGGGAGGGGCTTCTGGGATACGCTTCCATTTTTCGATGAACGCACGATCTACACTAAAAGAATTGCAGAATGTATTTTTCACAGCATTGGCAAACGCAGATCGAATCCAAGAATCTGGATTTAATTTTTTAACTAAATAATCAGAAAATTCATCCTTGCCTGTGTTTAACTGCCCTGCTGTTGCAATAATTTTCATGAAAATCCCTCACTTAGTTAATTAACATTATAATTGCTCAGAGGAAAGATCAAATGACCAAAAAAAAAGAAATAGAAAAAATTTGTGGAAACTGTCTGCTTTACAACCATCAAAAAAAGGAGTGTAAAGTTGCAATTCTTATCGAGGGAACCGAATATCACATTCCTGTTAATCCAAAAGATAAATGCCACATGGAAGAACTAAATATTCCCGTGCAACAAGTACGCTGGTGGGTTGAAGACAACGAAGGCAATCCAGTTGCTGGCGATGGCACAGTCAAAATTGAATATCCAAAAAATTTCTTCGGGGAAAGTTAAATCGCATGGCCTGTAACCCTCCGTATTGTGGTGAACCTGCAAGTTGGTGTGGCTGTCCATGTCCTCAATGTGGTTGTCCAGAATGTCCATGCTACACCTCACTAACTTGGAAGACTACAATCCCACAACTTATAAACCCCGGATGTTCGGGTGGTGATTCTATAGTGATTTACAATACAATAAGCACAGATGCCTGTTGTTTGATCCCGTTGAGCGTTAACAGCTTGGGTCTTGCGACCTTCAAAATGCAAGGCGGAAGTGGAAATGTAACCGTCACAAACAGCGGAGTATCATATTCCTGCGGATATTCTTCAGGTTTTTGGAGAGTAGGTTTAGACGGAACTTATGCATCACCAGATGTAACTAAATATTACAACAATTGCGACACAATTCAAGTAAATGGCGGACCCACTAGCGCACCTTTCTGCTGTCCATCTTGGAATACCATTATAGACAGTTGGACATCTGGCACATTGTGTCCCGATGCACCACCACCTTCTTTAATTGCAAGAAGAAGAAAGCAACAACTAATTAAATCAATCGTGTCACGCTTCAAAAAAATCAATTGATTTACCCTTGGCAGACTGCAACATTTCTTGAGCCATGTCCAATTTCACATTAATTAATTTAGACAGCTTTGCAGCATCAAGCTTCGACAAATCTTTTGATGTCTTGTATCCAGAATCATAAAGCTTAGTGGCCCTTGCTTTGCCAATGTTTGCTATCTTGCACAAATCGATAAGATGTGCTGGCACTCCGCTGGCTATGCGAAATTCAAGGGTTTTGAACCAGCCAGAACGATCCCATTGACCAGTCATGGCATCCATAGCTTGTAAAACTTGTGAAATTCTGTTGTAATCTTGCTGCAAATTTCTTTGAAAAGCAGCAAGAACTTGCGAATTGTTGCCCGTAAGCAAATTGAAATAACAATATCCTGCCTTGATGCATCCATCAGTCAAAAATTTACCAGTCATCATCACTCTAATCTTGTTTGCATACAGGCTAATTTCGTCTTTTTCAGCCTTGGAAACGATATTCATGCGTTGGCTGTCTAAGTTTGCAATCGTGATTGAAAGAGCATAATCATCTTCTTCACGCTTGGAATCAAAAAGGCTTTTGAATCCAAAATACAAATCCGAGACATCAAATGGACTGATGTAAAACATACTCGATATTTTGCCAATCGGCCTAGCGGTCCATTTGCCGTCTTCTTGACCTATGGCACCGCATTTTCTCAACAATTCAAGCGTGTCGTCAACTACTGTTCCGTGTAATTGTTTATTTTGATAATGTGCTAGAGATCGCTTGTACCAATTGTGAAAATCATCTGTTGTAGAAATACCACCAAAAAATATCTCGCTAACCAAATGAAATGCCAAAGACTTATGCTGAGAACCTGTTTTTTCAAGCAACTGACTTTCAATTCTACGAGGAGCGCTATACTTTTGAGTATAAATACGCATCTTGCTTTCTGGAACAAGGATATAAGCATCTCCCATAGGATCGATACCATACCTACCAGAACGACCAACCATTTGCAAAATGTCGTGAGATTCAACTTCTTCTACTCCACGATGGACACCCAAAATAATCACTCTTCTAGCTGGAAGGTTAAGACCCCAAGCCAAACCAGATGTCGCTACGATTACTCTGAATTCGGGATCATTTTTGAAGCGATCCTCAAGCTTTGCACGCTGCGAAGTTTCTAAATCTGCATTATGAAATTCTGCCTCAATACCTGCGGATTGAAGTTCTTTTTTCATCATTTCGCCTGTTCTTTTAGTGTGGGCGAAAATTAAAAACTTGTCGCTTTTGTACCATTCGACAATATCCATAGCCTTATTGATTTTTTCTTTTTCAATCAAGTCATAACGGCCCATATCATCGCTATATGGTTCATAATGTGTAATAAGTGGTACAGGCCGATATTTAGACCTAAGAACAAAAGTTTCTCGACCTGTCAACATATAGCTAATCCACTCAGCGATTTCTTCCACATTTGGCATGGTTGCCGAAAGAAGAATAAGCCTTGCTTTTGGATTGATTTGAGTGAATTTCATCAATCCAACTTCAAGATGATCTCCACGACCGGGGACTGTAAGCAAATGGCTCTCGTCCAAAACTAGCGTTCCAACCTCTTTCAAAAACTGATTTTGTTCAGACTTATAATTGCGACTGCGATGACTGAGCATTTCACTCGTCATGATAATTAAATTAGCGTCATTTAGTTCTTGTGATCTTTCTTTTGTAAGGCGATAATCACCAGTACAAATACTTATATTTAAGTCTGAAAAGTGATAACCAAGTCCTTTCCAATCGTTAATTTTTTCCCGAGCTAAAGCACGAAGAGGGGCAAGAAACATGCCTTTACCGCCACGCTCACGAATTTCTTGAGCAAGAAACATTTCAGCAACAACTGTTTTTCCTGCTGAGGTACTGGCAGCGATCAAACCATTCATGTCTTTGTTGTAGACCTCCATCATCCTGCTCTGCACAGGGTTTAATTTCTCAAACTTCCACTTTGCATGGGGATAGTCCAAAGTGGCAACGCAAACTTCTTGATCATTCAGATGGACGATGGGTGGCATAAAAACTCCAATTGTTGATGAATCACCTTAACACGAAATGCACAAACATTCAACGAAAAAAGCGCCCCTAAAAAGAGGCGCTCGTGGAAAAAATTTATTGTAAATCATGCAGGCACAACGCCGAGCCTTTTGTCGTGTTCACGAGCAACAGCGTTGTGGATGAGATCAATCATATCATAAAATTCTGTAGAATCCTCGGCTGCAACAAGCCACTTGTCAATTTCTCTCACATTGCTTAAGAAATCAACAGCTTCAGCAAGGTCGCCGTTTAATCTTTGGTTGAGCCTGCCAATCAAAAACTTGACATGATCGTCCGAAATTTTTTGACAATACTCTTTTAGATAAACCTCTGGCTTTTTCATATAAAAAACTTCCTCAGGAATCTTACTGTGTTGTCCAAATTATTCGACCAAGAAAAATTTGAAGCGTTGCTCGTGGCTAATTGGACACAGTTTATAAACAGTTCCAAGCTGTTGGCATTTGTACTAAAAAAAGTACAAGAAAATGCCGACTGCCTCGCAATTATAAGTTGTGCAAAAATCAAAAACAAAGGCGCAACCATAACCATATCAAACTTCGCCTTTAAAGGACTGGGATTCACGATATGGGTTGATTTCAGCGTGCCTCTGTCAAACAACCGCTTGGCAGAGGGCACGATTGAACTTTTTTTAAATACCAAAAGCGAAATTAATTACAACACAATAACAGGTAGTATCATGGAGTCTTAAACGACATCTAATCTTCGTACATTCTCTCCATTTTGATCGATGAACTTATCCTCAAGCACAAGCATCTTATCGTCATCCGAAAATCTCAGACCCATATTGTAAGCATCCAGACTAGTTGACCTGTTTTCTCTGGATGTGATGACCCAACAATAATTTTCTTTTACGATTAGCTTGCCATTTTGATTTTCTTGAGTCAGACCAATTTCAACTTTAACACTATCTGGCAAAATTATTTCGATAGAGCCATACTTCATAAGATGCTCAACCAACATGGCTTGAATCTTGTTTTTTTTCATGGTTTAGACCCTCGTAAAAGGAAAACGCCATAAGAAAGCGTTGTGCCTTATATATCAATTTGCCGTGCTATTGTGACGCAAATTGCAGGTTTAAAATTATCACAGAAAATCTACATCATTTGGCTGCATGTAAAGATATTGCAAACCCTCATAATCACATGATTCAGACTCTGAATTGTTTGGAACAGGAATAGACTTGCCTTTTTTATCTGTACATTTAGACCAGACATAAATCTTCTTGTTTTCCCTGAATATTTCAATTAAGGAAAGATTCAAAGTGCCCAGAAACTTTGTGCCTATTTTACAAATCAAATTAAAAGGTAAAAAAGGCCCTCTTCGATTGTTGATTTGAAGGGTTTCAATGTAATAATCGTCGTGGTCAGACTTTTGATAATGCAAAAACATAGAATATCCATCTATTTCCGCATCACGAGCCTTAAAAATGCCCAATTGATCCTCCAGATTAATCGGTGCTTTGGGAAAATTGAATGGCACAAGAACTTCACCGATACCTGTCATGACTTCAACAATTTCAGATAGCGTTGCAGGCTTGATCATAAATTTCCTTCAAACCAATTAATTTATTTACTGAATTTTTTGCTAAATACATCTCCGTAAAAGAATTCATTATCCTCGAATTTTTCATGCAACAAATCAATTTCCCTTTGTGCAGGACTTCTGGATTTGTATCCCATAACTCCATGCAAATATGTCATCTTGGAATTGTTATAAAGCCGTTCTAAAAACCATCCACGAACCTGTTCGAGGGCTAAAGAAAGGTTGTAACTACCATCAAATCCCAAAAAAGTAAAAACATCCAATGGGTCAAGCCAACAATAGCCCGACCAAGGACTTCCTTGCTGATACTCAATTGGCATCCCTAATTTCAAAGACCTATCAATCAACTGCAAAATTAGCCTAATCCAATTTTTGCAAATCCAAGGATCAATACAGCATTCGCTGTCCATAATTCTAAATTCAATGGTTTTTCGCTTGTTGTTATAATAATGATATGTGTTGATAGTATAATATTTACAAAAACCCAATTTGCGAATTAAAGTTTCATTTGGCATGAAGCCATCTTCAACATTTCCGAATATTTCCGACTGGCCCAATAACTGGCAATATTGATTTCTCTTGCGGTTCATAGGAACCGAGTCCATGAAAACAGCTTCGCATTTTGTCCACCAAGTCAAAATGCTGGCAACTTCAGACTCGCTTAAATCACCGATATCAACATGAACATGAAACGAACATCTATCATCAACTTTTATTTTTGAATCCAAGCTCAGAGCATTAACAACACGACATGTCTCCATCAAACCGGTCCAGCCTTTAAGAACTGGAGTGCATATTTCAATTCCGCAACTACTATCGGGTTTTATAATCCATACGCTGTTGTTGTGATCGTAAGCCCATTTGTGAATTCTAACTGGTTTTTTAACAGTTTTTTTCACCAAATTAGCTACATGATGCGTACCTTCAGGAAGTCTGCCTTCCTGATGACCTATCGGTCGGTTGCGCAAATCAAAAGCGTTGATTTCAATCTCAGCGCCAAATCTGCGGAAGCTCTCAAGATTCAAATTTTGTTTAACTGAATCCATTTGCTCCTCCGATCTTCATTATATGATTTACGCTTGAAAGTAGCAATTGTGTCAAAACAATCTATAATTATCGTGAACCAAAGGAGTTGCTCATGAAGTGTCTTCTCATCGAGTTAAAAGACAAAAGAAAATTTTTTACACACAAAGAAAATATGGTTCAACTAGTGGAGTTTTGCAAAAGTTTTCATGCAAATATGAAAATAGTCAACATGACACAGGGAGAACTTCTAGATCTAGACAAACTTGTGCCTGCTATCTGCAATCCAACCGTAAAAATATCTGCAATACAATATGAGATACTAGAAAACAAAATTTTGGCAGTAAAAGACAGAAAACAAACCCTTATATTGGCCAAAATAGTACAAAAATACATCACAAATCGATTCTTAGAGCGTAAAACAGTATCATTAAAAGACCTTAGAGAAAAGTACCAAGAAGACGGCATAGGAAGCGCAGCACTTTGCAACCATTTGCGAAAAGTTAAAACAACCCTTGAAAATCAAGGATTTCAATTTATTAAATTAAGCGCAGGCAATTACAAGGTGATATGATGTACGATTACGAAATCATAGTTCCGATTGAGACAAATGATAAAAGGTTGTTGACAAGAGCTCACGACTTTCGTAAGTATGGACTTCAAAATATCGGCAACAGAAAAATTAAATTATATTTGATGTTATCTGCCAAAAATAAACCAGAAGAAATAAATTCTGGTTGGCCTGACAATGTTGATGTTGAAGCAATAGTGACTCCATACGGACATGTGGCTCAGAAAATTTACTACTATTATTCAACAACAATTGAACCAAACCGTGCAAAATGGTACATGAGGATTGATGAAGACAGCATTACAGATTTGGACAGGTTGTTTCAGACCTTGGAATTAGAGTTTGATCACACCAGAGAATATCACATAGTTAGCGAATTTAGCTATGATGTGCAGCCTATTGACCAAACTCTTTTAACTATGCTTGGTTTTGGAAATTGGTACAGACCTCATCCAAATATGTCATTCCACATTGCTCCTCCACATGAGCATGAAATTTCAATAACAAGTAACGCTGCTGTACAAAGAATGAAAAGAAGCGATGTCGCCATGAGATATCTGGAGATGCGTAAAGAATTCGCTGAGGGCTATGGAGATCACAGCATGACTCACGCACTCAAAATTGCAAAAGTCTACCCGACTCTTGTAAAATTTTTAACACATGAAGCCGAACTGTGTAATTTAAGCCTGTTTGGAGGCATAAGACATCATGTGCATTGGATTAGTCGTGACAGAAATCCTAAGGCGCTTTATTGGCTTGATGCTTTTAACAAAGAACCTTATCCCGCTGTGGAAAATCAAACTTTCTTTTTTGGTCCTAAGAATGGTGCCAAAAAAGTAGTCAAATTCAATGAAAACCACACCGTAACTGTAATACAGACTGGAGATGGTCAATTAGACTACAGAAATACAGACCAAATCGGACTATGGTGTAAAATTGATAATACTTTGGCTGTCTACAGCGACGACAATGATGAAGAAGTAGCTTACTTCCAGACTACAGACGAGAAATTATTTGTTTGGAAAGACTACGCACTCATCAAAATATTGCATTTTGCTAAAGGCAGTCTTCCCTGACCGCCCGTAGATTTGGCCTCATTCCTCTAATTCTTCGTCAATTTCCTCGTCGGCACTATCTCCGACCTCGGAAAGTTCGACTTCAGAATCATCCTCTGCTCGGCTTTCCAAAGCTGCCTTGTATGGCTCAAGGTATTTTTCAACCTGTTCCACACTAGCTGCGTCGATAAGTCCGGGACACTTGAACAAAATATCGATGGGAACATCATTCCTTTCGGTGTTTGCCCTGAACTTTACTTCTTCACCACCTGAATAAGCAGGGTTAACCAAAAAAGTACCCGTACCCTTGATTGAAAGGCGATCAGCGTCCAGCAAGCAACTCAAAAGTCCGCTGATTGGATTGATACCCTTGTCGAAAAGCAACTGAACATTTTCAGTTTCAACGAAAGGACGATGCGTCTTGTTTTTAATGTTTTTCAGACGCACATTGATACCAAGAGTTTTCTTCTTGGTTGCTGTCAATTTCTTTTCAATGCGTTTGAGGGTTTTGGTTTCAATCCTCAAAGATGCATAGAAAGGAAGAGCATTGCCACCACCAGCGGTGGTCATTGGTTGTTGCCCCATAGGAGCCCAACCGCCGATTTTGGCACGAGTCTGGTTGAGTATCACAACCGTAGCATTATGCCTTTCCATAATGGTGTTGAGTTTGCGAAGTTCACGAGAGCAAATCTTAGCACGCTCTCCGGGTTGCTCATTTCCACCCACAATCGACTTAAACTGCGATTTGGTGTATCCCTCTGGAAGATCAACCTCTCGCAGTTCACGAGCGGATGGAGACACGCCAATTGAATCATAAACGATCACAATAGGCAAATCATTGCCCTTCTTGGACCGTACAAACTCAATCATCTTATACATCTTGACAAAAACATCTTCCAGAGTCTCTGGAGCAGCCCTGACGATCCTTCGCAGATCGCAATGGCTTGCCTTCTGAATGAACTCCTTGTTTGCGCTGTTTTCACAATCAAGCAGGATTGCTACACCACCCATTTTTTGGCATCCAAACAAAATGTTGGCACCAAAGAGCGACTTGCTGCTACTGTTGTGACCGTAAATTTCAGTCAATTTTCCGCCGGGAATACCACCCGTGATGAATTGACCAGAGCAAATGTAATTGAGAGCTAATGAGCCTGTATCTACAAAATATGTAACAGAATCATCATCGCTCAATACATTACCGCCAGTTTCTTTTGCAAATTCAGAAAAAAAATCATCATCAATGCCTTCGGCATTTTTCTTCCTAGCCATATGTGTATCCCCAAAGTTTGATTACAAGAAAAATAAAAAGCCATTTTGCAGGATTTTCTCCTGCAAAATGGCTTTAGAAAGACATTACATGTTCGACAACTCTTTCATAAAGTCGTCGTCGGCCAGCATATCGTCGGATGACTTACTTTCTTCCTTGCTGGAACTGCTACTAACAGCGAGCTCTTCACGAACGCTTTCAACAGCAGCGGGTCTGGAAGGAGCAGGCGTTTTAGCGTTGCGAAATTCTGCCAACTCATCATCAGCGCCAGCATCGCCATCCTTGACCATGCCCAGATGAACACGAAGAGCGTGCTTGAGTTCATCGCCGTTTTTCAGGATGCGAAGAGCCTGCAAGTCGTGCATCTTTTCGATCCAAAGCTTCAGATCATCGGGCGAACCCAACGGGCTGGATGCTTCAAACTTTGAGTTATCGTAGTTAGGGTATTCGGCACCGCCACCACCCTTTACTACCTTCTTCACAACCCTAAAGTCACGACCGTCCTTGGGATTGGTGACATCGCCCAAAGCCTTCTCGCCAGCGGTTTCATCACCAGCGATGGCACGGACAATCTTGGCGTGAACCTGTTTGCCACAAGAATAAATCTTGGGGCCGACATTCTTCTGCACATTGCCATCTCTATCCTTCTCAGAACGGACGATGACATTGTAGTAGTATCGTTCGACAGGCTTGATGGCACGGGCTTGATTTTGCAAGTCCTCCTGTGCCTTGCCCGACATGCCTTCGGACTTCTGCCACAGGTCAGAATAATACTTGCAGATGATGCAATCGCCTTGCCACTTTTCACCACGGTCGGTCATGACCAAGGTCTTGGGGCAATGGTAAGTCTTCTTCTGGCGGGTTGCTGAATTGTTCAGGGTGTGGACACGGGTTGCCACCCAAGGCTTAGGAGTGCCTTTTCGGCGGGGCATGATGCGCAGAAGCACATATCCATCCCGTTCTGGGAGACGGACAAACTTCTCCAAGTAATCGGAACTACCACCGCCTGAGTTGCCTTCCTCGGTAACTCTTTTGACCTCGTTCATGATATCGCTCATGTCGAGTGCTTCGTAATCAAGTGACATAGAAGTTAACCTCTAAAGTAAGTAAAAGTGTGACACCAAAAAAGCGACAGCACTTTGGTGTCCACAAGTGCTGTCATAAAGTGTATCGACAAAATGTGCAAGAAACTTTAGGGCATTTCTTGAACTTTTTCAAAATTTTTATTCTGATTGTACATCAGAATTATGCTGTGCAACATAATCAGACTCTGCTTTGGCCAATGCCTCGGCATCGCCCTTCATTTTCAAGGCTTTTTCATGAAGTGCATTCATTTTTTCCTTCATGGTTTTATATCCTTCTGACTCAAGCTTCTCGTTGACTTCATTTCTGCGGGATTGCTCGTCCTCGTATTCTTTTTCCAAAACCTTGAGAATTTCTAGATTATGGGCAAGTTTTTCAACAATTTTTTGCGACTGTTTTGCATCACAGCGTGCAGCAGATTCTGGGTTTCCGGGTTTTGCTTGAGGGATTTTTCCATGTTCCAAAAGGAACCTCTCTCTATCCTTGATAAGCTCTTCCTGTTGAGCTCGTCGTTCAATACGCAGTTCCTCACGATTGACAAGGACTTTTTGCCTGACAGCCTTTTCTCGCAATTTTCTCTTCTGTGGATTATTTCTAGACATTGACATCAAAATCTCCTTTTAACTATCTTCTGCGAACATCTGGCATATTTTGATCTCCGCTTGCACCGCCCCAGTACAAGTTGCCGCCTTCTCGTTCGGTTGTTGTTTCTGAGAAGTTTAATTCCCTATCTGCAACAAGATTGATATTAGCAGGCACAAAATATGCATCAGAAACAGATTGTTCTCTACCTAAATCATCTAATACGACATAAATCTCCCCGATGTTAGTCGGGGTCATTTTCTTTTCCAAAACTGCATATTTTGTATTGACTGTCAATCTAAGGTTCTTGCGTTTTGCCTCGTGTAATTGTTGAGGCTCTGGTGCAAAAAGAACATAATCAATTGGCTTTTTCTGTTTGGCGGCAAGATTGTGCGGATGTGCAGCAGCAGAAAGATGTTGAGATTGCTGCTGCGAAAACTGCTGAGGCTGATATTGAATCTGCGAATTAGGATGTTGCTCCAACTGTGGGAGTGGCTCAATTTCTTCAACTGTAACGAATGATGTAGCACCACCCGAATCAAATAAAAACTTTTTGTTTTTCAGTACAATTCCACCTTTAGCCTCCTTGAAATTCACAGCTTTCTTGCTGATTTCAAAAACTTCTACATTTGTAATCCAAATATCTCTGCGTGCAAGTTGTGCCATAATGGCCCCTGCCAGCTTTTCAAGAGGGACATCTTCTAAAGCGTCCCCGACTTTCCTGCGCAGAGTTTTTATTTCTTCCTTATTGTATTCACCATCTACTCGCTCGTGATAGTAGTAGCAACACTCAAATCCCACGATCTCCTCCGTTAAACAATAATTGTTAATCTAAAATAGTTTAAGAATTTATTTTTGCACTAATCCAGTTTGATATCTTGTCTTAAATGTTACATATTCCCTTGATTTATTTTCACAAAAAGCAAAAAAAGCATCCTTTACAGCAGGGGTTCTTGAAAGATACTCACAAACAATTATCCCCTGCGGACTAATTTGCGACCATACAAAATCAAGATATTCCAAGTTTTTGTCATATTTTGCCTCATCCGTAAGTATGACCATATCCCATTGACAAATACTGAATAGCTTGTCGAAAGCTTCATCGTACAATGCCCCAATGTAAAAATCTCGCTGGCCCTTCATCACTTTTTTAATATTCTGCCGTCCCAGACGAACGCTTGCAAATTCCTTGGACTTTTCACGAAACCCAAGAAATGTGTTCGCTGTTTTATTAGAAATAAAAAAACTTCCAGAAAGCAAACCCAAATCAAAGCCTATTTCCAAAACAGTTAGAGGCTGAAGTTGCTTGCCAAGATGGTAATAGAAACCAGAATAAGTTGGATCAGCATAAGCTGGAGTTTTGCGTGACTCATCTTCAATCACACAAAATCTGTCTAGCAGAGTGCGACCACCAACGACCTGCTGTCTGAGATTGTCATCAATTTTTTCTTTCAGGGTTTGTAGTTCAATTTTTTCCATCATAGAATAATTTATGTCCACGCTGCATATGTTTATGGAAACTGGCGCTATAGGCGATATGGCTATTGGCCTATGCAGAGCATTTGCTGGAATGATTGCCGGGAATCACTCCGATGTAATTGTTCATGTTAGTCAAAAATTTCGCACAAGAAACTTCCCTTTATTAGAGTACGAAGCCAATCCAAACGCAATCAAAATTCTTGAAAATTGCAGTTTTGTCAAAGAAATTTGCTTTGATTATGACTATAGCAAAGAAAACGGAATGGCTTACAGCAAAAAACATTGTTGTAAAATAGAAGAGCCAAAATTCGGATGCGACTTCATAGACATCCGAAAATATTTGGCACTTTACAATTTTATTCCAGACGACTTTGATTTAAGAGGCAAAATCGCTCTGTTTCAACCAATAAGCTTAAAGTTCAAACCATCTGCAAATATTAACGAATATATTCCAGTTTGGAACGAATGCTTGGAAACCCTTTTGTCAAAAGACTACAAGATTGTGATGATCGGGGAAAAAAACGACCCTTATCATGTAACTTTTGACCCTAAATACGAGGAAAAAATAATAAATAAGTGCGGAAAATGGTCTATGTTGCAATCTGTTGCATACCTTCTGTATCGATGCGATTTAGTGGTTTCCTGTGATAGTTGGGCTGCAATGTGGGGTATAGCGTGCAGATTGCCGACACTTGCTGCTTGGGGCTACCGAATGAGAGAAGAAACTGATTTTTGGGTGTTGGATTTTCTAGGTAACAAAGACTGTTATAAATATGGATGGTCTAACGAAAAAGAAAAATGTGATCAACACTTGTCCAAATACATAGCTAGTTTACAGGACCGATAATGAAATACGATTTCTTGATTGTGGGGGCGGGTTTTTTCGGTGCTACATTTGCACAAAAAGTTAAAGAAGCAGGTAAATCCTGTCTTGTAATCGATAAATTATCACACACCGCTGGAGCAGCTTACGACCGTAAATGGAGTAATGGGGTTATCGTCGGACAATACGGGGCACACATTTTTCACACACAAAGTGAAGAGGTGTGGGATTTCATGAACAAATTTGCAACGATGGACCCATTCATCAACAAGCCCAAAGTCCTTTCAAACAACAAAATTTATTCATTCCCAATCAATTTGATGACTCTTCATCAATTGTGGGGTGTGGTTACACCTCAAGAAGCTTTCGATGAACTACAAAAAAGACGCATTCCTTGCGAAAAACCAAGAAATTTTGAAGAATGGATTCTTGACCGTGTTGGCAAAGAACTCTACGAATTATTCTTTTACGGTTATACCAAAAAACAATGGATGAAAGAACCTTCTGAGTTGCCAGCATCAATTATTCAAAGATTGCCAATACGCCTCACTTACGAAGAAAATTATTTCACAACGAAATACCAAGCCATGCCTCGTGAGGGCCACGGAAAAACCGTAGAGAATATGCTGGATGGAATCCAAGTCGAACTAGGACAGGACTTTTTTGAAATAGATGATTGGAGAAAGGTAGCTAAACACCTAGTTTACACAGGCCCCGTGGATAAATTTTACAATTATTGTCATGGAGAATTAGAATACAACACTCTTAGATTTGAACATCGTGAATTAAAAGGCGATTTCCAAGGCAATGCGGTGATTAACCATGTTGATATGAACACTCCATATATTCGCACGATTGAACACAAACACTTCTTTGACCACAGACTTGAAAAACACTATAATTCAAGAGAAGTTGAACAAACACCAACTGTCGTATCTTACGATATTCCAGTCAAATTCAAAGATCATCCAGAACCATACTATCCGATCAGAGATGAACAAAATAGTAGCATTTACAACAAGTATCTTGATCTAAAGCAAAATCAAAAAGATGTGACTTTCGGTGGTAGGCTTGGTGAATATAAATATTTGGATATCGATCAAACCATAGCCTCTGCAATTACTAAGGCTAAAAACATATTGGATTAATCATGTGGCGTGACACAATATACAAGACAGAAAAAAATTCAAGTCGCTACAAAGAGCTTTTGGCGCTAGTTGCGATGATTTTATTTGATGCCATATATCGAATCGTGGGTTGGATCAAATTTGAAATAAAAGGAACTCGGCGCAAAAATTGAAGCCAGAGCTACACACTCTGGCTTCTTTTATCCTTGCCAGAGATTGATTTCTCTTTTGGGCATATGTCTGATCGCTGCCTACAAGCATCGCAATCCTGCGTAACAAATAACTCCGTTCAGAACAAAGAATCAAACATCCACGCAGACAGTCGGAATCTTATAATGTTCTGACATTATGTGAGGTGATCAAGGACAATTTATGTATGTTGAAATTGATCAAAAAAAAACCTTTATCGCCAATAACGCTTCGTGAACACTACCTGCGAAGAAACAAAATCGCCGTAAAAAGAAGAGGAGGAGGACATGGCGATATTTTAGTGCAGCGCATGTTATTTGAAGACATGCAAAAAGCTGATCCCGATCTGCAAATTACTTTCACATGCCCTCAACACTACATCGAATTTGCTGAAAACCATCCATTCTCAGAAGCTGTATGTCTCGACGATTTTGTTGATCGAAACTATGGAATAGTTTACGATATCACAACATGTTGTCGAGTACATGAATGCAAGTACGGTTCAGAAAACGACAAAAACCGAAGTGACATATGGGCTGAATTTTGTGGAATTAAACTTGAAAATCACAATATGTATTTGTCCTACAAACCCGAAGATGAACAGCGAAACAAACAAAGACTATGCTCTTTAAATACCAAAAAATTACCAACAGTATTGTTTCAACCATATTCAACCACATGTGATTTTGGAACCGGAAAAAGTCTTACGGAAAAACAAATTATAGAAACGGCACAAACCCTTAAGTATTTGGGTTATTTTGTTTTCAACACTAGTGATCGTGAAAAAACCATTTTGAAGGAATTGGGTATCCATCAATTCCTTAGAGAAAAAACCAAGGACTGGATTGGACTTACTGCTGCATCAGATTATGTAATATCAGTTGACACAGCTACATTTCATTTAGCAGCAGGTTTAAAGAAACCGCTTGTAGGTATTTTTTCTTTTACAGATGGAAAACTCTACGGCAAATACTATGATTTCGTACTTGTGCAAAAGCACAGAGATAATGGCGATTGGGATTGTGGACCTTGTTATTTTATGTCAAATTGTCCAAAAAGTTCAGAACTGCAAAAACCCTGCATGAAAGAATTAACGACAGAAAATATAATTGAAGGGTTTTTTAAAGCTACGCAACGCTGGCCGGTTTCGTCGCATTGAAAAATATCCAATGAGATGAATAATCTCCCGGTCCCGGTACAGTCAAATAATGTCGAAAATCTTGAAAACCCAAAGGCAACAAATCATTTTCTAATTGCGAAGGATTATCAACAAAGACATCGGCACAGCCATTGGTGGTCGTGGCATCATAAAAATTTTCGTAATAATCAAACGAATTTCTTCTCGCTCCATAAGACATCTGCAAGGTTATCATGCCATTGGGCTTCAACACCCTGAAAAACTCCTTGAACAAATTCGACCTTATATCATGTACGCAAATATGTTGCAACACTATGGTTGACATTACCACATCATATGAACTGTCTGGTATTTGGCTTAAATCATATCCATTATTGACATAAAGTTTAGTTTTTTCTTGGTCGCACCCGTTGACTTCTATCCATCTTCTGGCGTTTTCTACTGCTCTTTGACACAAGTCCACGCCGTCAAAACGATCAAAATAACGATTAAATCCAACTATGTTTCTGGCTGGACCGCAACCATACTCCAAACAACTTCGATGTGTTTCAAAATCAACATCACGCCAAAGGCAAGTATCGTATGTCTTCCAGTTGTTGTGATCATCAAATTTTCCAACAACAGGATTTCTATTAGATACCGTCCAATTTTCATACTCAGCTACATAATAATATAACTGCATGTCAATGTATTTTTTAACTTGCTCTATGTTCATCATTCAAAGCCTTCAATAAGTTCAACTTGCACCCCTGCTTCTCCAAACAATTGTATAGAGAGTGTGATGTCTTCCTGCCAGCGTGGATTGTCACTAACTGGAGCAACAACTTTTTTAATACCAGATTGTATCACCATCGAGGCGCAAACAGCACATGGCAACATAGGATAAGTATAAATTGCACAACCTTTAATTGAACCACGAGCAAAAAGCAACGCATTTCGTTCAGCGTGAACAATTAACTTATATTTTAAGTCACGATTGGTTAATCGGTCTTGACTATCTTCAACACCTCTGGGCAAACCGTTGTAGCCTAAAGAAACAACTCTTCTATCTTCATCGACGATAACCGCACCAACCTTGGTTGATGGGTCTTTTGAAGCTGTGGAAATGTATTTTGCAAGACCGAGTAGCCAAAAGTCCCAATTCATTGCCCTACCTCTTGGTTTTGGCGTTTTTTTTCTTCGCTAATTTTGAAACATATGCAGTTTCATAGTTTAAAACAAAATGATAACCATCATGGTTTGGTCCAAAATAAGCTGAAACTATTTTGATGGCTTCAAAGCCAACACACTTACTGAATAAGTGAAAATCTAAGTTGCGATCACTAGCTATGTGTTCTATTTTCTTCTTGCTCAAAGCGCTTTCGTCGTTCAATCTTTTTTGCAAATAATAAATTAAATTTTTTCCATATCCTTGCAATCTGTACTGTGGGTCAATTGCTATGTTGACAATTTTAAACTTTTCGTCACACATTTGAAACATCATATAACCGACTACTTTTTTAGTTCGTTCAACAACAACACCATTGTGGTCTTTTTTGGCAAGACAGGTGATGAAATCTTGACGATCCCAAGGACAAGCAAAACTTAGTTTTTCAATTTCCAGCATTCGATCAATATCGTTGTTAAGACACCACCGCACAGATGATTTAATCATAAATTTTCAACCCCTTGGTAACATCAAGTTTAATTTTATCAATAAACTCAATAGCAATTCTATCTTGCCTACGACCAGAATAAACATTCCAAATAAGCAAATCAAGATCAGCAGCAGATTTTTTGGACATTTTCACAATTTGTAAAAATATTTTTTCCAAAACTTTATATTTTCTTGCCGTAGGAGTTGACTTTGGAGTATTGATTCCACAGTCACGCATAAATGACAAAATATGCGTATCGAGACCGGCAAGATTCTGATTGGGACGACTGTGTATCAAAAAACATCTTGCTGTTTTGGGGCCGATACCGGAAATGTTTTCCAAATCATCAACTGTGCAAGTTTTTAAATTTAATCCCGAATTAGCCAAAGATGCGAATGTTTTAGCTTTGTTGTTGTAGCAGCCTATACCTGCGTTTTTCATAGTTTGTGCGAGATTCTCTGTCCGTCTGATAACTTCAAAAGGAGAACTATTCAATATGCGAGAAAGAAAATTATTTAAGGAGCGTGCTGCGGTCACGCCGTTTTTCCCCGCTGCACATACCCAAAACAAAACGACCTCTTCCAACTGATGCTGGTCGAGGTTGTAGTTAGTTATCTTGGTTGGGTCTACCATGACCTTCCTATTTTAACGAAGATAGTCTTCTGCCACGCAGGTTTTAGGAGCGTCCTCGTAGATGTCACGATTCAGGGACTTCATCTCGGCACGAATGGTGTGTCCACGATTTTGAGCATTATCATGGTTTTTGTCCCATGCCTTCAAATGAGCTTTAATGTGTCCAACAACTTCTTTCTTCTCGTTCAACCTTTTCTTTGAGGCGACAAAATCGACATTCGCCGTAGCAAATGCCTTGGAGTAATTATCGCTGTTGCCACCGTCTTTTGCCTCAATAAATTTCAGGCTGTATAGAGCATCAGAGTCGATGTCGGCATCCAAAACATCCTTTTGCGCATACTCAAGTTGTTTGCCTAAGTAATCGATCCAACCATATTCTTTGGACATATATTCAGGCAAGTTGACTTCGTTGTACTCCATGTTAGCTGAATCAAGGACGATTTTCTTGCCTCGAACTTCCACTACAACCTTTTCAACCGGAGCATCACTAGCCATGATTCATCTCCTTAATTGTCAAACTGCTGACCATTAATTAAAAGCGGACCTCTATTGGGATGTTGCAAGCGAATCACTTGATTAGCTTCTTGGGCAGACTTGGCCTCAACCTCTCCCAACAATCTTTGGGTGGGGTGTTGGACATACTCATTCAAAATAATCTCATAAACTTGAAATTTCATAATTCACCTCATTCTAAGCTTCGTAGGTTTCAATATCATCGCCCTTAAATGGCTTTTTGCTTCTGCCCTTTTTCGCAGGGGCTTCAACATTATCAAGAGAAATCTCAGATGCCTTTTTCTCCTGAACCAGATTCATGGCTTCACGATATCTATCCTTGCTTATTTCAAACATATCCAATGTGCCCAGCTTGTAATCAAAAGAGATTTTGAAAGGAAACCGTGAACGACCATTACGGTGCTTAATAACAAAAACCCTTCCTACTTCTGCGTCCTTTTCCAATACTTGCTGATTAATGCTCCAAAATGCATCCAACGGCTTGAACTGATCGAAAGATGTGCCAATGTTGCTTTCATCAATATACTGGCCAATTTCAAGCTTTGCAGCACTAGCATTCGGCTGGACACAAGTAAAAATGCAATGTTGCTTTTCTACGGCAAAACCTCTGAGATCACGCAGAATTTTGTATGCCGATTCGTATTTCTTCAAATTTGGATCATCTTTCATTTCGCCAACATAATCCAAAACAAAAAGGTTTGGTTTCCAGCCACGCAATTCCAATTGAGCCATGTAGGCACGAATGCCATTCACATCAATAGAACCACCGGGAAACTGTTTGACATGCAAAAGGTTAGGGTCTTCTTTGTCCTTTTTGAATTCCTCGATTGTTCGTATGACCGTATCTTTAACACCACGCAGATTGTTGATGTCAAGCTTGGCAAATTGAGATGTAAAACGCTGTGTGATGCCTAATTCATCCATTTCCAAAGTTATGTACAACACTTTATGTCCCAAGAGGACATTCTGCACAGCAGCTTTCACAAGAGCCAACGACTTGCCAGTACCGGGAAGACCGATCCAACTGGCAATCTGACCTGCAAACATCCCCCCACCAGTAAGTGCGTTGTCTATGGATGGAAAACCGGATGTAAATCTATCTTTGCCAATAAAAACATCATCCATTCGCCGGAACATTTCATCAATATTTATGAAATATTCCAATCCGGGTTCATAACTTCGGTCAATCATCATGGCCTGTCGCATTTTTTCGTAAACAAAAGACCATGTCTTTTCATCTTCAGGAGCTTCCTGCATTTTTTCAAGACTTGTGTGGAAAGCCAGCTTTACCGCCTGAACCTTTGCAAAATATGTGACTTTATCAATCAAATATTCACGAGTTTCAACACCCGGAACAAAATAATCATAGACTGCGTTCAATTCAGCGAGATAGTGAAGCTGGACCGTCTTATCTCTTTCTTTGATCTGCTCATTCAACTCCTGAATCAAAATCCACTTTTCTGGAAGAGCTTTTCTTTCATTGAAATATTTCAACAATATTTTACAAATCAAGATGTGGACTTCATTGCTGAAATAAGCAGGTTCTATTTTGTCCATAGCTTGGACCAGCATATATTGGTCCGTGAGCAGCATTCCTAACAATTTTCTTTGAAATGTATCATCCCAACCAAACTTAGGCTTGACGACTTCGGGATCAGTCATGGCCTCAAGTTTGGCTTGCTCTTCGGGAGTTAACTCACGCATTTGTTGTTCTCTCTTTTTTTTGCACTAGAGAACACAATAACACAAAAAAGTCAAAATGACATCCTCCCCCGACTAAAGTCAGGGGGGTTTTCTTGGCTCAAGGATCATAACTAATCGGATTTAGGCGTAACCTTGTTAAAATATAACAAAATCAATTTTGCTGCCACTTCAGCTTCACGAGAAAGCTTGGAATTTTGAAACAAAAAATTAATTTTTTTGATAAACTTTTGATCTGCACTTACTGTGTCAGGGTTTCTGAAAAGGCGTAACGGCAAGGCTGCACGCCAGTCTTTTCCAGCCAAACAATAATCGATATCATGAACTCTGCAAGCATCATCGACACCATCCTTTGCTGGAGGCAAAGGATCGCCACGAAGAAGCTTGTTGCAATCTGGCTTAGACAAAGCAGGTCCGGGTCCGCAATAATTGCCGTACCAGTTCTTGTCTCCCAAAGCCAAAACTCTTTGTGTTAGATAATCTCTAAATCTCATATAACCTATTTAGAACAGCACCCCGCAAAACTTTACAGCAATCCGATATAACATTTTCACCGATTAATTATTTTATAGATAGGTAGGATTAACAATAAGGCGGGGAACTATGCCGTCTAAATTAATTAATGAGTCTGCTGCAAATAATCAAACTCACTTAAAGAAACCATTCCGCTGCGAATGGATTTTTCACGAGTAATTTTCTTACCCATGCTTTTCTGGCCATTCCACACGATTGCTTTGCAATAAGTTGCAAATTTAGCATCAATTCTAAGAGGTGCGAACTTATCGGGACTTTCGTTTTTGGGCACTAACTTTCTAACGATACTATCAAGAATTTTTTCTTGAAATTTCCCATATTTTTGACGATTTGCCCCATGACGGGTTCGATTGGCCCACAAATTTTCTAGTTCTTCGACAACAGACAAAACAAACTTGTCTGTGGCATATTTCTTTGCGACAGCAAGACATTTTTCGATATAAACTTGACGCTTGTAATAAGAACCTGCACGCAACATTGACATTTGCAATTCTTGTTTGATATCTTCTGCGTCTTCGATGAAATTGTTGTTGGAATTTTTCTTTTTAAGCTCATGGGCAGCGTGCCAAGTCAATTTTCCAAAACGCCTCTCCAACTCCAAATATTCATCTTCGGTGATACGAAAAGTAGTGCATATGTCTAACATTTTTCTCCTTTGCGACCAAGGGGCTTAAGGTCATTGAGATTTCGACCGGCACGGCAAGCCACTTTAAGCCGTAATCCGGCGCACATATCAGATTCGGATGTCAAAATATCCATGCCGATCTGATAAATCTGTTTCCAATTGTCTTTTGTGGCATACACCACATAACCATCATGAACAGTATAAGCGATATTAGCCTTGTCTTTCAAAGCAAAATAAAGGTTTATCAGTTTTTCAGAACAAATCGTGGCAGCAGGTGATTGCACGGCAAAATTGCGTGCAAGATACTCTTTGCCAGATTCAAAATTGCTGCGCCTTTTGCCAAAGAGGTCTTTAGCGTAACCATGTTGTTTGACATGATTTTCAAATCCGGCGACATAAGAAACTGCGACCTTGAACGAAGAACAAATTCGCTCGACTACAGCTTCTGCAATATCTATTGCAAACCCACATCGCTGAGAAAGCGAGTAGGCAGACTGTCCATATATAACCGGCAAAAATAATTTTTTTGCCAATTCCCTGTCATCTTTTGTAGAAATTTCCTTTTTCATCAACTCCCTATACAAAGATGAATAAATATCAACTTCTTTACACATTTCTTTCAGAAGCTCATCGCCGCTTAAATGCGCTAGAACAAAAACCTCCATGCCTCGAAAATCAAAGTTCATAAACAACTCATCTTGCGACCTTGGCTTCAGATCAGCTTTTGTGTCAGCCTTCAAAGCATGAGGCACAAAGCTGTGTTTGAAAGCACCATGACACTTGAGACGACCATTCTCTTGACCATCAATCTCGTAATAACCATAAACCTTGTTGCTACTCTCGATGCTCAAAACGCCAGTTGTCTCCAGATGGGGCAAAACTGTCGTCATTAGGGGGAAATGAACAACTTTGTAGGTTGACTCAACATCCTTCCAGAAACCGCCTGTAATGAGATTTTTGAGCCTATTGAGGGCATCTACCAAGCCGTTAGGAGCTTTGAGCTTGAAGCCTGAAAAAGATTCGATGATTTTCAAGTCTATGATTGCAGCATCAACTGTGTAGACTTTTTTAGTTTTGAATAAAACAAAACTAGCAAAAGATTTCCAATTCCAAACCAAAACCTTGCAATCTTTATGAAAGAGAGATATACGAAGCATACTCAAAACTATAGGAATATTATCGTCTGTTAAATTTATAGTAAAATTCATACCACCATGAGTAAAAAACTGCAACTCATAGACGGAGTCTTTGTCTGTAAAGTCAAAGATTTCAGGGTTACAACGCATGTAGACATGGCGTTGATCTACTTGAGACAAAGTTTCAGCAAGTTTTGATGTATCCATAATTTAAGTCTGAAATTTTTTTGCCATTAAGTCAACGGCAAAAAGAAACAAGAAAAAATTATAAATTCTGCTTTACAATCCCATATTGCACCGGGGGGCTGACTCGAGGATGCTCTTGCATTTATAAAGATATAGAATTTATACCTTTAGAAGAAATCAATTTAGTAGAGCAAATTTTTTGGCGTTTAAGCCTAATCAATCTTCTACAAAACATCAATCTCCTGCAATGCAAACTCATATGAGTTGCGCAATACAGCGTACTTTGGTTACAGAGTCCTAAATCTGGGCAGTTCACACCCTGTCTGCTTGTGCAAATTCAGCCTAATTTGCCGCCCAGCCTTTACCTTCTCTGTTGTGGTTTACAATGCTTCCCGTAGCAGCATTCGTTGTTTCGCAACAACTACAAAGACTCACCCAGTTTGGGGCACCACAGGTTTTTACATCAACTTTAATCAGGTAGTACGAAACCTTTTTAAAGTCGAAGAAGCAAGCGAGTGCTCATCTCAGTTATTAAATAGTTTCAGCGTAACTTGCCGACGAACAGGGCATTTAAGACCTGTAAACACCAAGCCAGCCTACCAACGACAGTAACTAGATTTTAAATAATTTTTGCACTAAGTCAAGACTTAAATCAGTTGTGTTCTAATCCATTCAATTTTTTGTTGTATAGTAAAAATAATTGGAGGAAACTCCACAGGCAACTCACGAAAGGCGCTTCTATTGACATCTATCATGTTAGGAACCTTTCCTAAAAGCCTTTGAAAATAAAAATATCCATCTGTTTCATTTCTTTCAGATTGTATATTTCCATTATAAGACCTATCAAGAAATTGAATATCTGTAGCAAAAGTCAACCAGAAACAAATTTTTGCTTCTTGATGTAATTTTAACATTTCATATTCAATTAACGCATCTTCTCCCAACAACTGATCTTCGTCATATTGAACCAAATTTGCAACTTTTTTGCTATAAAAGACATGTCCACCTAAATTCCTGCAAGCTGATTGACCAGCTATGAAAATATCTGCTGTTCCGGGTCCGTAATTGTAAGGCATAGGATAAAAGTTGCTGTCCCAAACACATGCAAAAATATTTTCTGATAATGGAATACCATTTTCTGGACAGTTGTTTATTTGATCGCTTGGCTTAGTGATCAAGACATCTGTACCGGGGTGGTGCAGCAAGTGTCTTTCAATTTGTCGTGCAGCAGATGGGTAAAATAGGTCGTCTCCATCAAACATACTCATCCCATCATATTCAGATTCTCTAAAAAACTTCAGAACTTCGTTTTTGCCTCTGCTTGGAGTGCCTTTGGACCTTGTTATTCTGTAAGGAATGCGCTCTGTTTCACACCATTCTGCAAATTGATCAATAAATTCGTTATCTTTTGAATTGATAATTGGTACTAAATGTTGCTCAAGATACTGTGTTGGCATCTGATTGCGAATTGAATTGCAGGCACGAATTGCTCTTGGCAAATCTTTGCTGACCAAAGGACAAAAAACTATTTTCATTTGATGGCGCTCTTGTGGAAAATCTAAATTGAGGTAGTATGACAAAAAGAAAAAATGGAGATGGTGATTTGAGACTCGATGCCATCATCGAATATGAAATGAACGAGCTTGAAGCAATGGCTTATAAAGTCAATTTGCTTTGGTTAGACAAAAGCCGAAAGATTTTTCCAAATTATCGCCATGCCACTATGGCCAAAGGCGATCCAAGAAAATCTTTAATATTTAAAATTTGTTATAAATTGGTTAGAGAAACCCAAGGCGTGCTTGCCAATGATGAATATCATCTTTATGTTCAAGCACAATTAGATGTTTTGCGCCATATAAATAGTGGAAAATCCACTCCTCTTATTGATCCCAACTGCTTGGTTGGTGAAAAAGCTTGGAAACGATGGAAGCTTTGGAAGAGAAGATACGATGTCATCTGTAAAAGACCGGTTGATAAAGAGATACAAAAATCTCCTCAGGCAATTTTGAAGGCGCTCGAAGGAATTGAAAAAACCAAAGAGTTTTTGGCAAAAACAATTGGTGGAGATTATACTTTTGAAAAAATCCAAGAATGCCACATTAACAAAAATATTTTTCGCTGGATAAATCTACAGAAAATTTCTCCTTATTATTTAGCAATTTCGCCATTTGCTCAGAAATTGCTAACAGAAGAAGATCATAAAAAAATCAATTTTGATGTAAAGGTCTATGAGCCTTGCATCAACGATCTTGTTCTTAAGAAATTTCAGGAATTGTTTCCGCAAGAAGGATTAATATTGCAAAAAAATCTTGATAATTGATTCAATTATTTTTGTATCATCTTGGTGGGGCGAAAAGAATTCATTCCACTCCATAGTCGATACATACCAATCTCTTTGCCTCATTCTGCTGTCAATATCATATCCAAAACAACGAATTAAGCCTCTTTTTGGATAATAGACAAGATCTATATCGAATTGTTCTGCACGACCAGTTTTTCCGTTGTTGGGAGTCCCAACTCCCTGTCCACGGAATTCATAAACTAACTTGTAATAATTTTCATCCTGTTTTCTGAGCGTGGTTGGAAACATGATGTATGAAGGATGTTGTTTTTTGGTTGCGTGCCAAAGCTTCCAAGCAAGTTTTTCAATATCGTTGTATTCTTTTACAGGAGCATCAAGGTTTTCTTTGTTCATTTCTACAATTTCATCAAATACACGATGAGCTATATGTTTTTCTTTGTGCTGGTCGTCAAAATCGTTGATTCCATAAATTTCTTTGCAAATCCAAGTTGGAGTGCCTTCTAAGTCCTTGGTTAGCCTTCTGGTGACTACTCTCATGGAGCCAAGAGGCGATATCGATGCGCTAAAAGCTCCGGGTTCAGTTCCCCATTGGATGCAATCATCCCAAATTTGATTTGCTTCAATAGTTCCAAGATTTGGCATTTTGACCAGTTCATTCATGATCAAAGATGTATTGATAGGCTGAAAAAGGCTATCTCCGGTCATTGACTGGGTTCCGCCCATTATCTGGTTGGTGGTATCACCAAAGCCGTAATTGGCCATTTCATTTTTAAGCCAATAACTAAATGACAATCTGTTCATACAGATGTATATATCATACGGCTTTTAATGTATGTGAGAAAATATATGCTAAGTTTCAAAATTTGGCTTGAAGATGAGGAAAAAGACTTTGAGTTTTACAAGAATTTGGTTCTTGGAAAACTCAATTTAGATAGGAGTGAAGGTTTGTCTGCAACACTCAATACTTGGGAACCAGAAAACTTGATAAGTATGTTGAACAGTTTGGGAGAATTTAAGGAATTGAGCGATGAAGCTCAAGAACAAGTGATTGGAAAAGTTCGAGCAGGCGAAGGAACACTAGCGGACTTGATAAGAAAGATGGCAACTCAAGGACCTGAACTGAAATAATTATTAAAGGAGTAAAATGGCAAGACAAAGACCAACAAAAAATCCTACATCAATTGTTCCGATGATTGCTATTAGAAACAGTCAAATACAAATGAGCAAGGCTTTGACTGCCCAAAAAACTGACTCAAATATCGTTAATACATCTGCAAGTTGTCCACTTAGAACGCCTTTTGCAGATTGTTGCTTCAAAGCAGAGTGGTTTTACAGTTGTGCTACCCAGAGCAACCAATCTGTTTGTATTGGAAACATTTCAGATGGAGCTTGGGTGGGTTATCCAGTTTCATATGAACTAGCAACAATTGCTTGTAGAACCATTCAGGAAAATCTGGCAAATGGACAAGGCACGGAATTTTCTGCATCTTTTGATCAAAACGCTTTTAGGTAATTAGGAAATAAAAATGGCTGATCCATGTGGAGCGCAAGGTACACCAAGAACTGAAGAAGAACTACTGTGCGCTTTTGCCGACAATATCGCAGGGGGCATCACAGCCCAAGACCTGAGAGATTTCGTTGTTTCCGCAAAAATTGGCGTGGACAACATGCAGGGAGAACAAGGCAATCAAGGTTCTCAAGGCGTTCAAGGCTCCCCTTCTGGATATCAAGGCAATCAAGGCAATCAAGGTGAGCAGGGATTTCAGGGAATTTTGGGAAATCAAGGCCAAGGATTCCAAGGAAATCAAGGCAGACAAGGATTCCAAGGCAATCAAGGTAGACAAGGATTCCAAGGTAATCAAGGTTTTCAAGGATTACAAGGAAATCAAGGCAGACAAGGCAATCAAGGAAATCAAGGCGAACAAGGTTTTCAAGGCAATCAAGGAATTGCAGGTTCTTTTGCAGGCATAGGAAACCAAGGACTCCAAGGCAATCAAGGCGAACAAGGTTTCCAAGGAAATCAAGGTTTTCGTGGTTATCAAGGCAATCAAGGAAGACAAGGAAATCAAGGATTCCAAGGAAATCAAGGCGAACAAGGATTCCAAGGAAATCAAGGAATTGCAGGTTCTTTTGCAGGTATAGGAAACCAAGGCAATCAAGGAAATCAAGGCGAACAAGGATTCCAAGGAAATCAAGGAATTGCAGGTTCTTTTGCAGGCATAGGAAACCAAGGCAATCAAGGCAGACAAGGTAATCAAGGATTCCAAGGAAATCAAGGATTCCAAGGCAATCAAGGAAATCAAGGTTTCCAAGGCAGACAAGGTTTCCAAGGAAATCAAGGTGAACAAGGTTTCCAAGGAAATCAAGGCAGACAAGGCAATCAAGGATTCCAAGGAAATCAAGGAATTGCAGGTTCTTTTGCAGGCATAGGAAATCAAGGTTTTCAAGGCAATCAAGGAAATCAAGGTTTTCAAGGCAATCAAGGAAGACAAGGTTTCCAAGGAAATCAAGGAAATCAAGGTTTTCAAGGCAATCAAGGAAGACAAGGTTTCCAAGGATTCCAAGGTGAACAAGGATTCCAAGGAAATCAAGGAAATCAAGGCGAACAAGGATTCCAAGGAAATCAAGGAATTGCAGGCTCTTTTGCAGGAATAGGAAATCAAGGATTTCAAGGAAATCAAGGCGAGCAAGGCTTTCAAGGTAATCAAGGTGAGCAAGGTTTTCAAGGCAATCAAGGCAATCAAGGCAATCAAGGATTCCAAGGAAATCAAGGTGAACAAGGATTCCAAGGAAATCAAGGAATTGCAGGATCTTTTGCAGGAATAGGAAATCAAGGATTCCAAGGCAATCAGGGCAATCAAGGATTACAAGGAAATCAAGGAATTGCAGGTTCTTTTGCAGGAATAGGAAACCAAGGAAATCAAGGCAGACAAGGTAATCAAGGAAATCAAGGACAAGGATTCCAAGGAAATCAAGGCGAACAAGGATTCCAAGGTAATCAAGGCAGACAAGGTTTTCAAGGAAATCAAGGAATTGCAGGATCTTTTGCAGGAATAGGAAATCAAGGATTCCAAGGCAATCAGGGCAATCAAGGTTTTCAAGGAAATCAAGGAATTGCAGGTTCTTTTGCAGGAATAGGAAACCAAGGATTTCAAGGCAATCAAGGCAGACAAGGAAATCAAGGCAATCAAGGCTTTCGTGGCTATCAAGGAAACGATGGTGCAACTGGATTGCAGGGCTTAACTGGACAACAAGGAAATCAAGGATATACCGGATATCAAGGATTTCAGGGTCTTGCTGGGCCACAAGGAAATATAGGATTGCAAGGTCTTCAGGGAAATCAAGGAACTGGTCTGCAAGGAAATCAAGGTGAATTTGGAAACCAAGGATTGCAAGGCAATCAAGGTGTACTAGGGGCTCAGGGAGCTCAAGGTGCTCAAGGTGCTCAGGGCACTACCGGCGCTGGAGCTCAAGGGTCTCAAGGTGCTCAAGGGGCTCAAGGAGATGCAGGCGCTCAGGGCGCACAAGGTGCCCAAGGCGCTCAGGGTTATCAAGGATTACAAGGTACGGCAGGAGCACAAGGTGAAGTTGGAAGTACAGGTGTCCAAGGTAGCGATGGAAACACGGGAGCGCAGGGCTCACAGGGAAGTCAAGGAAATCAAGGCGGGCAAGGATTGCAGGGATTAACTGGAGCTAGAGGAGCCCAAGGTTTTCAGGGAGAGAAGGGTTTTCAGGGCAACCAAGGAGTAATCGGCGCTCAAGGTGCGCAAGGTGATGCAGGACTAGATGGAGCTCAGGGAGCCCAAGGCGCTCAGGGTGCAACAGGCGCACAAGGCAATAATGGAGCTCAAGGCGCTCAAGGAGCTCAAGGAAATACTGGAAATACAGGTTCTCAAGGTAGCGTTGGAAGTGTTGGCGCTCAAGGCCCACAAGGCGAAGTCGGATTTGGAGCGCAGGGATTCCAAGGATTTCAGGGCAGACAAGGATATCAAGGTTTTGGATTACAGGGAAATCAAGGCGAACAAGGATACCAAGGCTATCAAGGAGAAGATGGAGCTCAGGGATATCAAGGATTCCAAGGGGAACAGGGATATCAAGGATTGCAAGGCATAGTAGGAGCACAAGGAGATTTAGGAGAGCAAGGAAATCAAGGCGTGACTGGCGAGCAAGGAGCTCGTGGACTTCAGGGTAATCAAGGATTCAGAGGCTTTCAGGGACTCCAAGGTTTTCAAGGCAATCAAGGAAATCAAGGACTTAGAGGTCTACAAGGTTTTCAAGGATTTCAAGGCAATCAAGGTCTGCAAGGAAATCAAGGAAATCAAGGTTTCCAAGGAAATCAAGGTTTCCAAGGAAATCAAGGCCAAGGATTCCAAGGCAATCAGGGTGCTCAAGGATTCCAAGGTAATCAGGGTGCTCAAGGATTCCAAGGCAATCAAGGAATTGCAGGTTCTTTTGCAGGTATAGGAAACCAAGGATTTCAAGGCAATCAAGGTGCTCAAGGTGCTGCTGGTGTTGGAGCTCAGGGCGATGGAGCTCAAGGCAATCAGGGCACTCAAGGATTCCAAGGCAATCAAGGAATTGCAGGTTCTTTTGCAGGCATAGGAGCTCAAGGATTCCAAGGGAATCAGGGTGCTCAAGGATTCCAAGGCAATCAGGGTGCTCAAGGATTCCAAGGGAATCAGGGTGCTCAAGGATTCCAAGGCAATCAAGGGGCTCAAGGATTCCAAGGGAATCAAGGCAATCAAGGTGCTCAAGGATTCCAAGGGAATCAAGGTGCTCAAGGATTCCAAGGCAATCAGGGTGCTCAAGGATTCCAAGGGAATCAAGGCAATCAAGGTGCACAAGGATTCCAAGGCAATCAGGGTGCTCAAGGATTCCAAGGCAATCAGGGTGCTCAAGGATTCCAAGGATTCCAAGGCAATCAAGGGGCTCAAGGATTCCAAGGCAATCAGGGTGCTCAAGGATTCCAAGGGAATCAAGGTGCTCAAGGATTCCAAGGCAATCAAGGGGCTCAAGGATTCCAAGGCAATCAGGGTGCTCAAGGATTCCAAGGGAATCAAGGCAATCAAGGTGCACAAGGATTCCAAGGTAATCAGGGTGCTCAAGGATTCCAAGGCAATCAAGGTGCTCAAGGATTCCAAGGGAATCAAGGCGCTCAAGGATTCCAAGGGAATCAAGGTGCTCAAGGATTCCAAGGCAATCAAGGGGCTCAAGGATTCCAAGGTAATCAAGGCAATCAAGGTGCTCAAG